CAGTATATAAAAAATAGAAAAAAGCCTAGAGATCCTAACAAAGAAACAAAAAAAGATAATAAATATAAAGTAACTAGAGGTTTAACAAATACAAAAGGGTTCTCTAAATATTAAAATATTAACTAAATTATTAATACTTTTTGATATTTAAAAACTTTTTTGTACTTTTACAAAATAAAATTATTAATAATGAGTAGTTCAACTGTTTTTGGACAGGAGTATGGTTATTACAGAGGAATGGCAGGTTCATCTATAAAAGGTGCTGTATTACCTCCACAAGCTATACCTAAAAATAAAAAAAATAAAGATTGGGAAAAAAATTGTTTAGATTCACTTGAAAGAGAGGGTATAAAACAATTTATAGAAAATTTACCAATGACAGACTATTATAAAATGATCTCTGGTGACATGGCATATATAGACCTTGTTGACGAGGATACTGATATTTTATATAGTTATATAAAAGATTTTAAAAAAGAAGAATTAAATTTACCATCATATTTAAAACATTGGGATCTAATGTATCCTGTTGTTTCTAAAATTGTTGGCGAATGGTCTATGCAGTATGATAAACTTAGATTTGATACTACAGACCCAATATCAACAAACGAATATTTACAAGAAAGAACTAATAGGCTTTCAAAATATTCTGAAGCGTTATTTCAAAAACAATTAAATAAATTACTTCTTTTAAATGGAATAGATATAAAAGAGGATTTTGCTTCAGAGGAGGAATATAATCAATATCAACAACAGATAGATGCTGTTATAAATGAAAATTTTCCAGAAAAAGTTGATAGCGATTTAAAGAAAAATTTTAAAACTGAGGCTGCCCAATGGGCGGAAAAAACTTGGAATAGAGACTATGAAAGATTCAGAATGAATATTTTAGAGTCAATGGAAGCAAGAGATATATTACTTGTAGGTAAATCAGCCAGACACTATAGAATAGGTCATGACTACTATTATCCTGAATATTGGCATCCTTTAGAAGTATTTCACTCTAAAGAGGATTCTATAAAAAGAATGGAAGACGCAGAATTCGTAGGAAGAGTTAAGTGGTATACTGTAACAGATTTGATAAATACTTATGGTGATATATTATCTGAAAGTGAAAGAATAGCTATATATAAATCATATTTTGGCGTAGATTACACTGAAAGTACAAATATTACAAACCATGAAAAATCAGTACCAGTTCTAGGTGATAATATGTTTGAAAGAATGCAGGTTCCTTTTAAAGGATACTCAGATCATTTATTGGCATTAGAATTTGAAGAAGCTACAGGAATACCTTTATCTGAAAGCACAGATTTAGAAACAGGTGAAACTAGACCTTCTTATTCTGTACCAATTTATGATAGGGCAATAGGATATGGAGCGAAGTTATCTCAAAAATTGAGAAATGATATTCAGATAAGAACAGATACTATACAAACTACAGAAGTATATTGGAAAGGAAGTAAAAAAATAGGAATTCTTACATACAGAACACAATCAGGTGCTTTAAATGTTGTAGAAGTAGACGAAGATATTTTAAGAGACGTTCTAAACGAATATGATATAAAAAATCTTAAAAAAATATCTTTAAAGGATTATGACAAATTACCTGAAGAAGAAAAAGAGAATACAATAATATGGATAGATACCCCGATAGTATATAAAGGAATAAAAATAAAAGTATCTGGGATAGGATTAGAGGACGACATATATAAAGTAGAAGAATTAGGATTCCAAATAAAAGGTGAGAAAGGAAATATATTTGATGTAAAACTTCCTGTAACAGGTTATATAGGGAATAGTTATTGTAAAATAATAAGACCTTATCAAATAGCTTTTAACTTTTTTATGAATCAAACACAAAATTATTTAGAAAAAGAAATAGGAGCATTCTTAGTAATGGATGTTAACTCTATTCCTTCTGAATATTTTGGAATGGAAGACGGAGATGACGCCCTTCTTAAGGTTAGAAATGTTGCACAAACACTTGGATTATTCCCAACAGACTATAGTAGAAATACTTTAAACCAAAACGGTGGTCTTAGTTTTAATCCTATGAGTTATCAAAGTGCTAATTTTAATGAACCTATAAATAGAAATATATTACTAGCCGAAAAATACAAATGGATGGCATATGAAACTTTAGGTCTCACCCCTACATCTATGGGTTCACCTAGTCAATATGCAACAACGGAAGGTATACAAGTAGGACAAAAGGCTTACTTTGCTCAAACATATAATATAGATCAGGTTCTAATGGAGAATAAAAGATCTAACACAGAAGTACATATAACTGTAGCGCAATATTGTCAGATAAACAATAAAGATGCTAATTATTTATATATGGCTTCTAACAATGAGCTTGAGTTTTTACATTCTATTAAAGACGAGTATTTCGACCTAAGACAAATTGATGTAAGAGCTACATATAATCCTAGTAAGAATATGTTATTCCAACAATTAAGACAGACTCTAATAAATAATAATACTATGGGTAATGATGCGTTAGCTACGATAGAATTATTTATGTCAGATGATTTCATGGAACTTAGAAATGCTGCAAAAAATGCAAGATCTTATATGGAAAAAATGCAGAGAGAAAAAATGCAACATGACGAGAAAATGGAGGCTATGAGAATAAAGAATGAAAATTTAATTAGAAAAGAAGAATTAGAACTTGAGAATAGAAAAATAGATGCTGGAATAGAGGAATCAAAACTAACAGCATTAGGTAGAGCCGCAGATAAAAAAGCAGATACAACATCTTTTGACGTAATACAAAAAGCGGCTGAAATTTCTTTAAAACAACAAGATGTAGAAAATAGAAATAATGCTAAATTAAGTGAACTTAAGAATAAATTGAATGAAACTTATAATAATTTCAAAATAAAAGCTGATAATATATTATTAGAAAAAGATAAGCTTGATTTAGAAAGAGAAAAATTGGCTACTATGAAGTATGTAGCTGATTCTAAAAATAGAGACTCATTGATAAATAAAAATTAAAATTTTAAAATATGGAAAACAAAGAACAGAAAAACACAGAAAACTTTAACCCTAGAGAATTTACCTACGAAGGAGGTAAAAAAGTAGAAATTGACGGATTGTTTTTATTAGATTTAATTAATGTATTCGATAGATTAACTAGAGAGGAAATAAAAACAGATTCAAAATTTAAATACAGTTTTATTAACGAAAGTGGTAATATTGTAAAAAATCCTAAACAAAAGGATATTGAAGAAGGTAAAGTAAGAAAAATACTTGATTTTGATAGAACAGTATTGAATCCTAGTTTTGAATATAGTATATCTGAAAAGGGTGTTGCTTATGCAGAATTAAAAAATTTTTTAGAAGGAATTCATTTTAAAAACATTCAAAATAATACAGCAATTCACTTCTCAGAAGTGTCTAAAAACACGGATTCTAAAGAGTAATCCGTGTTTTTATAATATTAAAAATTTTTTAACCTTAATTTAAAAAATAACATATTTGCTTAATTAATAAAATATACATATATTTGCAATGGATAAAGAAACCAATATAATCTCAGATGAAGATTTTTTAAAAGAAATTTTCACAGAAGTAAGTGAAAATAAAGAAAGTAATATTGTACAGGATGATTTAGAAAAAGAATTATTCGGAGATATTACAGAAAAAGATACCGACAAGAAAGATCCTGAAAAAAAATCTGAAGATAATGAAGAAGGAGACGAAGAAGGTACACAAGAGATAGAAAAAACAGATCTATCGGAAGAAGAGCTAGAAAAAACATCTAAAAGATTTGGTGTAAAAGACACTATCAATTCTCTTATAGAGAATGATATATGGGTAGATATGCCTATTAAATACAATGATAAAGAGTACGAAAATATCACTGATTTAATTAGTAAAGAAAAACCATCTAAAGAACTTTTTGATTTATTAGCACTAGCACAAAAAAATTATAAAGAAGAAGTTCTTAAATCAGAGTATATTAAAGTAGGTGATAAAGAAAGTACAAAAGTAAAACTAGTAAATGCTATTTTACATGATATAGACTATACAGATCTACTTGAATATAATAAAGACATAATAGAACCTTTACAAAAAATAGATTTTACAAGTATTAAAGATGGTGATAGGGTTGCTGAGGCATTTGTAAAACAATGCTTGGTTGAAATAGACAATTATCACCCAGATTCTATAGATGCTGTAGTAGATAAACTTAAAAAAGAATATAGACTTATTGATAAGGCAGAAGAATATCAAAAAATAACAGTTGATAATTTTAATAGAGAAATTGAAAGAAGAAAGCTTGAAAAACAAAACTCTATTATAGAAGAAAGAAAACAGTTAGAAGAAGATATTAAGTCATTAAAACAAGTTCTTAAAGATAAAAACTTTAATGATAAGTTTTCTAAAGAAATGCTTAAACTTAGATTCTCGAAAGATGAAAAAGGAAAGTTTCATTACGAAAGACTTATAAAAGATAAAATGAGTGATAAAGCTTTTGAAGCAAAATTATTACACTTTTTATTAGATGAAGAAGATTTTATCAAAACAGCAACGTCTAAAGTTAAAGTAGAGACTTCTAGAAATTTCTTAGAATTAGTTAATGTTAAACCAAAAGAAAATGGTTCTAAACAGAGTAGTAATTCTGGTAAAACTTCAGATGTAGATGAAGAGTTCCTTAAAGAACTAGGATTATAATATAATATCCCACTTAAAAATTTTGTGGGATTTTTCCAATAAAAATTTTTAAAAACGATATAAAATAATGAGCGTACAAAGACAGAACTTTCCCACTCATATCAATGGTGAGGAAATTATTAAAATAGTACAAGGTAAAAAATACGGTACTAGATCTGCTGCATTCCAAGGAATGCTTGATAGAAATGAGTATTTATATAACGAAGAGGAAAACAGATACCACTTAGGTCTACTATCTTCTTGGGGAATGCAGGGTAAAGAATCTTATCCTATGATCACTAAGTTGTTAGAAAAAGGTTCTGAATTGCTTGTAGAAGGATTCAATGGTGAGTTTACATATGATAAACCTTTCTATGATCCAAAACAAGGTATGAGAACTATTGCTTCTACTGTAAATGAAGCAGGAGATTACCCTGGTATTGATGAATCTACATTTGACATTATTCTTTCTGAAAAATGTTATCCAACTGAAATAATTGGTACAGACCCTTATGGAGACGAAGATCAATTGTATGTAATCAGTTCAGAAGCTTCAGAACTTAATGGTGAAGGATGGAGAACAACAGTTACTCTTACCGCTACAGGAGCAGGTAAATACTATAATCCAGCGTTACTAGAAGCTGGTATTAGCTATTTCAAAATTAACAACGCTAACGTAGAATATGGTACTCAATTCCCAGGTGTAGATATGCCAACAGGACAACCAACAGGTGTACTTAGAGCAAGATTTAAATTAGGAGGGATAAGAGGTATTGAAGGTTTCGTTACTGCTTATGCTGATGCTATTAATGCAGGATTAAATGCTGTTAATGGTAAAGATAATGAAACAGAAAAAGCTATGGCGGCATATAGAGATAAATATGCTAACGGTGATAATTCTGCTAATACAGTAATTTTTGGTAGAAAAGATGACGAATTACCTAACTTAAGAGCTACTTCATTAATGGAATTCTTAGTAGAAAGAACCCTAATGAAGAGAACAGCTACTTCACACATGTGGCAAAGACAAGGGCAAATTAGATCTACAAACGGAGCAATCAGCTATTTAAATGAAGGTCTATGGCATCAACTTAGAAGAGGTAAAATTATTACTATTCCTAAGTTCATGGGTATTACCAAAGCACACATTGCTGAAGCAGTAGAATATACTTATAGAAATAATCCTACATTACCTTGGGAAGAAAGAGAAATCGTATTTGAAGGTGGTACAGATGCAGAGAAAAATGTATTGTTACTATTCCAAGACGAAATTCAACAACAATTCAATGTTTTAACTCAAGCAGGTTTATTTGCAACTATATTTGGTTCTGATAAAGGATTACTACCTGAAAATCTTAGAACTTCTTTAGTAGGAGGAAAGAGCTTAAACGAACTTGAAATTAAATCTTTACTTAGATTTGTAGCAGTTCCTTTAATTGGTATAGCAGGAAAAGTTTCAATCAAACATAATCCAGCATTAGACTATTTATCTGGTAATCCATTAGAATACAAAGGTCAATTACCTCACGGTAGAGATTGGACTTCTCATTCACTAATCATTTGGGATGTTAAGAGTCAAGAATACTCTAACAATAACAAAGGTATTGACGGAGCATCAATGTTAGACGGTTCTAGTAGAGTAAAAGATAACTTATATTTAGTTAGACCTAGCGCAGGTATGACATTCAAAGGTTATGAAAACGGTAGATGGGATAAAGGAAAAACTTCTAATATTATTTCTTCAAGTAAAGTATTAGGACAATCATATTGGGCTTATAACAGTTCAGCAGTATGGTTGCCTTATCCAGAAAACGTTGTAATGATAGAATTATCTAAAGGAGCTAGAAGAGCAGGTTTCTTAAACAGATACTTTCAATAATATATAAAATATCCTCCCTCTTTAAATAGAGGGGGGAATATTTAAAAGAAGAAAAAAAAGAAAAAGAAAAAGAGAACAATGGCAAAAAAATTAGTAAAAGATCCTAACGAATTTGAACCAATCGTAGTAAATGGTTGTTTAATAGAACCTAATACAGTATACGAAGTGGTTGCTAAAGAACCTAATCTAAACGCTCCACCTATTTATCAGGAGCTTGGTTCAACAAAAGAAAGAATGCCTGGAGTTAGTAACTCAGTTAGTTTAACACAATCAGACTCAGGATTTTTCTCAAATAGTACAATTTTCAATAAAACAGATTTTAAATCTGATTGGGTTAAAAGAGAGCAAATGGCAAAAAGATACTATGAGATTTTTGCAGAACCTCTTAGAATGTATATATCTGAAATAGAGAGAATACAAATTCCAACAGATGACGAATTTTTCGATAAAAACTATAAAAACGGACAATTTTCAGTTAACATAGGTGAAAGTATCCAATTCAATACAGCAAACCCAATAGAAAGATTTAAACTATATATAGCAATAGCCGAGGGGGAACTATGTATGAAAGGAAAAAGAAGTGAAGATGAGAAAGAAATCGGACTTAAAGATGAGTTAGATATGTTCCATCAAGACGCTCAATACGCCTATATTTCTATTACTGAAAGAAAATCTAAACAAGAAAAGCAAAGTGAAATAGAGATGGAAGCATCTTATCAGTTTGGTGATTTATTAAGAAAAGATAAAGAAACACTTCTTAACATGCTTTCTTATATAAATATCCCTGTTAAAAAGGACACACCTAAATCTGAGTTAAACACTTTCTTTAAAACCAAGATAGAACCTTTTAAACTAAAATTAAAAGAGTTTATAGAAATGGTAGAAAAGTATAATACAAATCCTACTGAATTAAAAATGGAATTTGATATTATAGATAAACTTAAGTCTAAAAAAGGAAAAGAATTAGTAATTAAACAAGGTTCTTCATATTATTATAATGACACAGTATTAGGTTCAAATGTTAAATCTATTGCGTCAACATTTATGAAACCTGAAAATAAGCATTTACTTAATGATTTTCTAGAAAATTTTTAATTAATGAAAATATCTGAGGTATATGATAGATACTTATTGAAGGTAGAAAAAAACTCTACTAATGATAATATAAGTACTGACAAACAGAGATTCTTAGAGCTATTCAATATGTATTCAATATCTTTTACTGAATATATATATGGGTTGAAGAATGAAGAATCTATGAGATATATACAAAATTTATTAGTAAAAGAATTAAATATAAATAAAGGTAAAAAAGAAATGGATCATTTTTCTTTTAAATTACCTAAAGATTACCTTTTATACTCCAGTGCATTTGCACTGGGTAGTAAAGGGGAATGTTTAAACAGAAAAATAGATCTTCCTTTAGAAGTCCTAGACATCGAAAAAGATTTATATTACAACGATTCTAATACTTCACCTAGTTTTGAATATAGGGAATCTTTTATTACTATAGGATCTAATTCAGTAAATGTATTTTATACTGATTTCACAGTGAATTCTTTAATATTATCTTACTATAGATACCCAACAAAACACAGTTTAATAGATCCTAACAATCCAGAATCAGATTTTGATGATAATCAAGAAGTTGATTTCGACGAAAAAGCAATAAATAGAATATTATCTGCCACAGCAAGTGGTTTTGATATTAACAATAATTCAGAAAGATGGCAAATTCATAATATTTTTGCCAAAAAAAGTTTATAACAATAAAATAATTTAATAAAATGAGTTTACACGGTAGTGACGTACGTCATTTAGGCGTTTCTCCTTCAGGAGCAGTAATGACATCAGGGTATTCATTAGATTTACCTCTAGATACTTTAGGTATCTTTTCAAAAGATAAACTAAAAGTTAAGAAAAATGGTTTAAAAGCATTATCTACTTTTAGTGATATTTCTAAAGACGAGCTTTTATCTGTAATGTTCGGTACAAAGAAAGATACAGGTAGAATGGGATCTGATAAGAATGCTAGAACATTAGATTTCTCCTTAAAGAACGTAAAAAAAGTAGGTATAGCTCACCCTAAACAAAAAGAGCAAAAAGTAGACTACTGGAGAGTAGGTTGGGATGGAGTAGAAGATAGTACTTCATTTAAGTTTCATAAAGGGCAGACATTAGAATTCCAAATGACAATCGGAGGTATTGCTGCAACTTTCTTCAATAACACTGACACTTATACAGTTAGAACACTTATAAATGTTCCCAACGATGAATTGGAAACAATTTGCGATTCACTAGGATCTCCTTGTGACCCAGTAGATTGTAGAGAGCACACACTTTCTATGGTAAAAAGATTGAACGATTATGACTTACCAGGAGGTCAAAAATTATCACAGTTCTTTGATATTTATCCTATTTTCGATACACCTACAGCTAACGCAACTCCTGTTGCATATAAGCAAATGTGTTTAGAATATTGCGGATTCGGTGGAGAACATGAATTATCAATGGTTTCTGCTCAATATCCAGGAGTAGATATTAAAAGAGATACTTTTACAGATAAGTTTGTTATGACTGTTCCTGCTGCTTATAATCCAGCACCTTATTCTCAAACAATAGGTAGCGTATTAGTTGGTTGCGAGGAATGTCCTGCAAATACAGAGCTAGTTGAGACTGCTTTTGTATACGGAGTTGCTTTATCTGACGAAGGAGTTGATTTATCTACTACAGTAGAAGGATTATCTTTAAATGTTATAGAAGCAGTTAAAACAGGAAGTGATTTTGGAGTAGGACACTATTTAGTATCTTTCACATCAGAATTAACTTCAGCAGAGATTACAGCTTTCAAAACTGCAAATCCTACTGCACTTGTAAAATTCTTAGGTGAAAAAGAAGCTTTCTGTCAAAGTACAGCGGCGCCTGTTACACATGCGTGGGTTGAGTGTGGTACATTTACAGCTTCTACAGCTAAGTATAGAATTATGGTAGCGGACGATTGTAACGGAACTAGATTGGCTGACATTCAAGAAGCTTATCCTGATTTAACAATCACACAAGTTCTTAACCAAAATTGTGTATCAGTATTTGAAACAACAGTTACTACTGATTTCAGTTATAGTGAAGGATGTAACCAAGCTATTGTACAACAAGTATTTAGTTCAGAAGCACCTGTAAGATTCGGAATGAATGATTATTGGTATCCTTACACAACAGAAGTAGCTTCAACAGGTACAAAATGTGGTTTTGAAATTAAAGCTAAACCTATTGTATTAAATCCAAGTGAGTATACTTTAGATGAACTGCCATTTGTAATGACTTCTACTAGAATCATTTCATTATCAGGAGGTTATCCAATTGATTATTCAATGAATGCTATAGTTCCTAAAGGAACATGGAGAGTTCTTCAATTAGAAAGAGCACAAGATTTAGATAACTTAGGTGGAAACTTAAGAGAATGGGAACAAAAAGGAAGATTCTACTTCTTAGATGAAAAACCATACAGATCTTATGTTGAAAGAGATTTAACAGGTTCTAAGTCAAGACTTAACGGTCTACAACAGTACTCTGATATTTTCTTTACAATTGAGAAGGACAATAAAGCAGGAATAAATAGTAAAGAATATTCTTACATAACTTATCACGTTTTAGTACCTTACGGTAGAACACATAATATGGAGCAATTATTCCAAAAACTAGCAGGTTCTGCTGGAATTGATTTTGAAGTAAAATAATAACTTTATAAATACAAGGCGGTAGGTGGATTTCCTACCGCCTTTTTTAATTATGAAAAAGTACTTATATATATTAGGAATATTAATAGTAACAATAATTATCTCTTTTTACATTGGAAATTCTGTAGGTAAAAAAACTCAGGAAGATAAAGAAATAATGGGAAAGATAAAAATTATTCATTCTAAAGACAAAAAAGCTTATGCTAAAATAGATAGCTTATATGACGTCATAAAAAATATAAATAGTAAAAATATTCCTTTAAAGAAAGAAGAAAATTTGCTTAGAAAAAAGGCAAAAGATTATAAAATACCTATAGTAGATAATAAAGATTGTGATACAGTATACAGTAGTTATAATAATAAAATATCACTATTAGAAAAAGCATTGAATACTAAAGACACGATAGAAAATAACTTAAATAAAGTTATAATAAGTAAAGATAGTATTATAGTTTATAAGGATAATATAATTAAAAATAAAACAGAGGAGATTAAATTAATAAAAGAATTAAATAAATCTAGAAGTAAAAAATTATCACTATCATTACAATTAGGTACTGGTGGTCAGATAAATATAGATAAAAAAAATATTAATGTTCAAAGAGTACCTGTATACGTTGGTATAGGGGTATCTTATAAGATTTTTGAGTTTTAATATCAAAATCAATACATTTGTGTAAATGAAATATTATTAATAAATTTGTAAAATGAGAAATATAGATCTTGACTTCCAAGTATATGATTCTAATGACCCAAAAAAAATTATCATCTTAGATACTTCAGTATGGGAACATATTTCTAATAAACCATCTATAATAGAAATTATTACCCCAGGAATGAAAAATCCTGTTGTATTAAATTATAAAAAAAACAGTGTTAACATACTTAATTCACATAATTTAAAACTCAATTGTGGTACTTGTGGAGAAGAGTATTATGACTTACCTGATGGTATATATGAAATAACTATAAAAGGATCGCCAGATAGATTCAATAAAAAAAGATTCTATCTTAAAACAACAACAATTCAAAGTAAATTAGACGAACTATTAATAAACAATTACGATATAAAAAGTGATTGTGATGCTGATATAATTTTAACACAGAAAATACTTAGGTATAGAGATTTAATAAGTGTAGCAGATGCTTTTATAAGAAAAGGGTTTATATCAGACGCAAATAAAATAGTGAATAATATAATAGATTTTATAGATAAAAGTAAAAATTGTAAGAGATGTCCGCACAAAGTATAGTAGAGTATAATGTGTCTATTACAAAAAATAAACTAGATGATTTTTTAATAAAAGAAGGAATTATATTCAACAATATAGTAGACTATGATATAAATAAATGTGTAGACTATGATAATATAAGACTCCTTATAGAATTAGATAATATTTTATGTAGAAGCACAGACAAAGACAAAATATTATTAATAATAAACAAAATTTTAACAAATGTGTTGTAATAATAAAAAGAATAGATGCGCAGGTACTATTGTATCTGCAATTTGTACAAAATATATCGGATATTTACCCTCATACTCAGAACTAGATCCAGATTGTGTCTCAATAGAAGAAACAACAGAAGAATTATATAGAAATCAGGAAGAAATACTTGATTCTTTAGATTTATCTGAACTTGGTAATGATTGTATAGAATACCAGCAACAGTCTCCTAAATTAAAAACAAAAGAGGTATTATATGCGTTTGAATCTGAGATATGCGACATTAAAGATAAACTATCTGTAAATGTTTTTCAAGAAATGAACTTGGATTTTAAAAGTCTTACAGATCCTTGCGGTAATGACATTGCTAATTTAAAGACTTTTTTCCAAACTTTAATAGACGAAATAGATAAATTAAAAATAAACACATAGGAATATGGATAAATGTACACAAATAAATATCCCTACAGTAGACAATAGTGAAATGAAATGCGACGCTTATTATTATTCGACATGTATAATAGTAGACGATATATATAATAAAATAGGTAATCTAGAGGGAGAAAATCTTAATTTACTTTTAACAAAGTTAAATAATAAAATTGCACAGATGGATAATAAAATAAGTGCATTAGAAAACGAGATACTTTCTTTAAAAGAAATTATAAATAATAATTAATATAACTAAAATGGATGAATTAGATAAATATTGTGGATGTAATAAACCTGTGATAGTTGGTTGCGAAAATCAGGTAGACCTAGAATGTGTTTATTACACTGGTGATAAATTAGATCCATTAAATATAAACTCTGGAGCTAATGGTAATTCAATATTAAAAATCATAAACGATTATATAAAAAATGTTTTAGAAAACCTGGAAGTACCAGAAACTCATATAGCAAATATAGGGAATAAAATAGGTGTATATAAAAGCCTATCAACCTCTTTCATACATGAATTCAAAACATTATCAGGTATAGAGGGAATAGTAATAGAAAATAAAGGCGATTATATAGAATTTAGCGTTGATACAGAATGGTTATTGGATAATATAATTATATTATTTGAAAATCAAACATTTAAGGATTTTTTTGTAAACTATAATAAAGATATTTTTAATACTAATATATGGAAAGTATTTTTTGAGCAGTATATAAAAACAATGTTTTCAACATTAGAATTTCAAGACTTTTTTGCAGACTATATTACTAATTTAATGACTTCTAGTAAAATAGACGTATGTAATATAATACAAACATGTACTATAGATTGTAATTGTGATGATACTCATACACCAATACTTTCTTCAAATGTGTATTATAATGTAAATAATAGATCTTCACTTAATTTAATACAAAGTAATTTTACTGACGTATATTCAGATGGTTTAGGACATCTTCCTACAAACATTAAAATAAAAGGAGGAGATTATACAGGAATAAGTTACAATGGTTCTCCTATTTCTACGGAAATGTTGATACCTGTTACAGATATTTCATTGATAACATTTACAGGTAATAATATAGATAGCTCATATACTCAACAAGTATCTTTCTCAATAATAAATGATAATAATGAGGAAACTATAGCTAGATATATAGTATTTAATGTTGCACAGAAAGATGATACGTATATAGATTGTATAGCATTAGGAAGCGGGATAAATTATACCGATACAATTATAAAAGACTATAATTACACAGGACAAACTTCTAAAGTAATAAAAATTGTAAATAATTGTAATACTGATTTTGTATTAAATGCTCAGAATATATTTACTGAAACTTCAAGCGGAAGTAATTTTGTAGCATCAGTTAATACTACAACAATACCAGGAAATACAACGGTAGACGTCCCTGTTTATTACAACGGATCTTATAGAGGGTCTTTATTAACATTAGTGTATACTATAAATGTTAATGGTACAACAGCAACTTATACTTTAAATGTAACAGTACCTGATTCAGAACCTATAACACAGGATGTAAATTTACCTCTTGCAAATAGAGAAAATAAAACATTATCTAGTTTAGATCTTATATATTCTGACCCAGATGGAGATCCAATAACGAATGTTAGATTTATAGGAGATACTAGTAGATTATATACAGATTCTGGTTATACTAATAACTACGTATCTGGAACAGAACTACCTATAACTTTTGTTTTATATTATAAAGCACCAGATCAAGATGCGCTGTATAGTTATCAAGTACAGTATAATGTAAAAGCTAACGGTGTTTGGAGTTCATAAAAATAATAGCAGGTGTGAAATATCACCTGCTTTAAAAATATTTAATAATGTCAATATTAACAATAACTAATGCAGAAAAAGAGGCACCAAGTATATTAAACTATTCTATGATGTGTATTGGAAACGGAGAGGTGGAAACATGCAGTCTTGAAACAACATTACCCATAAATGATTATATTAATTACAATGGTGATATGTTCTTAACTTTTGATCTTGTAAGCGTAAATGGTTTAGATTTACGGTTATCAAAAAATGGCGAGCAATACGAAAATGTTAATAATACAACATATTCTTTTAATAGTAATGATACGCTTACTTTAAAAACCGAAAAGGATACTACAGACGCTGGTAATAACGCAGTAGACGTTTCATATAATATGAATATTTATAGAGACGCTATAGATCAGAATGATAATAACGGTAATCCAGTATTACTAAAAACAATTTTAATAAATATTAATAGTTTATAATATATGTCAATATTAACAATAAATAACGCAGTTAAACCTACTTTACCAACTCAAACATATTGTTTTCAAGCACATTGGGATTGTGAAGATTCAACACATAATTGTCCTGGAGTATGTGGTAGTGTTACTTATATAGATGAGTATGGTGTAGAATATACAGAAGGTGGTTATTGTATAGACGATGGTGTAATTCAAATTATAGCTTCCTCTATTGTAAGTCATACAGGAATGAATCCTATAGAATGTATTACAGAATAATTTAATAATAAAATAATATGAACGAGATTAAAAGAATGTTGAGAGAACTACAAATGTTACTTTGTAGAAAACTTAATATAGACAACACTAATGCGAAATATAGTGATTATAATGAAAACTATAGTAAAATAATATTTGTAGATCCTGTTACTAAAAAATGGTCATTGGGAGATTCAACAGAGGGAAATTCTAATACAACAATACCTGATTATAATCCAGATAATGTATATAATGAAGAAGATTTATTTTATTATAATAGCGATGATTATGAAAAAAACTTAACATATGTATCAGGTATATATAAAAGTCTTATAAATGAAAATAAAAATTTTAATTCATGGGAAGAATATGAAGTGCCTCCATATATAGAAGCAACTTTTAGTGAATATAATGTAAATGAATATAGATATTGGGTGGCACCAGATATTAATATAGGGATAGGTGATAATGTTCTATTGAAACCATCACAAGATTTAATAAAAAGAGGTTATTCTTCATATTTAATTATAGATTGTCCTACGAATATACCTGCTGCAGAATTTCCATCAACTTTTACAGAATTATCTATTCCTATAATTGAAGATATTAATTATTTTCTAAATCAAATTCCTGATTGTGAGACTTATTTGAATAATTCATTCGAATTATATTTTAAAGATGGAATATTTTATAAATTAATAAGTTGTCCTGTATCTGATTTTGGGTTGGCAAATTATGTACTTGAAAATAGTCAATTGTTGGCAGATTATAGTAAAAATGATTTTATTCCATTAACAGGAACAGAAGAAGGAAATCCTATAACTGGCGCATTAATTACCGATGTTGGCGCATACACAGGTTATAACAGAGAAGATATTATATATTCAACATTTAGCGGTGGAGAAGATGACCTTCAAATTACATATATAAATGCCGACCAATCAAAAACTAATTGTAATTTAATCCAATCTATAATACGTCCTTCTTATTTTTATGATAATGTAAGCGGCTTAACTTTTGCTTATGTAGATATTTATACTATTCATGATAGAGGTGATGGGAATGGAGAACAAAAATCAATTGGATTAAGAGGCAGATATGATTATTCAGACACACTACCTGAAGATAAATTAATATATGCACAAAGACAATATGTAGACAACGTAGCAGGAACAAAACAAGACGTTTTAAATGAAATAAATTTAGGAGAAATTATAGATACACAATTATCTATTAAAATGACTCCAAGTGCTACAGACGAACTTGTAACTTTAGATTCAATAACAGGAGAAGCAGTAACAATAAATGTAAATGCACAGATGTTAATTACAATGTTAAATAGTGCTTCACCAGCAGAACTTTCTACCATTAAATCAATTTTAGGAATAGTGTAAATTATTTATTTAAAATAATTAAAAATTATGAAATTTAAAAATATATTTTTAGGAAAATATCCAATATCCTCATTGATAGGGTATTTGATAGCAGGTTTGACAAGTTTTCAAATGTATTTCAAACCAGGAGTAGAACCATATGAGTGGGTTATACCAGTAACAATAGCAATATTAGGTAGAATGTCTACTGATTTTGCCAATATAAATAATAAAAATGGACAAAGTAATTAATTTTATTTTTGAAAATTGGAAGACTATTGCCACTTTTTTAGGTATAATAATAACATGGGTATCAACAAGAAAAAGGGATAGAGCAGATATTCTTTCAAAAATACAAGATGTCTACAATAAGATGACCGATGATATAGATAAACAATATAATAATTTTACAACTAAAATAAAAGAGATGGAGGCAAGAGAGAGGATCGCCATCGAAGAAAGAGGAAGACTACTTGAAAAAATAGAAGCTTTGGAGAAACAAACTGAAAAGGATAACGAAGTTATAAAATCTCTTAAAAAAAGAGTAGAAGAACAGGATAGAAAAATAAAAAACTACGAGCTTAAAATAAAAGACTACGAAGTTCAAATGAGATATTTAACAAACGAACTTAAGAAATAAAATGGAAAACTTAATCTATATTTTATCTGACTTTTTTATAACTTTTTACTGGATGTATACTATATACTGTCTGATAAGATATAGAAATAGTATATCTAGACCAGAATTTCTAGGAATGTTATTTACATCATTTGTAATTATATATTCTATATTCGAGTTTGTTTTTCTGAAAGAAAGACCTAGTAGTGTAAAACAAGTTCAATGGATAACTACAAATTTTTTATTTGGATTTACATTTAACATGATAATAAGAACTAGGAGAAGTATATCTAAAATATTAAATAACTTTAATAAAAAATAAAATGAACTTAGAATTTTATAAAAATATAGCAGTGAAATATCCTGAAGAATTTGCATTGTTCAGAGATAAAATATTTCCTATAGTAATGCAATGGGAAGGTGGGGGAAAACTTCACAATGTTGCAGGAGACAGCGGAGGATGGACTGTTTGGGGTATAGCATTTAACTATTGGAAGTCATTATTTAAAAACTTTGATGATTTTAAAGATACAACAAGAGAAGAAGCTAGTTATATAGCTTTCGTTAAATTCTACCTTGCTATCAGAGCAGACGCAATGCCATATGAAACAAAGTTATATTATTTTGATATGGCTTATAATATGGGAACTTCAAGAGCTATAAAAATAATGCAGCAATGTGCTGGAGTAAAAGATGATGGTGTAATTGGAATGGTCACATTATCTAAAATGAAAAATATTAAAGAGGAATGTTTAAAATCAAAGAGAGAATCTTTTTATAATAGACTGTCAGAGTCAAAAACTACATTGAAGAAGTTTTTAAAAGGATGGTTTAATAGAAGTAAATCAATATATGATTTTAAATACTAATTCTTTGTTTTCTTTGTTTTCTTTTCTAGGCTGGGTATTTTATCCAGCCTTTTTTAATTTGTAAATCAACCAATTTGGTTATTTAAAAATTTTTTAATAATTTTGTAATATAATTTATATTAAAATGACTTACAACGAAGTAATAAGTAGAGTACAAAACACACTAAATGCTATTAATAAAGACATGTATATCCCTAAAAGATATGTATTGGCTGTATTGAAATCTAAAGCAGAGTTTCTAGTTTCCCAAAAATTTAATGATAAATCTCTTTTTAGAGAAATGAATATATTCTCATGGGTAAACTGCGTAGAAATGAAGGAGATGGACACATATATGTGTGGATTAGTAGAATTAGAAGACTGTGGAACTGTAATGGTTACTAAAGTTAAATTACCAGAGTTAATATGGTCTAGATATGGATCTTCAATATTAATGGTAACTAATATTACAAACAGTAAAAAATACCAATTAATATCTCCATTAGAGTTTATGAATATTAAAAACAGAAGTAATTTTGAAAAATTCAAAGGTAAATATGCAATTATTTATCCAGACAATAGAATTATAATCCCTGATAGCACAGTGAAAAGAATAAATGTTTTATTATACACACTAGACGAAAGTATAATAAATATGGGATATTGCGAAGAATGTGATAATTGTAATAATTATTATGATGCTGAATTTAATCTACCTAATAAAATAGGAGAGGCTGTAATACAGGAAGCTATAAAAGAAATATCATTGAGAATGCAAATACCAAAAGATGAACTTCCTTCTGGAAATTCTAACGAAAAAAATCCAAACCCTAATTAATGAGACAAAGTACGGTAAATTGTTTGACACCATCAACCTTAAAGGTTCTAGATAAAGATTTTAGAAATTACTACAGAAAACGCACAAAAGATAATACTAAAAATAGACTTCATCATTATGATAATGATAGGATAATAAGATTGTTTTTAAAAAAAGTAGGGGACAATATTATAAAAAGTAGGTCTGGGGTATTAATAAATAGAATAGGTTATTTTTTTGTATACCGACACCCTTTTACATTTAGAACTACATTAAGAGGAAAACATTTGAAAAGATACATGCCTACATTTATACCAACAGAAAATAGCATATTTAAATACTGGTCTATGGACTTTAAATTTAGTACAAAGATTATGGAAGGAATTGATAATAATATAAAGAACGGATACAGGTATTTAAATTTAATGAACGGTGTCAGTAAAGCAGACTATATATATTTAGGTGCTTCTAATAAAGCTATAACAGATAAAAACAATAATGTAAAAAATGACAAAATTCAGTAATTTTTTAGCAGAGATAAAAAGATCCTTCAGACAATATGATTCAGCAAATCTAATAGATGATATGGATGTATATGATTGGACTATACAAGCATTAAATGCTTTAAATATATTACCTACAATCAAAATAGAAAGTGTATTACGTGTTAAAAATAATAAAGCTAAATTACCAGATGGTTTTAAAAGTATTTATTATGCTATAAAATGTGAACCACATGTATATACAGTTGATGATACTACCGAAGATATTGAGCAAGATTTTTATTTTTATAAAGTAAGGGAATTGAAAAAACAAGAATGGAATTCTTGCGATCCTTGTGATGTACAAGAAACAGATTCGTGTATAGTTGAAAAAACCTATTTACATAATGGTAAAAGAGCTAATTTTTATTACAATAATCTTCAACCTTTAAAATTAAAATTAACACCTTATGTAAAAAGAACACAATGTGATAAAAATTGTGTAAATTTTAGAATGAATGATTCAACTTATGAAATAAGTATAAATAACAAAACTCTTTATACGAATTTTGAGGAAGGTAATATATTTATGATATATAATGGTTATGAAGAAGACGAGGATGGTTTTATAATGATACCAGATACGGCAGAAGGAAACCTAATGAAATATATCAAAGCATATGTTAAAAAAAGAATAATAGAAGATTTATTAAATAATAGTGATAATACTACCAACGAACAATTTTTATATACATTATATGCCGAAGAAGAAAGACAATTCTTTACAAAAACAGTAGGTGAAATAAAAATGTCAAAAGTTATGAATTCTTTAAATGTTTATAGAAATAAAATTAAAAAAGAGTTCAGTGTATTTAATTTTGGAAATTATTCTTACAACAATAGTGGAAGAAACAATATTGAATTTATAGTTACATAAAATGGCAAAAAAAGATAATATACAAATATCATTTGGAATAAATGGAATGGAAAGACAGGGTTTCTCACATCTTATAGATGAGAAGTCCTATACTTTTATGCAAAATGGTAATATAGAAACAGATGATGAATCTATAGCACTTACTAATGAACATTCTAATTATCTATGTTCTAGATTTAAACCAGGGTATGTAGTAATAGGTAATAAATATGACTCTTTAAACAATAAAGTATGGTTCTTTTTAACACAAAAAGATAAGCATAATAAACTGGATGAAAATGGTAATGAAGTATTAGATGAAAATAATAATGTAATAAAAGTAAGAAATTCTGAAATAGGTTATATAGAAATAAATGGTGATTCTCCTGATTTAGAAGATTCTACATCAGAATGCAATTGTGATATAAAAACAGTATTATCTGAACCGTTAGAAAACATAGAAAATATAATAGAAACGTGTACTTATACAACTATTATATCAGACGAGTGTAACAACTGTTTAAATTTTGATCCAAATTATCCAATACATTCGATAGAATTAAAAAGAGAAGCATGTGGATTCACTATGACTTTTGCTTCAAAAAATAATCCACCTAGATATATAATATTAGACAATTTAGATTATTATCATTATGAAATAGATTCACAATGTGGTGAAAATGAAATGATACCAACTTGTCTAGATTGCGATAAAATGAGATTGTTTCCAAAATATATAACACCAGTTTTAAAACCAACAATGGTAAATTATGGTGGAAGCTTGAAGAGAGGAAACTATGAATTTTATATAGCATATTGTGATAAACTAGGCAATGAATTAACTTCTTATATTGCCGCGACAAATCCAATAACAAACTTTGATTTTGATAATCTTTCAATTACAGGGGAAAGTTTCAATGAATCAACAAACTATTCTATAAAAGTAAAAGTAGAAAATCTAGATAGAAAATTTAATTTCTATAAAGTAGTTGTCATAGAAAGAGTATCCAACGATAATGTTACAGCGTATGAAGAAGGTGTACACTCTACTACAGACGTAAATATAATATATAGCTCAAATAGTGGTAAAAACAGAATAAGTATAAATAAATTATTTTCTGAAAAACCTGTTTATAAAAATTTTGGAGGAATGGTAGCTTCTAATGGTATATTATTTGGATACGATTACGAGGTAGAAAAAGAATGGAATCTTCAACCAATGGTAAATATGCTTGGTTCTTTTGTAAAATGGCAAACAGTCGAAGCAGGGGAAGATTTATATAAAGACGGCATAAATGTAGCCAATTATAAAGGTTACATGAGGGACGAAGTATATCCATTAGGTATAAGATTTATATCTAATACAGGTTACAAAACGTCTTTATTTCCTTTTGTGGGAAGACCAAGTAGCTTAGATGATCTATCTATACATGATAATGGTTATAACTTAGATGTAGATTCATTATTAACAAACTCTGCTACTTGTTCAAATACAGATAGAATACATAAATGGCAATTTTATAATACAGGTAAAGTATTAGGAAACAGTTATTCAGATATTATATATGATAATAATAAAGTAATAACAAGAAAGGTAGAAGAAGACTGTTTACAGGAAAATGTAAAATCAGTAACAGATCTACAATTAGAAATTAAAATAGAAGAAGATTTTTATTCATTACGTGATTTTGTTGAGACTCATTATGACGCTATTAGAGATGCTGAAATTGGAGATGATTATTATTATCCAGAATTAAAAGAGCTTCTAACAGATGATATTTTAGAAGAGTGTGACGTAACAGATTCTATACCTTTTGAAATCTGTGACTCAGATTGTGGGGTAGAAACATGTACCACACCTGTAAAAATATCTTCTAGACTATATATAGGAGATGTAATAAACGAACAAGCAGACCTTATAGAAAAAAAATATCCTTGGGAAGTAACAACAGATGAAAAATATTCACATACATCTACTAAAAATAAGTGCTATGTAAATTCTAAAACACAAAAATTATATGCGGATATAGAAATTATAGATGAAACTAATGAGCCTGTAGATGTTAAAAATACTGAAATAAGTCATTTCGTAGATAGACAAAACACTTATGAAAATAATGACTGTATTTCAGCTTTAGGATTACCTACTTATTCCAATGCTTTTGCACTAGATTTTACAGGTACAATAAACCTTTTAAAACTTAATAGTAATAACCAAGGTGGTAATATATATACAAATATAAATAACTACATACAAAGTCCTAATAGAACACAGGATGATTATGTTATAGATAAGAATAATTTACTTACAAATGTAACAGCTCCTGCTTACACAGGATTTGAAAATAAATTACCTAAAACAGCATTGTGGTATGAAATAAACTTCGATAATAATGAAAAACTATTGGTAGAGATAACTCCAGAAACAGAAGCTAGTATGGTAAAAGATGCAACTTCTGGTGACAACGAAGTTAGATATGTGATATATGATGATTGTAGAACATTGAATATTTTATCACATGGAGTTTATAATAGTACCGATGGTAAATTTTTATTATTAGAAAAATCTGTTTTAGGAAGAAGCAAGGTGTATTTAACGCTTGATACTAAATTAATACATCTTGAAAATGTAACGAAAACATTTAAAGATGCGGAAGGAGATCCTTGTATCTATACTATAAATGGATATGTTCCTTCAACAACAAGTTCTTGTTTTGATATAAAAATTAGAGGAGTAGAATATTATAAAGCAATAGTAAATGCTTCTAAAATTTACATGAATAAGGTTAGTACCTATGAGACATTCTGTAAGTTTAATGCTCCTATTAATGAAAATTGTGGTGTAGTACCTCATAAATATGGTATGTTTTCATATTGGGAATCAACAGAAACATATCCAGATAATAATGATTTATATGACAGTTCTGTTCTTAAACTTAATATAAATGATTTATCACACGAAGATGATGAAATATTAAATTTATTTTCTGATTATTATGTAGAAGGAGCAGGCGTTGATGGGAATATTATTTGGAAAGATGAAGACGGTAGAAGTAAAGCAAATTTAGTATGTAAACCAATAAGACACTTCAAATTCCCCGATAATAGTATAATACCTTTCATGTCTTCAGAGTCATTAATAGACTTTTCAAATAGTAAAATATTTCCAATAGGAATAACAATAGATGAAAAAACTATTAATGTATTTTTAGATTCGGCAGTAAAATCAAATCTAATAAGTAAAGAACAAAGAGATAGTATAATAGGATATGAAATATATAGAGGGGATAGAACAGTAGATAAATCTATTATAATGAAAGGAATCCTTAACGATATGTATGAGGATAAAAAGAATAGTAAGAATAATGAAAGAACATTTTTCAGAAACTTCCCGTATAATTCACTAGGTAAAAATCAATTTATAACAGAAGATGAGGATAGAAAAGTATTATTAAATCACCCATATAGCTCTATTAAAAATGATAGATTTTCTTTAATAGCCCCAGAGGTATATTATAATAGACCCAAATCACCTAGTGAACTTCAGATAGACGGTTATATGTATGGTAAAGCTTTAACTAGTTTTACTAAAGTAAAAAACCATTCTGAATGGGTGTTATTAGGATCTAAAGCATATTCTAAAGCAGATAAACTTGCTATGGCTGAAATCTTAATGGAAGCAGCATTAAATGTTGCAACATTAACAGTAGAAAGTTCTAAAAATTATTGGTTTACAGTAGGTATAGCCAATACTGGTGGAAACCCTATAGGTGCAGCAACCTCAACAATAGCAACAGCCATATATTTAGGTATAGAAGGTATAAATCTAGTTACATATAAGTTACCTAAACTTAAAGCACAATGGTTGGAAATATTTGAACAACGAGGATCTGTTAATAACTTTGCTTCAATGTACGTTTCTTCTAAAGGAATGTATAACTACTTTGTTCCAAATAAAGATAAAGGGGATATGTTAAGAGGGTTGGTAACTTCAAAATATCTAAGTAACGGTTTAGAAGTAACATTTGAGACAGATAATAATGATTCTACTATAACAGTATTAAACAACAAAGACAGAGAAGGAAGTATATATTTATTTACAGGAGAGGATTTTCCTATAAATTACCCTTCGAAATATTTTAATTATGATAATACTGATATATCAGTTAGAAACTCAAGTAGATATTTATCTTCACAGAATGGATGTAATGATACAAACTTGGTTAAGAAAATAGCTAGTCCATATGCTACACTTAAAAACTATGTACCAGATCAATATGGTAAAATAGACGAAATAAAATGGCTTGCTTTAAACCACAATGTATTATTTAATAACGAATCAAAAAATATATTCGGAGGGGATATTTTTATATCAAGAGTAGACTTCAAGAATAAAGTATCTTTATTTGATAATAACGCTGTAGGCTTGGCAAATAGAACCGCATTTAAATATAGTAATAATTCTAATATAGGATATACTAGATTTTATGTTGATCATAAGTCAGTAGATGACGAAATAGGTTCATCTGATATGCCTTATTTATCTTCTAAATATAGTATGGATTGTACTACAGGTGCTAAAAAATTCTATGAAGGAGAACCCTCTAAGTTTTATTTATATGCTTATGCTATACCATATTTCTTAGTTGAATCAGAAATAAATACAAATTATAGATACTCTGGTAAAGAATATCATGAACAGTTTGCTTCAAAAGGAATTAATGTAGAAGATTGGGTTCAAGAAGAAAATGTAACAATTGCACATAATAATATCTTTTATTACAATGATATATTTTCAAAAAACCAAACAGGGTTGCCTTATAGAGTATTACCTTCTTATTATGATAAGAAAAAATGGGATTGTCTTTCAGAAGCAGAAAATGGTGTAGCATGGAGTGAAGCCGATAACTCAGAAGTATCTTTATCAGACCCTTGGTTAATATTTAAACCTTTCAATATATATAGATTTCCATTTTCATATGGTAAATTAATATCTTTAGACGCTATAGAATCAACTCAAGTAATGGGAAGATTCAGCAATAATATGACAGTATTTAATGCTATTGATGTATTGAGAGAAAGAATAAATCAGGATAACGAAGAGCTTGGAACAGGAGGAATATTTGCTCAAAGACCTATGCAGTTTAGTTATACAGAATTAGGTGAAACAGGATCGCAACATAGATCCATGGTATCATGTGAATTTGGTCATTTCTGGACAGATGCTAAAAGAGGAAAAGTATTCCAATTAGAGTCAAATGCGAAAGGATTGAATATAATATCTGATTTCAAAAAATCAGGTGGGGAAAGCGGAATGAGAAAATGGTTTAAAAAACATCTTCCTTTTAAAATACTAAAACAAGGTATATATAATTTAACGGAAGAAGATGTAGATAATCATTTTAAAGGACTTGGTATTCTTATGTGGTGGGATTCTAAATTTAAAAGAGTATTCATTACAAAATTAGATTATAAAATACTACCTCAACATAAAGGGAAAATATCTTATTCTAACGGAGAGTTTTATTATATAAATAATGAAGTTTCTAATAAAATAGAATTAACAGATAAAAACTACTTTAAAAATGTATCTTGGACTGTTGCATATTCTCCTATATATAATAATTGGATAAGTTATTATGACTTTAAACCAAATTATTCTGTAGCATACAATGACTATTTCCAAACAGGTATAAACTATAGTGCCGATGAAAATGAAAAGGGAATATGGACACATATTAATACTAATAAATCTTATCAAGTATTTTATGGAAAATTATATCCTTGGACTATTGAAATACCTATAAAAAATACTTATACAAATAATGTATTAAATGACATGAAAGTATGGGGTATATCAAAAAGATACTATAATGATTATGATTATGCGGTATGGAGAAAAAAATTGTTTAATAAACTGACAGTTTATAATCAAACAAATAACTCTGGATTATTGCATTTAGAATACGAAGATAGTTTTAAAAAATCAAAATACCCTATAAGTATTTCTAGCACAGAACAAGGTATACCTGTAACTCATTTTGACGAAACGGTAAATATTAACTATTTCTACAATAGAGTTAAGAAAGAGAGCTCACATCTTCCTTTATGGAATTGGGACGATAATGAAATATATAAAACACTTAATAGTGAAGCCATATCGTTTACTTCCAAAAAAGTACTAGAAAGACTTAGAGGAGATTGGTTCTTAGCCAGATTAACACAGGATAAACATAGTCAATTTAAATCATATTTTAAATGGATGGTTTCAAACGAAGAGTCATATTAATATTAAATCCCCTATATGGGGATTTTTTAATATAAATATTAATACTTTTTGTAATATTAAATTTTTTTTATACTTTTGTATTATGAGATTAAAACAGTTTTTACAGAAAGGTGGTAGAAAATACACCGACCCTTTTTACGATAAAACAGATGAAATAGCTTCTAAAAAAACAGGAGTGCCATTACATATATTAAGGTCTGTAAGATTATTAGGTGAAAGATCTAATGAAAACCAGGTGTCAAGTGCTAATGCAAAAGGGGTATATCAGTTTATTCCTTCAACTAGAAATAATGTACTTAAAAAGTATGGTGTAGACGCTTGGAATCCAGATCAGGCTTCGTTAGCGGCGGCCTATTTATTAAAAGAATCGGCAGATAGAAATAATGGAGATTATTATACGGCAATAAGAGAATACCATGGTGGAACAGATAAATCTAACTGGGGAAGATATAATAAAGAATATATAGATAGAATAACAAATAACAATTCATTATCTAATGATTACGGCAATAATTATGAAAATCCTTATTTAAAAGAATACACTGATATAATCAAAGGTATGCAAAACGGTGTAATAGATTGGACGGATAGTAAAACACAAGAATTATATCAAAAAAGTCCAGATTTTGTAAATACAGTAATGAATACTTATAAAACAGAGCAAGAATACATAAGAGATTCTAAATTAGAGGAAGAAAGGAAAGTACAAGAACAGAATAAAAAAATGGTAGAAGAAGAAAATAAATATATAGAGGAAGTTTTAAAACAAAAACAGTTGGAAAAACAACAAGTTTTATCTACAGTACCATTATCAAAATCAGTATTAAGCAACGATATAAAATTAAATATATAAGTAAATGAACAATCTATCAATAACAGGTTATAAAGATAACTCTCCACACTCAAATAGGAGTTATAATATTATCCCAGGCAATTTAATTACTATGGAAGGTGTTAGTAAAAGTTTGACGCTTGTTCCTATTGTAAATGGAGTACCACAATATAACAGAAAAAAGATTGCAAAACCAGGAGATTCAGACATACAGTTTGAAAATGATGTAGAAGGTGTATTAGAAGTTCCATATGCTCAAGCGGATTGGGGAAAAATCAAAAGCCCATTGGTAATACCTCCTATAGATAATTCTTTAGAAGGAATCACAGTATACGGTAACCAGTCACCGTCTCCATATTTAACGAGCGCACCTACTATATTACCTCCTACTATGGAAGATATAGCTGAAGCAGAGAAATATAAAGCGTCACAAAAAGACAAGATGGCTACAGCTTTAGATGTACCTGTTGATTATAACGAGGTTCAAAGAAAAGCTGGTGAGGAAGTACAGAAAAATAATGTTAATAGTAATAACGGAGCGTTTACAAGTCCTATAAATCCTTACGGAGGTTGGAATATGGAAAATACAGCTACTGCATTAGGTGCATTTGCACAAGATAAAAATGCTTTAGGAGTAGTTGGAGCCTCAGGAAAATTATTACTTTCAGGAGCAAGAAATGCTTTATCAGGAGCAGGAGCTTATAAGATATTACAAGAAGCCGCTAATGAAAAAGAACAAGATCTCATTGATGCACAAAATAAAGCTAGAAGATCTTATATGCAAAAAGGTGGTGAAGTAGAGAAAATGATGACAGGAAATTTCATTCAAGGTAATGAAGACCATCCTAATCCAAATGTAGAAGTTGAAAAAGGAGAATATTTACAGACACCCGATGGTTCTACAATGGAAGTTCTAGGGAATAAACACTCACAAGGTGGAGAAATGTTGAATGTACCAGACGGCACAAAAGTAATATCAGATTATTTAAAAATAGGTTCAAAGTTAGCAACAGAATTTAAAAAAGAATTTGATATAAATACAAAACATTCAAATACATTTTCAACAGTAATAGATAAATATAAGAAAAAAATAGGATTAACTGATATTTTAGAACAACAAGAAGATATTTATAAAAAAATAAATAAGCAACAAGACGTTGAATTCGAAGGTTCTAAAAGTGTTAATATGGAATTACTTACTAATAAACTTAAAGAAATTGAAGTATCTAAAAAAGAACTAGAGAGTGAATTAGAAGTATTTACAAACTATGTTTATAATAGACAAGAGGAAAGTAAAGAAGACGGTGGATATAACTTTAAAAAACAACAAGGTGGTGAAGTAGCACAACCCTCTGATAATGAACAGATGGTTCCTCAAGAAGAATCTTCAAATGAATTAGAGCAGATAATAATAGCTTATTCACAGTTAACAGGACAAAATCCAGCTGAAATAGTACAACAGTTACAACAATTAGATGATTCTCAATTAGAACAAGCCATATCACAAATGGTAGGAGAATTACAACAATCTCAAGGATCACAACAAGTTGATGATAAGTCTAATGACGAGGGAACAGAAGAGGGTACAGTTGAATACGCACAAGCAGGTCTAAAAGTAGGAGATTTCAAAAAAATAATAGATAGTTATACTTGGGATCCGACTTACGAAAAAGGTGATATTAAAAAACAAGGAGAAAGACTTAAAACTATTTTAGATAGATTAGGGATAACGTATGATTCCAAAGAGTTAGCGACACAAGAAGGACAAGATAAGTTGGCTGGTTTAGCACAGAAAAAATTTACAGAAACATATCCAGAAACTTCTAAACACTACTCTTCAAATGTCGCCCCAACACAAAAAGGATTACAAACAGCTTTGGATAACGGTTTAGTTAATCAAGAAGAACTTAAAGCTTTAGGTGTAAAGGTAAAAGATAATAAGATATTGGTAGGTTCTCAGAGTATGGTTCCCAAAGAAAATATGGGAAAACTTATACAACTAATAACTGATAAGAGATCTACTAATGAAGAGGCTTATAAAAAATATGTAGATTCTAACTTTGTAGATAATAAATGGTTTTATAGATTCGCAGATGTACAAGACGTAAATTTTAATAATCAACAAGAACTTGATAATTTTATAAAAGAAGGAGATTATAAAAAAGTAGAAGACGTAAACGGTAAAACCATATACTCAAGTAATAAAACAGGACTATATTTTAATCCTATTACTAATAAAGTTTCTTCTGATAAAGAAGCTGTTTCAAATAATACCAATACATCTACGTCTAAAGTTGGATTACCACCTTCAGTAAGACAGGATAATAATGGTAACACAATGCCTTTATTAGTACCAAATCAATCTAATTTACCTCCTAATTTACTTCAACCTTCTCTTAGAACAATCGGAAGTTATGAGGCTACTCCTATATATGTTTCACCAGAAGAAACAATAAGAGAGTTAAATAGAAAGTATAATACTGCTTCTTCTATGATAATGGAAAATAATCCTTATACAGCAGGAGCTGCGATGGCTAATCTTCAAGCTCAAACCAATGATGCTATAAATCAAGCTTATTATAGCACTTCAATGGCTAATGCACAAGATAGAAGGAATGTTGAAAATATAAATGAGGAAAGAATAAATAAAAGAGATATTTATAATACAGGTAAAATGGACGAATATGAAAAGTCTGCGCAAGATGCACAAGACAATTTCATAGCAAGTTGGAGAAATTATATAGATAAGAAAAATCTTGAAAATGTTAATAATTGGAATTTACAAAACCAAGTTAATACTTTCAACGCTATAAACCCTAATTATAAAATTAATAGTCTTGGACAAGTAACACAAGTAGGAGATCCAAATGTTTTTTATTATAATGATCAATTATATAGAATTAATCCTAATACTAAGGAGGTTGAAAAAGCTGAAAAAGTAAATGATAAAAAAGAAAATAAAAAAAGAGGTGGATTACTACTTTCTAAAAATATAAAGAAATATTTAAAATAGATGGCTACAGCATATAGAATAGATACATATAGAGATCCAGTACAGCTAGACATATCTAATACATTGGGAAAAGCAGCAACGTATTTACAACAAAACTATGATGTAAATACGATGCAAACCCAGCAATTAATAAATCAATATAGTAATACAGATTTATTAAAAGATGTGGATAAAGAATATCTTGGAGAAAGATTAAAAAGTATAGTAGGTTATATAAATGAATCAGGCACAAGAGACTGGTCTAAAAAGAATATAACAAATGAAGTTCAGTCATATATATCAAGTGCTATAGATGAAAAGGTATTAAATGCAGTTGCTTCTACAAAAGCTTATAGAAAACAAATAGAGGAGATAGAAAATATTAAGAAAACTAAGCCTGATATGTGGTCACTACAGAATCAAGAATTCGCTACAGCAGACTTAAATAGATACCTTTCTTCTAAAGAAGCAGGAGATAAATATAATGCTAGACCATATGTACCATACAAAGACGTACAGAAACATATATTAGAAAACTCTAAAATACTTAAAGATTTTGGTGTAGAATATCATTATGATGAAATAGGAGGAAATTCTTGGTTTACAAGAATAGGTAAAAAGGAAAAAATATCTATGGAAACTGCTAAGGATTTTATAGATATGATGATGACACCTGAACTTAAAAATCAATTATATATTGATGGGTGGTACACATATAGAGATAAAAAAGACGAGGAACTTAAAGCAGATTATGATAGTAATATCGACGCCAATATAAATTATATAGAGGATAGAAAGGCAGAGTTAAATTTGCAATTAACAAAACCAACAAATTCAACTATTAAAAATCAAATAAAACAAGAAATAGATAAGTTAGATAGTTTTAAATCTAATTTACTAGATGATAAAAAAACAGCGTTTAACAGAGATAATATCATAAATAAACTTTATACTAATAATTTTTATGCAAAAAATACCAGTTTCCTTTCTTATGATAGATTAGTAGATTCTTTTGTAGATAATAGTGGTTTTGAAATAGCAAAATTCAATTATAATATGAGTCAAGATGATATAAAAAATCAACTTGACCGTGATAAAATGAATATGGATTCTGAACAGGAATTCATGAAATTAAAATTAGAGTATAATAAAATAGGGTTTGATCTTAATCCTGATGGAACAGTTGTTGAGAATCCTAATAATCCTTTTAATCAAAATAAAATTCCAACAAGAGATGAACCTTTTAACCCAGAGGATGCTGAAGTAGAAGACGGTTTTGTAAAAGCTGATAAACAGAATACAGAAAATTCTAAATTAATGAATACTACCGTTACATCTGAAATAGAGCAAATACTTAACGATCCTAAAAATGAAAAACTTTTAGAATCAGTAAAAGCAAAAGCAAAAGATCCAAAATCATTAGCATGGGGATTAGTAAACGCTCCAGGGAAAATGGGAGTACTTTATGATCACTTATCAGAAGAAAGTAAAGCAATTATTGATAATACAAAATCAACAGTAGGGGCACTTAGAAAAATAGATGAAGGGTTGGGTAATATAAGAAGTAATAGTTTGAAATTTTTAGAGGGTATAAAATCTCCAAAAACAAAAGAAGATACTAAAAAAATACTAGAATATGCTAATAATGGTTATACTATAGATAAAGAAGGAAATGTTGTAAAAGGAACGGTATTAAATAATAGAAATGATAATTTTGCAAAAGCAGCTCAAGTAATAGGTGTATATAATACACTATTAATGGATGAGGATATGTCCGCCGCAGAAAAAATGCAAATAAAAAGATTAATATCAATAGAAGCCCAAAACATTAAAGATGAAAAAGGAAATAAAATATCTTCAGACAAAGCTAGAGATATTGTAAATAAATTAACTTACACTTCTAATTATAGTAGCAAGGGAGTATTGGAAAAATTTACGCAAGAGTTATTATCAACAAACGTAGGTACAGAAATTAGTAAGTATTTAACTTATGCTCAAACTTTTGAAAAAATGTTAAATTCAGATTCCAATTCTACATACGCAAAAGATTTCAATGATTATCTTAAAAACATAAGAGATGGTTCTTTTAACAGAAGAGGGATTCGTTCAACAATAGAAACAAGTAATAGAGATTTGTTAAATGCCAATACAAACTTAGAGTCATTAGACAGTAGGGATATAGATACTGATAAAATCGGATTTAATACTGCGCAATTTAAAGAAAGAGTTAAAAATACTGTAAAAAATAACTCAAATAAACTGACAGATTATTCCTACAACGCACCTAAATCACTAAACATATATTTAGGAGATGACAAGTTTAAAAAAATGATGCCAGATATAATGGCTTCTCTTCCAACAGGGACTCAATTGGAAAAAGATAGTAATCTTAAAATAGTAGTGGATAAGGAAAAAGGGATGGCTAAAATAATAGCATCAGTAAAAGACGGTGATGAATATGAAACACAGACTTTTGATAATATTAAAATAGAGGATTTACCACCACAAGTAATAAATTCCGTTAGTTTTGAAGATAAAAAATCTATATACTCAGCTTCTAATCCAAACGCAGTAAAATATAATAAAACAGTAGATATTGTAGATAACAAAGAATCTTTCTTGGAAACCATAGATTATCTACCAGAGCAAAAAAGATACGAGGCTTATAAGAATCCTCCTGTAACACAAGAAGATATTTACAAAAATTTCAAAGCTGTTTATGGAGAGGAGATTATAAATAAATACTCAGAAGAAATAAAGAATATATTAAGTACCCCTATTAATATAAGTACAGAACCTATAAACGATAAATGGTCTATAGTTGCTAGACAAAATAACCAATTGATTTATATGTCTGAACCACAAGATGCGGTATATAATAGAAACAGTCTAGATGCAATATCAGAAAAATTAGCAACAGACTTAATACAACAAAGAATAAAAGCAGTAATAAATGGATCCAAATAGTTATTTACCACAAATAAATACATCAAGTTTCACTGATACAATAGTTCCACCGTCTACACAAGTAGACGGAATGGATCTTAATAATCTACCAACAGCACCTGCTGTACCAGATCCAGCAACATTGGCGTTCACCAATAATGTTAGGTTTGATTCATTACAAAGAATGGACTCTTTTAATAAACTGGGTGAAAGCGCTGATAGTATAGTAGAGAGTGCGTTTCCAAATAAAAATAAAATAGATATTGATAGAACTATTGATATTAGGGATACTCATGAACAATCAGCATTAGATTCAGCTAAATGGACACCTAAATATAAATCATATGTTTATGGTGTAGATAATGATGCTAGACTGTCAGCAATGCAAACTGACTTTGAAAAATTTATGAATCCTGTAAAAAGATTATTTTTCAATACAGCAAAAGCACCATTGGATTTAGTTGGAAGTGTTTATGGAATAGGGGCGGCTGCAATATCAGGTAGATTTGATGCCATATATGATAATGATTATATGAAATGGGTAGATGATTTAACTACAAAAACAAATTTCGATTATAAAAATTATTATAATGAAGTAGAAAGAGAACAAAATTTAGGACTTAATCTACAAACATTTGATAAAGTTTTAGGCGGAGCAGAATTTACTACTAGATTACTTGCCGCAGAAGCTATACTAGCAACACTTACAGGTGGTGTAAGTTTATCTTCTACAGCAGCGAGATCTGCATTGAAAACAGGAGAATTAGTATCCAAAGGTAATAAAGTAGCTAGAGCCCTTAGATTAATGACTACACCTGAAATGACTGTAGCATCAAAAGTAGAAAGCAATATAGGTAAAGGTGCTAATTGGTTTAAAGGTATAATGTCAAATCTAGGAGAAACAGCTTCTAAAGATTTAGCTAAAGTAGCTAGCAAAGGTAAAATGGGTGACATGTTAGTAAAAACAAGATTTGCTTTAACATCACCTTTATACGAAGCTGGTTTTGAAGCGAGACATTATGCTAAAGAAGCAGAACAGAAATTTTGGGATTTTCATAGAGAAAGAGGTACAACTCCTACAGAGGAAGAAATAAACAAATTTTCTGATAAGTTAAGTAGTTCTGCAAATGGTGTATTTTTTGCTAATATGGCAATATTAATGCCATCTAATTTAATGATGATGGGTAATTTTTTAAATTTAAGTAATCCATTATCAAAAGCTGTAACTAGTAACGGTAAAATATTAAATAGCGCATTACTAGGAATGGGTGTAGAGAAAACTTCCGAAGGAATTTACAAAGCTCTAAAACCAACTCTTTTGCAAAAATCATTAGCTTATGCATCACCTATTATAAAAGGCGGTCTTGTAGAGGGTGTATATGAAGAGGGAATGCAAGGTGTAGCCAGTAATACATATAAAAATTATGTTGCCAGTTCTTATGATCCAAAATATACAAATGTCACATCAAACTACATAGATGCCTTTAGTAAGGCCATGAAAGATCAGTTTGGCACAAAAGAAGGTAGGGAGGAAGTAATAATAGGTGCACTAATAGGTGGACTTATGGGCGGAGTAGGAACTGTAACAGGTAATGAAACTGTTTCTAAACAATATAAAACGCAAGAAAAAATAGCGGAAGTTTATAATAAAGGTGATAAGTTCTTTAATGAAATTTCATCTAACCAGTACACTAATGAGTGGACTACAGCATTATTTTCTCACGCTAATAGATTTCAAGCACTTAGTGAAAAATTAAGTAAAGCGGAAAATAGTGAGGATAAATTACTTCAAGCTTCTTTACAAGCTCAGACAATGGTGTCAATGCTTGACGCATATCATAGTATAGGAAAAGAAGAGGTATTTGTAAAAAATATGGTAGATACCATAAAAGGTATAGATCCACAAGTCATAGCAGATAATACAGGTCTTGATTTATCAGAAGTGGAAGATTACAAAAATGAACAAATTCAGTATATAAATGAATTATCAGATGATTATGGTAATGCTTTAAAAGCTGGAAGATATATTTTTGGAAATAATACAGCAGGTTTATCAGATATTAAAGTTGGTGATAAAACTGTTCAAGTAAACGGAGAAATGTTATCAAATGCTTTAGCTTTCTCAACAGCAATGTCTAAATTTAATGAAAGATTTGCATCACAAACATTTGATGCTATACAAAATAAATTATCACAGACATTAGCAGGAAAAGAAATTTCTGAAAAACTTGGTGCTATAACTGCTTTAAAAAATATGACTAATTTAGAAAGAGAAAATTATTTCAATCTAAACAAAATAGTTAGTGAAGCAAAGGGTAAAATAAGTAGACTTACAGATAAAATGGTGAAACTTAATAATAAAGAAGTTTCTCCAGAATCAGCAGAACAAAAAATTAAACTTAATAGAGATATAGCATTAGCACAGGAAGAGTTATCTAAAGCATCAGAAAAATTATCTATGTTAGAAAAAACAATATTAGATAATTTCTACTCAAAAATGGGTAAGACTGGTTATGCTAGTAGAATAGATTTAGATAATTTTGATAATGAAGTAAACGACTTAAATAAAGCTATACAAGGATTAGAATTAAGTCCAAATGATAAGATATTATTATCTAAATTATTTAATCAATATGACAATGCTACAACCGCTTATAAATCATATTCTGATCTAATAAATAATATAACTAATCAAGAATTTTCTCCAAAATCATATAATGGTTTATTTGGTTCATTAAGAGCCAAGAAAAATAAATCAATTAATGATTTAACTAGAGATACATTAAAACAATTGTTTAATAAATATGTTGAGGGCGAGTATATAAAAAATAAGTCTTTACAAGAAACTAAAGAGGTAATTACAGAAGATAAATTGTCAGAAGACTATAAACCAACAGCTTCAGATATTAAACATGTATATGATAAATTAAATAGTAAAAACGAGCTAACTGAATTAGAGCAAAAGTACTATGAAAATCATAAAAAATTAATTGATAATTTTGATAAAACATATACTGAAAATAAGACATTAATAATAGATTTAAAAACTGTTCAATTAAATTATAATAAGGTACAATTATCAAATATACTTAATGGAGAATTTAATGAAGAGTTAAGTGAGAAAATAGCTTCAATACAAGAACAAATAGACGATTTAAATGAAAAAGAAGTAATTACTACAGATGAATTAGATCCTATAGTTGAAGACCTTAATAATCAAATAAAAGAAATAGAGTCTAAAATAGAGAGTATTGAAAATCAATTAGTTCCTAAACAAACAATTGAAAAAAATATTAGTACCGTTAAAGAAAGTAATTATACTCAGTATGAATATATAAAACCAAATGGGGATGTAATAGTAGGTAATCTAGAAATAAATAAAGGTATACTTCAGATAGTAAATGAAGATGAAATAGTAGATATACAAGAAGAAACACTTCCATTAGAAAAAGTAGATACTTCTAACATCAAAGACCTTAAAAAACTAGAGGAAGATGACATACTTATTGAGGGAAATGAAGCTTATATAAACGGTAAATTATATAAAGTAACTTTAAGAAATGGCACCATAGATAATAGTATTTTTAAAGATAAAAATGGTAACTATGTTGTACAGTTACAAGCTAGAAACGGAAGAATAATTTCTTTTAAAGGTAGTACAGCAGATGCAATAGTATATAATCATTTATTAAATAAATTAGAAAATGAATTCACAGAACAAAAAAATAGAGAAATCAGAGAACTTGCAGAAAGAGTTCTTGAAGTTGAAAAACTTTATGAAGAACTTATCTCTAAAACAGAGGATAGAAATTCTAGAATCTCTGAAATAGACAGACAAAATAGAATACTAGAATCAGATTTGAAAAACAAATTATCAGAACTAGAGGATAAAAAAGTAGAGTTAGTACAAAAAGAAGTAATAAGGTTAGAAGAAGAGATAGCAAGATTAAATGGTGAAGTAGATTCTATTGCTAAAAAAATAAGAATAGAAGAAGAAATTGAACAATTATCTAATGATATACTTCTTGGTTTAGTGGACGACAATGTTTCGGCTACAAAGAAACTTACTTTATTAAAAATGGAACTGGCTTCTATTAAAAATCCTGTAAGTGAATTCGATCCTAATTCTTCACCTTATGAGCAACTTAAATGGGTAGTAGAAAATTCATATGAGAGTGATTTTACTGATGTAGAAACACTTGCAAATATAGGTAAACCAGAGCAAGAAGATATAGATGAATTAATAGAATTGTCTAATAAGAAAAATAGAAATTCTACTGATAAAAAAAGATTAGCAGTATTAAGAGAAAAACTATCTCCTTTTAATATAGTAAATAACTTATTTATCGAAGGTGTAAGTTTATTAGATGTAATAAATCTTTATAATCAGCTTAAAAATATAAAAGAATCTTCTGAACAACAGGATATAGAAACTTCTGAACAGCAGTTAAATAGCTTGATACATCAAGTAGAAAATGTAGAACTGGACGAAGGGTATAGATCAGAAAAAACAGGTTTAGTTTATGACGGAGCTTATATTAAAAAAAGAAGAGATAGATATGAATTATCACATATAAAACTATCTTCAATACTTAATAGTGCTTTACAAAATGGTCTAACTCCTGAAATAGTGGTTTATGAAATAGATTCTAATGGTAATAAAAATATTTTAGAGAAGATAGATATAAATGATGAAAATGTAGAGTATGTATCAGAAATATACGAAGGTAAAAATAATATAAAAGTAAATTTATCAGAAGATAATTATCTTGTAAAAAATATAAATGAAACAGCTTTCTCAATAGAGGGTAATATAGATACTTTTTTATCATTACTTGGACTTAAAGCATATGCTATAACGGGTCAACCTAGTAGTTATGTTTTATTATATTCTACTAACTCTGACGGAACACTGAGCCCTAAAGAATCTGAGTTTACAGTAACTTCTGATGGAACGCAGATAATGTTTGATAAGGAAGCTTTAAATAGCTTAAAATCAGGCGATGAAGTAACTTTAGAATTTGATCCTAATAACGACTATAACCAGGGATTATCTTCTACAGAATATGAATCAAAAGGTGTAATATATGTTAAACATAACGGTAAGTTAGTGCAAATTCTTAAAGGAACGGATAATACTACTTCTAAACAATGGGCGGAATTAAAAGCTTTGAGAAAAAAAGTGATTAAAAATCCTACTAAAACATATTCAATAAAAGTAGATAAATCTTACCTAGGTTTACCTATAATACAATTGACATCAGATTCCAAACCAATAGAAAACAATATAGACGAATCTAAAGTGGTTTCTTATGGATATGTAGATAATGATGGGGTAGTTAAAACTTTTAAAGGCGATATAAAAATAGATAATGACCAATATATAAGACCGTTAACTAAATCAGGTAAAAAATCACCTATTGTAGTTTTCAAATACGGTAATAATAATATTGCTTTTCCTATAAATGTTAAGCCTGAAAATGTAGATTTAGATGCTGACGTAGACAATATAGTGAATGATTCTATAAGTAAAGAAGCAAAATTCTTTAAACTAAACGCTTTATTAGACACTTATGGTTTATTAAATGAATCTACAGCAGTAACTAGTGAAAATTATAATCTGAATAGTATTAAAAATACATTATCAAATGTGTATGATACAATAGACATTTCAAGTGAAGAAGAATTACTTAAATCAGATAGAACTATTTACATAAATATGGAAGATCCTTTTATGAGTAATAAATTAGTATTCAAATTAGGTGATAATATAAACGAAGCAACTAAAGATATTCCAGAAAAAGCAGTATCAAGTATAAGCACTGTAGACATGAAGGGGATATTTGAATCAGAAGACAATATGTGTTAAAAACGACCTCTCTTTAATAGAGAGGTTTTTTAATATAAATATTAATACTTTTTGTAATATTAAATTTTTTTTATACTTTTGCAGTATGTCACAATGCGAAATAACTTTTAAGAATAATATACCTAGTGCTAAAACATATCCGAAATTAATGACGGAATTATTGGTATATACAAATTATAATACAGCACAAGCTTTAGATTTATATGGGTTAACATTATTAGATGAATTTAAATCACAAAATGTTAAACCAACGCTTAAAAATATTCTAGCTTTTAATCAAGCCGATAATATAATCAATTCTAACAATTTGAATAATTCGGATAGAATTGATATTCTAAATCTATCAACAACAGATAAAAATATAGAAGATTTTAAAACTGAATTTTTAAATATATTTACGGTTGATGGTATATTCGGCATAGATATAGAAAAAATAAAGAATAGTGAAATGTTTTCAGGTATGGATATACTTGAATTAGATAATTATGAAAATATTTCAAAAATAAAAAATCTTTATTACAAATTAAACACCACAGATGAAACTTTCAATACTGTAAAATATGATGTTGTATTAGGTAAGGGATTATTTGATAAATTAAATCCTGATATGATACTAACTAATTTATACAATAATTATATAGGATTAACAACAAAAGAAGAAATCCTAAATAAAGCCAACGAGATTGGAGACGAGGTGGTATTAAATAATCCAGAATTAATAAAAAAAATATTAGTAGATTTAAGAAATAAACAATCTATACCATCTTATGAAACTGATGAATACTCAGGAGATATAGTCGAGAAAAAAGAATCAACATATACTAGATTAGAGCAGACTATAGACGTTAAAGAGTATTATAATAGTATATTAAATCAAATAGAATTTATAAAAGAATTACCAGCTGGATATTTTGTAACAGATACATTATTAGTTGAAAGATATTTAGATAATATTAAAAAGCAATCAGCTGAAAAAGGCATAGATCTTTCTAATATAGACGAAATATTTTATAATAAGTCTTATAATGAAATAATGGATTTTTTAGATTCCTATTACAATGTTTTAATAGATATACAAAGAATTAATGATGATTCATTAAAAGAATCATTGAAAGATTTTTCAGATGCTTACGATTTGTTTTTTAATAAAGAAACTAAACCTGTTATAAAAATAGTAGATAAAATTAATAGAGAGGGTAATTTTATAAATATAGAAACTAACAGATCTGAGGAAAAATTATTTGAAGAAAGTTCAGTAATAAAAGTAAATGATAATATCTATCAAAGAATAGATAATACTAAAAGTTTAGAAGAACTATACGATTTAATATTACAAAATGATTTTTTACTTCCAAAAGGAACTCTATCTGTTAAAAATATACCTATTAATAATGATCTACTTATAGAAGATTTAGATAAATATGTCTCTACAAAAGCAAATGATTATTTGAGAGATGAATCAGACGTTAATAATATTAAAAAATTGACAGCTTACAAAATATTACTTAGTATAAAAGATAATCCATCAACAAGAGAAGTAGGCATATCTAAAGAAATAAATATAGATGATTTTATTATAGAATTTAATAAAGAACTTATTAACAATAAACAGCTTTCAGAACTATTCTATATATCGAATAGAGGGATAGAAGCAAAACCTATAATAGGTGAATATTCTTTTTCACTTATTAAAAATTTATTATCAGAGAATATGTTTAATTCATTAGTCACGTATTCAAAATTATCAGGTAACGAATCATTGGAATATTTCAGTAATCAAGATAACGAGATAGACAATGTAAATCAAAGAGATTTTTTTGCGAATAATTTACATCAGTTAGATAATTTTAAAGGTAAATATGTTAAAAAAAATAATTTAATATATGCACCTAATAGTATCAGCGATTTTATAAAAGTTAATAATACTTTATATGAAAAAGTAGATACTAATACATACGCAAAAGTAGATACTAGTGATAGATATATGAATTATAATCTACAAAAACCAGACTATACTCCTGCAACTTTTGAAGAGGTAGTAGCTGATAGTAGCGGTAAAATTAAAGTAAAAGAAACAAGAGAAATAAAAGATAACCAGATAAAATTCTGTTAATTATGTCAAAAAAATGTGTTGTAAATAGAAACGATAACGGAGATATAACTTCAGTAGAAGTTGTAAACCTTTCATATACACCAAATACAGATAATATTAAATTTGATATTAATGATGAAAACCAATCAGGTATAGATGTATCAGAAGCAATAAAATTAAATAATAACAACCCATTAAATTTAGCTCCTAATGGAAAACCAAGTATTCTTTATAATACATATAAAGAAATGGGATATTCTGAAGAAGAAGCAATCAAATTGGTTAGCGAAGTTTATTCTGAAAGATTTAGAAACTTCTTCGGAGATTGGTTAAATGATCCTGAAAATTCTTCAAAAGTGGTTGATGAAAATGGTCAACCTAAAATAGTATGGTCAGGACATGTTTCTTCAACTATAACAAGTAATATAAATGGTGCACAGTTCCAAGGTTACAGAATTTATGGTAATGAGTATAATAGTTTCAAACAAGACGGTGAAAAACCACAGGATTATAGATTTAGTAATACTGCTTTATTTGTAGAAGATAAAAAACTTGCATTGACATATTCTACAGGAATAGATGCTTTCAATACTTCTGAAAGTTTTATGCAAAAATATGCACCAAAAGATTCATTCCTTGAACCAGTATTTTTAAATATAAGAAAATACGAAGAAGTAGAAGAGGTAAGTAATAAAATAATACCTAGAATAGATAGTTCTATAGAAGAGGGTATAGACGGTTTCTATGGTGGAAATAGAGCTCCTTATAAAGATTTTAAAACATGGGCAATACTTGACGAAAATCAAGTACTAAATGCTAAATCACCAGAGTATATAAATAATGAAACTATATTATTAAATAATGTAGTAAAGGTACTAAGTAATAAAGGTCTTACATCAGACGTATATTTAATGACTAATGATGAGATAGTTGAAAAATTAAAACAACTTGGTATTTCTGAAAATATTGCGAGAGAGCTTGTTTTAAAACATGGGTCTCCACATAAATTTGATAGGTTTTCTACCGAAAAAATAGGAATAGGGGAGGGAAATCAAGCTTTCGGATGGGGATTATACTTTACTGAAATAGACCGTATAGCAAAGTATTACGCTCATAAATTATCTACTATAAAAAAGGAACCAAATATACCTAATAGGATAATTACAAAACTTAACTCAAACGGAATATATGGTATATATAGCAGTGAAAGTAGGGCAGAGGTATTACGTCATATAGATATGAAAATAAGTTCAATAAAGAAGTCTATAGTTAAAGTAACACCTTCTTATGTTAAGGAACGTATGTATGAAATACTTGAGTATTATACTTTAGAAGGATACTTGGAAGATTCTAGAATGCTATTAGAGGGATATACAACTATAAACGATTTAGATCATCATAATAAAATGTTAGAGTTATATTCACAGGAACCCTCAGAAGACTTATTTTTTAAAATATATGAAGCAATAGAAGAAGAAAAGCTTAATACTATTAAAAATTTAGAAGGAATAGCCGAAGAGATAAAAGCTTTAAGAAAATCAGTTATTAAACCCCACCTTTATAGCGTAACAGTACATAAAGGTAAATCACCAGAACAATATACATTTATAGAATGGGATAATACAGTATCAGAAGAAGTATTTAAAAAAATAAATGATTTGGCAATTTCTAAAAATGACGTTATAATAAAGATGTTATCTGAGGGTATTAATACTAAAAATATTGAAGGATCCGCTTTATATAAAAACTTATCAAGACAATTAGGCTCTGATAAAGCAGCCTCTCTATTCTTACTAGAAGCAGGTATTGACGGTATAAAATATCCAGCAGAATCTATTTCTCGTGGAGCTACCTCTGATACAGCAAGAGGATTTAATTATGTAGTTTTTGACGATAGTGCTGTCACTATAGAAAATGTAACAAGTTTTAGTAAATCACTAATTGACAATGGTTTAGCTACAGTAGTAGGTGGATTTTATAGAAAAGATACACGACAGATATTTATTAATAAGGAATCTAATGACGTATTAAATACTACTATACACGAATTTTCACATCCAATGATAGGATGGTTAATAGAGAACAGAAGAGATTTATTTGAAGCAGGTATAAAATTACTTAAAGAAAATAAATCAGAAGTTAAGAATTATATTGAAAGAGTTAATAAATTATATCCTGATCTTAAAGAAAACAGCGATGCTTATTGGGAAGAAGTAATGGCTGAGTTAATAGCTAACAATGGTGTAGAAATTATCAATAGAGAAAAAAAATCAGATATTGCAAAATGGTTGGAAAGTATATGGAACGCATTTAAAAATATGGTAGGTATAACAGGTTATACTGCCGAAGATGTTTCCAACATGACTGTTAAAGAATTTGCATATGCTGTGAATGCTGAAATGTTCAATGAGGAAAAATTAGACTCATTACTAAGAGTAGGAAGAAGAATAGGTTTTGATTACGACACAGACCTTACAGCTAGAGAAAGATTTGATATTCCCAAATTAAAAAGAATAAGCGCAGGTTCTGATAGAATTGTTTATGAGCTAGACGATACAAAGGTAATAAAAATAGCAAAAACAGCTAGAGGGCTAATGCAAAATATCTATGAGGGAAGCTATGACTTAGTAGAAGAAGAATTATTACCTGATATATACGAAAGAGGTCTAAATTATGTTATAATAGAAAAAGTACCTCCTATAAAGGCAAGGGATTTAGTACCAACATATGATGTAGAGGGAGAACAAATAGGAACAGAAAGGGCAGAAAAAATGTTTGCAGATTTTTCAAAATTTTCTCAAATTGATTTTGATAGTCAATCACAAAAATTAATAGATACCTTATACAAATACGGAATGTTTTATATTCTTAATAGAGAGGTGTTATTTGGTGATTTTTCTAGAAAAGCCAATTGGGGAATTAAAAATGGAAAACCTATTCATTTAGATGGTGGCACATTTGCTGGGACAAGATTATTATCAGAATATAGAGGTAAGAATAATCTAGAAGATGAAGACTTTAGGGAAGTGTACAATAGATCTAAATCCTTTAAAAAAGTTATAGGAGATAGAGATAGAAATACAATGTTCAGTTTAATTGATAATAATGATTTGGATTATAGCGGTAATATAAAACCAGAAGTATTAGCAGAAATACAATCAGAGAGGGAAGCTATAAAAGCAGAAGCACAAGCGAATGGTACTTTTATGAAAGCACCAAATGGAAAAGCTACTAATCTAAACGAAGCACAATGGCTAGACGTAAGAACAAAACGGTTTAAAGATTGGTTTGGTGATTGGGAAAACGATGCGAAAAACGCTTCTAAAGTTGTAGATAAAAACGGTGAGCCTTTGGTTGTTTATCATGGAACTAATAATGAATTTACAGAATTCACTAATAAACAAGGGATTCGTGGAGGTGTAGTTACATATAATGTAGACAGTAAATTACATTTTTTTTCTGAAAATAAATATTATGCAGAAAATGCTGCAAATGTAAGGATTGAAAACTTTGGTGGAAAGAAAAATATAAAAGAAGTATTTTTAAATATAAAAAAATTAGAAGATTGGAGTAAAATTACTGAAGATATAGACTATAAAGTTAAAGATGAAAAAGGAAGTTTCTTATATGAGTTTGGAATTGATAAAAACAGTGAGTTGTGGCAATTATTTGATGGAGGTGAATGGGACATGACTCAATCCTTAATAAATAATAATAAGGATGGAATTAAATTAATAGAAGATACAGGAGACAATACTTATGCAGTTTTCTCTCCCAACCAAATAAAATCAGCAACAGAAAATATAGGAACATATTCTGCAAATACTAATGATATTAGATATAGTTTAGAAAATATTGAAAATATAAATGTAGTAGAAAATGATTATATAGAGTCTGAATTATTTAAAGATATTTCGTCAGTACCTTTTATAACAAAAGAGCAATCATTAGGAGTTTATAAATCCATATATACAGAAGGTTTGGACTATTGGAAAGATAGTGATGTCAAATGTTAATTTAATAATTAATATATTTTAATATTTCAAATATTATTTATATATTTGCAATAAATAGAAAAGAAAATATGTCACAATGTTCAATAAGAAATAAAAATACTGGAGAACCTAAATTATTTTATACCTCAGATAAAGGAGAAATATTCACTTCTTTATACGAGGTATTAAACAATACTACCAACTCATATTATATAGGATTTTTAAATGAAAGAGAGGAGTTTGACAGTAAAATAGAAGTACCTATTTTTGACGAAAGTACTCAAAATGGAAAGATTCAAAAATATATAAAAAATGGTTATTTAGATGAAAAACAAATATCTGATAATACATTTAAGGCTGTTGACGAAATGGCAGCGGATATTTTAGAAAGAGAGTTATTAAGTACTTCAGAATATAATTCATTTAAAAGAAATGGATTAGAATTTTCATTTGGTGATTTTAAAATGGGTACATCAAGAGATTTACCTGAACTTTCTAATGTAGTTATTGAGGCAGTAGAAATATATAATGAACTTAGTAAAACAGTAAAGGAAAAACCTGTAAAATACGATGAGAAACAGTTATCTAATATGATTGTTTCATTTATGAAAAAATTAGGATTTTCTTTTACGAGTATAGAGTCTTATAAAAATAATTATAAATTAAAATTCGGTGTAGAACCAAACGCAAAAGCATTAATAGATTTAAACCAAAAGATAGTAGCTTTATCAAAAGGTGAGATAGAATTAGATACTTTGACAGAAGAGTTTTCGCATTTTGTAATAGAATCTTGGAATCAAGACGAAATATCTAGAATGCTAAAAACAGTAAACAATACAAAAGAATATATAGAGTTTGCAGATTCGTACAGAAAAATATATTCGAAACAAATAACAGACCCTGCTTTATTAGAGACGGCAGTTAGAAAAGAAGTACTGGGTAAAATGTTATCTAATGCTATAAAAAGTGATTTTACAACAGAAGGTAAGACTGAAACAGAAATGAATTTCTATAATAAACTTATAGAAATATTAAAAGGATTTATAAACTTTGTTAAATCTAAATTTAATACCGATTTAAATAACAGTATTAATGAGATGGCGAGAGATATAAATAATAGATTATATAATGAAACACTTTCAAGTAAGTTAAATCCAAATATGTCCCCTACGTTATCTGTAATGTATTCTGTAGATGATACAACTTTAAAAAGAATAGAGCAGTTGGTTAAAACACCTAATAACGTAATATTAGATGATGAATTAAAAAAAGAAGTAGATCAATTATTCAATACTATAATTTCTGTAGCCATAAGCTCAAATAAAGAGCTTAGTATGTTAGCAGATGAGGAAATTACACCTCAAGAATTAGCGTATACTATAGAGCAACTTTTAGGTACCGAGGAAATAGCTAGTAGAGCATGGGCATTCTTTAATAATTTAGATATTAATAACCCACAGTTTTCTCCACAAAATAAAGAAGAATTAAGTAGGTTTAAAGAGTACATTACTCAGAAGGGAGAAAAGGCTTTAAGAGAATTGACATTATTAAAAGGTAACTTTAGTAATATACAACAAGTACATAATAAAGAAGTTGTATTAGAAAGAATGATAGCTAAATATGAACCTAATAAATCCGAAGAAGAAATAAAAAAAATGGTAAATAATGCCGAGTATGGTATAAAAAGATTACAAACAGATACTTCTGGATTTATAAGATTATTTGGACATACTTTTAAAGCATCGAATCTATTTGTTAGACAGCTCGCTGTAATAATAGCTAGTTTGAATAATACATATGTGCATAAGTTTATGCAAGACATGCAGGAGAAAATGTTACCGTTAATTCCTCATATAAATAAATTAAAGAATTTTATATCAGGAAGTTATTTTAAATCAGATATTGACTCTGAAAAAATCGAAAATGATATTAGATCTTTTGAGTTAGAAATACTTAAAGAAGTATATCCTGACATATATGGATCAATGAGTTTTGAAGAATATGTTGATATGTATCAACAGTTTGGTATAAAAGAACTTAGCGATAAGGACGAAAATTATTACAAATATTTATATTTATATGATAAAAAAGTAGTAAATGAAAAATGGTTAGATCAAAAAGTAAAAGACAGATTAATAAACTTTAATAATAAACTAGATAGTTTAAACATAAAAGGAGATATATGGAATTCTGATTTTTACAGGGCTCAAAAAAATATGTCAAGAAGAAGATCAGATGATACTATAATGTTGGAACAAAGAAGAGAAGATTCTAACCCATATAATCAAATAGGAGAACTTAAAACTGGTTTCAAAGTATATTTTTATAAAGATATTAAAAATTTGGAAAATATAGATAAGAGTAACGTAGTATCTATAAATCCTAGACATACTTTATTTTATGGGGAAAATGAACCAGACGATAAAGAATTAGTATTTCTATATGATAGCTCAAATACTTCAAAAGAAGCTGAATTGGCTTTTAATTATATGAAGTGGAATAGTATATCTATACTTGATTTAAATAATAATGGATCTGTAAGCAGAGATACTATAAAAGATAACTTCTCTAACGAATATAGAAGTTTTATAAAATCTCTTAATAAGAAAGGCTTACCTAAAGCAGAAAAAACAAAAGAAATAATAAAATGGTTAGATAATTCTTTAATGTTTGAACCAACAGATGAATATTGGGAAAGCAATGACGGAACTTCTGGAATAAATTTTAAAGGGTTTTATAATAGTGGGGCGTCTATGATGGACATGTTCCATATGAATATACTAGAAAAAAGATATAAAGAATTAGCAATGCAAAAAAGGCTTATTCTTAGAAAGTATAAACTTAAAAATGATTATAAAGAAGTAGACATTGCAAGCATATCATTGCATGATAAAGAAATAATGACAGAGTTGGAGGATAAAATGTCTAACATAGTTAGAGGAAATGTCGTTGATGATAATGGTAATCAGATGGATAACATATCTAAATTATTTGAAAAAAATGATATTACTGAATTATATTTAAGAGGTAACGGAGAAACTTCACTGAGATTTAATCAAGCTTTTAATGAGTATTTTGAAAATATCATAGGTAAACCATTTGAAATGGCTTCAATTAAGGAAATAGAGAGATTTTTCTCAGATAGAAATAACTTCAATGTATCTAGATATGGAGGTTCTTTGGCGAACTTAAAAAGAGATATTAAACATAATAAAAATACATCTTTTATACAGACTTATAAACAGAATGCTAGAAATTTAGGATTACCAGAAACATCAGAAGGTATATTAAAGGCATTTTATATTACGAACTCACCCTCTTGGTATAAAAGATATGACGCAAATAACGAATACGATGATTTTATAAGAAGTTATAAAAGTGGAAAGATAGATGTAGAAGCTTTAATTGAAAATTACCTTAACTCTAATACTGATGAAGTATTATATAACGGTAAACCTTTAAAATTAATGAGAATAACTCCGTCTTTTAAATTTTCAGTACCTTTCGAAGAAAAAATAGAAGATTTATATGATGAGTATTTTAATTCTACTTCTGATGAAGAGAAGTATAATATTCTACATAGAATGGCAGGATTTACAAATGTAGATGAAAAATATAAAACAGGCTTTGATATTTTAAATAATAAAGAAGATTTAAATATATATATATTAATGATGGATGCTCACCTACTTGGTCTTAAAAAAGAGGATGCATTAAATAAAAGATATATATTTCTTAGACCTCAACAGAGAATAACAGATTATGAGAGAACTTCTGCGTTTGTAAACAAAGGTAATAAATGGGATCAAGTAAAGGATTACTTTGCAGAACAGTTATCTTTCAGACCAGATGATAACGAGTTTGATTATAAATCAAAAACAATTCCTAAATATGGGTATTACAAGTTAGGCAAATCTGAATTAACAAACGATGTATTTCATAGTTTAGTATGGAGATTAAATAATGCAAATTTAAGAGATCAGAGAAAGAAACATTGGCAAGATGCTGTAGCTATGAAACAGGGTTTTGAGGCATTAGAATTTGAAAATGGTAAAAAACCTACTGATACTAATTATGGCAAAATGATTGACGAAATGTTTGATTTTAACTTTTATGGTAAAACAACTCCAGCAAAAGTTCAATTTAAACTACCAGGCTCAGATAGAGTAATAGATTTATCTAAATTCTTAATAGGTTTAAAACACCTAGGTGTTAAAACGTCTTTAGCTTTTTCACCGATTGTAGGTATAACAAACTTTACCAGTGGTCTTACTCAAAATTTATTAATGTCAATGACAGGTAGAACTATATATTCTACCTCCAATAAAAGAGCTGCTAAAACACTTGCAAAAATGTTTCCAGACTCTCTAAAAGACGTAGGTAAATTTAATCCAGAAGCAAAGATAAATAGAATAATGTACTCATTTGGGGTATATAATATAGAAGATAGATATGCAAACTCACAATATAATACTGTATTAAGATTGTTACCACAAGCAGGATTTGCGGCGATGTCTATAACAAACTTTCCTTTACAAGCACAGTCTACTTTAAGTAAACTAATGGAATATAGACTTATAGACGGTAAATTTCAATCTTGGAGAGAGTTTTCAATATCTGAAAAAACAAAAAATCCTTCAATGTCTGATGGAGATATTAAAGCTAAATTTGATTTATATGAATCGGACAGTATGTATGATTTTATAAATGACGATGGTAGTTTTAACATGGGTCTCTTAAACAGTAAAGGATACGAAGGAGATATTGAAAGAGATAAAGTATTTGTTATGGGAGCAATAAGAAATGTTGTAGAGCTTACAACAATGGAAATTGCCAAATATAACGAAGGATCGGCAGGTAGAGACCCTTCTTGGGGATTTGTACTATCTCTTAAAAAATGGTTAGTATTGGCAACCAGCAACATGTTTTCTAGAAGAAGATATGATATAGACGGTGAAGAAGAAGGATTGGTATTCTCATATAAATATGTGTATAAAATACTTAAAGATTTTATAAAAGATAAAAAGAAACTTAAAGATTCTTATGATGAATTAGATGAGGTTGCTAGAAAGAATGTTAAAATGTCTATGACAATTAGCGCAACATTATTTGCAATGTTGGCATTAACAATTTTACTTAAAAAAGCAGCTGATGACGATGACGAAGAGGATAATTATATGTTACAATTATTGGCATATATGTCTATGAGAAATCTTAATGAAACTTTTTCAGGTAATGTCGGTATAGGGCAGGCTTATTATGAAGCGGTTCAAAATCCTATAATGTTAGGAACAACCCTTAAAAATATGACTAATATAGTTAAATTTGGGGATATTGATGAAACTGTTCAAAGTGGTAAATATAAGGATATGAATAAATATGTAAGCGGTATAATAAAAGCTACTTCACTTAGAAATCCTTATACAGTGAGTTCAGCCAATACGTTAGGTGAGACTAGAAAATCATATGAATTTTTTAATCAACAGAATAGTTTTTATCATATATTTGATTTAATACCTAATGAGGATAATAATGGAAAATAATAAATTAAATTTTAATACCAGCGGAGATAGTGATTGTGCTAAAAAACAAAAAGAAGATTATAATAACTATCTCCGTATAGAAAATTGTAAAGAAGAAGAAAATAATTTTAATGTAGATCCGTGTTTTTTTGATTATAATAAAATATATTTTATGCAGTATTTATCAGAATATACACATTTCCATAATAAAATATTTGATTTAAGTTTTGATATAAGTTTTGAATAATGGAATATATAGATATAAAAAAGTTAATAGACGTAATCAGAAAAGAAACCAAGAAACATGCTAACACTAAAGAAAGGGTTTCTAAAGTATTAGATGAATTACTGGATTTCACCAAGAATAACTATCAATTGGTAGGAAATTATGTATTACAGGAGGATTTGAATAATTATTTAAATAGTAAATTAAATGTAGACGGATCTAATATAGAGAATTTAGAAGAATGGAAAATAATATTGAACTATTATGATAAGACAGAAACTTATTCTAAGGAAGAAATAGATGCTTTATTAAATGTTATAGAAGTTACAAAAAGTGAGTTAGATATTTTAATAGAGAATAGTCAACTAAAAGTAAACAGCGTTTATAAAATAACTGAAATAGAAAGTTGGTATGAATATTATGAGCCAACAGACACTGTTTATTTAACCGCAATATCTAATAATCAACTTTCTACAAAAGGATATGGTGAATTTTACGTACCAAAATATAATATGACAGATGTATTTCAAGGTATCTGGAAAGGAAAATTCTTAGAAAATGGTATAGATAAAGATGGTAATTTGATACCTGAGTCACAGCCAGATGGTGGTCAACCATTAGAACCAATTTATAATATAGGTGACAAAGTTATATGGGGTGGATTAGTATGGAGAAATATTTCTGGAGATTTAGGTAATAATAAATATTTATGGTATAATCAAGACGAGGAAACAGAGTATGTTTTTGATCTTCATAATTACTTGAATCCAGAGGATTGGGAACTAGTGCCAGTAAATGATATTGATTATATTATTGAAAGATGTAATATAGAGTATGATTATATTAATGATACAATTATTTACAGAGAAAATAAATTTGGTAATATATTAAAAATTAGTAACTATAATATTTATAATAGTTTACAGTATAATTTTCAATTTTCTACATCAGAAGAACTAATATCATTTGCTAATATTATAAAAAGTTTTCAATGGGGAATAGAATATATTGAAAATGGTTGTAAAAACAATTTAATGTTAGATTCAATTGTAGAAAACTGTAATCTTGTAGGAGTTTTCAGAGATAATATTATTTTAAATAATTCGTCTTTTATACAAAATCAATTTTTCAGCATATCATTTTATGAGAATAGAATAGAAAACAGTTCTGCTTTTAGTTATAATACTATCAACTTTTCTCATATAAAAAATAATACTATATTAAATAATAGTTATGTAAATAATAATGTTTTTAAATATTTCAATACTTTTAGTAATAATGTTATAAATAAAGACAGTTATTTTAGAAATAATATATTTTATCCTTATAAAGGAATAATAAGTAATACTATTGAAAGACATTCAGGTATTAGAGATAATGTAATAAAATTTGATGAAATGTCATATAATACTGTTATTACTAGTTCTAGTATTAGTGACAATAAATATTATTTATCTATAAAAAGTAACATATTAGAAAATTCTTCTAGTATAAATAATAATGATGATGGTAATATATCTGTCAATAGTTTAACAGGATATATAAGAGAAAATACATTAAAAAATTTCTCTAAAATTGAGTATAATACTTTTGTAGAAGAAGGTAAAACAGTAGATGGTACTATAAAATCTATTTATGGAAATAAATTAATTAATAATTGTTCAATCAATAATAATACTATTAAGAATGGTTCAAGAATATTTGGACATACGTTAGAATATTATTCAACAATAAACGGAAACACTTTAGATACGGAAGCTAATATTTATAATAATCAACTTGTTCAAAATGGAAAAATTGATAATAATATTTTAACAGGTCATGGTAGAATTTATGGAAATCAATTAGATAGACAATCTGAAATAACAAATTGTAAATTAAGAATTTCTCCAGCAACTTCTTACTCATCTGGAATTCATACAAATAAATTATTTACAGGAAAAATACAAAACATTGATTTTGGAAATATTGTAAACCCAGAAGGAACAAATCCTAATGACCATAATTTTGGTGGAAATGCTTTATCAGGATGTATTATTGAAAATAATTCGATAATTAAAGATTTAACATTCCATGACATTGGTAATAAGTATATTCAATTTGTTAAAATGAATGGGTTTTCAGAATTTAAAAATATTACAATAAATGACTCAATTAGAAATGTAGATTTTATAAATACTATTTTTAATGAAACTTCTGATTATTCTAAATTAATAGATGGTAGCGGTTATCAAACAGATGGTTTTACAAAAACATATATTGATGGTAAATTATTAACATTATCAAAATTAGATGATACTTACATACCACTTACAGGAACAGAAGAGGGAAAACCCATTATTGGGGGTATTGAACTGATGGAATTAAATAATAATTTTTGGATTAAAGGTGCAAATTATCCTGATAATTATTTTTCATTAAGTTTTACAGAAGGAGGTATTTCTTTAGTACACACCGATGTAGTATCAGGAGAAATTAAAAGTTTTTCTATTAATTCAGATGGTATGGGTATTGGTAGTTATGATTTCTCATCCGTACAACCAGAAAATAAATTTATATATGCACAAAGACAATATGTAGACAACGTAGCGGAAACAAAGCAAGATGTTTTAAATGAGACCAATTTAGGAGAAATTATAGATACGCAATTATCTATTAAAATGACTCCAAGTAATAATGACGAAATTGTAATGTTAGATAGTATTACTGGTGAAGCAGTAACAGCAAAATATAGCTCTTTTGAAAAACCATTAAAAGTTATAACTATAACAGGAAATATCACATTATCTGATATACATAATAATGCTATATTACACATAGTTAATACATGTACAATAACAGTACCAACAGGTATATCTACTAATTTTTCATGTAATTGTTATGTAAAAGGAGCTTTTATGGCAACATTTGTAAGTGGTGGTGTAATACTTAATGCACCCAATGGTTTATATCTAAAAGCAGATAAAATGGCGGTATTGTATAGTAATGATATAAACAATTTTAATTTATTAGGAGAACTTTCAACTACATAATATATGAGACATTTAATTTTTGGAAGAAGATATGTAATTGAACCAGGTTCAAAAGAAGTTGGTACGTCAATAACAGAGACAAGTTTTAGATATAGCGGAGGAGTATTAGCACCTAATGGAAAAATATATTTTGCACCTTCAAATAACTCACAGGTGATGGAATTCAACCCCTCAACATATGCTATAAGTTACGTAGGTACTAACTATGGAACAGGAAGTAGTAAATGGTTTGGAGGAGTATTAGCACCTAATGGAAAAATATATTTTGCACCTAGATTAGCTACTCAAGTTTTAGAATTAGATCCAACTACTTTAACTACACAATTAGTTGGAAGTGTATACTCAACAACTTCGGTACATAAATGGAGAGGTGCCGTCTTAGCTCCAAATGGTAAAATATATTTTATACCTTACAATATTAACCAAGTAATGATGTTAGATCCATCAACATTGACTACACAATTAATAGGAAGTATTTATGGTGGAAACTTTACATATAAATGGATAGGTGGGGTCTTAGGTAATAATGGTAAAATATATTGTGCACCAGGTAGTGATTCACAGATTTTAGAAATAGACCCAAATACAAATACTACTCAAAGAGTAGGAAGCGTGTATAGTGGGGCAGATAGTTGGTACGGTGCTTGCTTAGCACCTAATGGTAAAATATATTTTGCACCTTATAATACTAATAATGCGTATATCCTAGAGTTGGATACTACAACTATGACTACACAATATGTCGGTAATGTTTTTTCGACATCAAATAATAAGTATACAGGAATATCATTAGGTAAAAACGGATTATTATATTTGACAAATGGGAATAATGGTGTTACACAGGTATTAGAATTTAACCCAAATACATACACCCATAGATCAATAGGACTAAATTTAACAGGTAATAATATTAAATGGGACGGAGGAGGAGTGTTAGCCCCTAATGGTAACTTATATATAGCACCTTTAATTACATCTAAAGTAATGGAAATATATAATACAGATTCACCTTTAGTAATGTTAACAGGTAATGATATACCAACAGACCTAAGTACATTACCAACATCAGATTATAATAAATATCGTAATAAATTTTAAATATGGAAATAGCAATTATAAGTACAAAGGAAGTATTATTTGATGCTCCTTTACAAAAGAAAGGAAAGATAAAAGTAACCCTTAAAGTATCACAAAATTATGGTACTTGGGACTTAGATGTAAAATATTTTGGAATACATGTGGTAACTAAAACAGTAACTAATTATGTCCAAACAGGTGTGAACGACGAAAACGGTCAACCTATTTTTGGAAATGTCGATATAAGTCAGACATATGATGAAATAGTTCCACTTAGAGAAAAAATGTTAACAAAATCAGATCAAGAAATGAATATGTTATTTCAGGCAGTAGGTAAAAGTATACTACCTAATGAGTTTCCATATAAATTTTATGAAATACAAAAAGATGCATTGTTAATGTATATTAGAACTGATTTTATAAATCTAGAAGAACCTGATGAGGCTAAAAGAGTATGTATATTTGGGTTAAAACCTGAAGAATTTATAATATATAATGAATAATTATGTTTTGGAGTAGAGATTATACATTTTATAATGATAAAGAAACTTTAGAAAAATATAGAAAATATTTAAAAGTACTTCTTTATATAAAAGGAAGAGATCCAAAAGATATTCAAGAATATTTGAATGCTTATAATTATTTTATTACACATCCATCTGAATTTGATGGCGCAACAATAGTAAAAGATTTAGTAGATTTTGGAGAGTTGGACTTAGATGCAATGTTACATGATTACGAATATATAACAGGTAGTAATAGAAACATAGTAAAGAAATTTAAATCTGACTTAAAGTATATTAAAAATATGGAAAAAAATGGAAAAGGAATTAGGGTAGTAAGATTCATATTACTAACAATAGCTGGAATAGGTACAATACCTTATAGTTACTTTAAACATTTATTGAAAATTAAGACATCTTGAAAAAGATGTCTTTTTTATTTGCATATGTCAAAAATTTTTCGTATGTTTGCAAAATAAAATTAGAAAGTATGAGTAAAGCAAAAGACATTATTCCAAAAATTATAGGATGTACCTCTAAAACAGAGGCACTCACGGTTTTGAATGATATATTGGAGGCATTACACTTGTCAGAAAGTTATACTAATTTAATAAAAATTAGGGATAGTTTTTCTGAAAAAAAACAAGAGTATAATGAAATTACCGATAATTATAACAGCAGTGAGAAAACAATAGAAGACATGTTGGAAGCAAGAAAACATTTAAATTTCTTGTATAGAGACATATCAGACCAGTTTAGTTATATAATAAATAAGAATAAAATCTTATTTGAGGAGGAAAAAACTTCTGTAAGAGCTGAATCTATGAAGAGGCTAAGAGAGGACGAATCGGTACAAGAGTTGTTCAAAACAAAGTCAACAAGTGGATTGAGAGATATTGTAGGATTAGATGACGGTTATAAAGAATATATAGCCAACGCTTCAATATCCTATGGATTATACCAAGAGTTAAACAATATATTAACTTCCATAAGAATGTTTATAGATTTCTTAGCATCAAGTATTAGAGCAGAACAATTAATAAATGAAAAAGACGTAAAATAATATGAATTTAAATTTTAAAAGATTACCAATTGAAAAAACATTGTTTTTTGATATTGAAACAGTAAGAGCAAATGAAACATTGGACGTAAATTCAAAAGAGTTTGAGTTATACAGAAAGAAAATACGTAATAAAGATACGGATGAACTTCCTAGTATAGAAGAGACTTTGGAAGATTACAATAGAAGAGCGGCATTAAAAATGGGGTACTCTACTATTATAACAATTGGTGTTGGATATGTTAGAGCAGGAGATGCTTTTATCAAACATCTTAGTGGTACAGAAGAAGAAATCTTAAAAGAGTTCATAGTAATTGCTTCTAAATTTGATTATCTATGTGGAGTAAATATATTAGGATATGATTTACCTTTTATATATACAAATGCATCTAAATATTTTGATTTTACTGAAATTATACCTGATAGATTTGTAACTTCAGGTAAAAAACCTTGGGAATTAAAAAATATAGTAGATTTATTAGAAGTTATTAGAGGAACACATTATGCCAATATGTCACTAGATGAAATGTTATATCATTATGACTTAGATAGTAGTAAAGATGATATTGATGGCTCAATGGTAAGTAATGAATATTATACCAACGGTATAAATAAGATAATCCCTTATGTTAAAAAGGATGTATTTGCAACAATGAATCTATTTCTTAAAATGCAATTTCAAAAACCTTTTACTGATTTTGTAGATAGATCACCTATAGATAATAGTGGATCAAGTACAAAAGAAGTTGAGAAAGACGGTGACGATTTTAACGAGATAAATTTATTGGAACTATTATACTCAACAAATTATTTATCAGATACAGTAAAAAAAGGGATCGTAAAAAGACTTGAAGGTAAAAAATTAACAGTAAAAGATAAATCTTACTTACAGAATTTATTGGAAAATATTTATATAAGAAGTGAATTTATGGATACTGATAACTCAGATGTTGTACAAGCAAAGAAAGCAGAAATAAGTGATTTTATCAAAAATATTAAAAAATAAAATGGAAGAAACAAAAGTAGTACTAACAGTAGAAGATAGTTATGATGGAATAGATGGTTTTAAAGTAGAGGAACTAATTAGAACTTTATTTGATTTACCTGAAAATGTAGTACCTGAAACATTAGTTATAGGTTATAATGATTTAGTTAATTATACTTCTTACATCATGGGATCAACAATGGATTCCACATTAAAAAATGTTGAAATTTTAAAAAAAAGAAATAATGATATTACCTAGACAGTTTGAAGATAAATCAGGAAAGTATGAACATCTTAATGGTAAACCAAAATTATCATATAGTCAAATATCAAGTTGGTTAGATCCAACATATAAAGCAGGATATATTAAACAATATATCGCAGGTATAAAACTACCAAGTGGTATATTTGCTGAATTTGGATCTGCGTGCGGCACATATATAGAAGCTTTAGGAACTGGAGATATTTCTGTACATGACGAGTATAAACATCTATTATCAGATTTTGATAAAGAGGTTTTAGAGGGATTAGAGCTTCCTAAAAATTCAGTATATGAAGACCTTATTGTAATAGATATGGGGGATTTTGTTATAGAGGGTTTTATGGATAGATGTACTTATTTGGAAGAAAATAGATTGTCTGTATTTGATTATAAAACAGGTTCTATTGTTAAAAAAGAGGGTTTTTATGCTTCAAATGATTACAAACAGACAGGTGTTTATGCCTATGCTCGAGATTTAGAAGGTTATGAAATAGTTGATTGTGGAGTAATTATTTTAGACAGAGCAGGTAATAATTCTCCTAAAAGTCCATTAAGACTGACAGGAAAAACAAAGTATATAGAAACACCTTATATTAAGAAGAATATAGAGAAGTTTTTAGAAAAAGACGTAAGAAAAGTAGCAAAAGAAATCTCCGAATATTACACAAAATATTTAGAATTATTTAAATAAAACAAAGATATATGACTGATTTTATTAAATTAGCGAAAGCATATTCAAAAGAAGGGTATTCAGTTATACCTGTAGGTACTAACAAAGTTCCAACAATAAGGGGTTGGAGAGAATTTCAAAATAGAGTGATGACAGATGAAGAATGTGAACTACATTTTAAAAATGCCTATGGCATGGCTCTTATATGTGGAGGAAAGAATAAAATAACTGCATTAGACTTTGATTTGAAATATGATTTTTCAGGAGATTTAATAGAAAGATATAAGTCTAGAATACCAAAAACATTACTTAAAAAAATGTTTGTACAGAAAACTCAGAGTGGTGGATTCCACTTTGTTTTTTCTTGTCCTAAAATTGTTGAAGGAAATCAGAAACTAGCATCTAGATTTACAACAGCAGATGAAAAACACCGTACATATATGGATCATTTTGAGAATCCTATAACTAAAAGTAAGGCATTAAAAATCGCCTCAAATGATATTAGTAGGGTTCTAATAGAGACAAGGGGAGAGGGTGGATATATTCTAATATCTCCTACTAGAGGATACGAAAAAGTGTATGGTAAAATATCAGAGATAACTTTAGAAGAGTATGAAATTTTATTAAATACAGCTAGAGAATTTGATGAGATACGAAAGGTAGATAAAAAAGATAGTAGAAGAAATATACATAATGACAAATGGAAAGTACCTCCTTTCGAGGATTATAATAATAGAGGTGATGTAGTAAGATTACTTGAATCAAATGGATGGAGTGCAGTAGGTGGATTATATGGTAAAAACATTAGATTTAAAAGACCAGGGAAATCTTCTCCTACTTCTGCCCTATTAGATACTTATACAAAAATATTTAATTGTTTTAGTACTAGTACATCATTAGATAATAGTAAAGGGTATAATCCTAGTAGCTTATTTATACATTATGAATGTAACGAGGACGTAGGTGAAGCATATAAAAAATTAGTAGATATGGGGTTTGGAATAAAAAAATAAAAAATACTTGCATATGTCAAAAATTTTTCGTATGTTTGCAGTATGAAAAAAGAGAAAATATTATATGTTATTTTGAAACAGAGAAACATAAAGATTAAAGTAAAAGAAGTTTTAGAAGACGGAAGATACAAATTAATTGACGGAGACATAATATCAGAAAAAGAAATTTTAGAAATCGTAAAAGAATAGTAATAATATGAAAAAATTTGCAGTTGTAACACAAAGTGAAAGTGGCGATGATTACATTTACTTTATCGAAAGTGAGAAAGAGCCAAAAATAAAAGAATTGGAAAAATGGTTAAATAAAAATGGAACTGACGTTTTTGACGGAGAATGTTATGAAAATATACAATTGGTAGAAGAAATAACTGAATTTAAAAGATTAAAATAATATAATATGGAAAATTTACAAAAAGTAAATGCAGTACAAGATGAGTCAAGCCATTGGTATATTATACCTAATGATTTAGTAGACGAATTTTTTGAAGATAACGAAAACGAAGATCTAATAGATAGCGGTGAGTTTGATAGAAAATGGGAGCAGTATATGACAGGAGGTGATTTAAACTTAGTGCAATTATATGCAGATTTATCAAATTTACCTTTATATAGATAATAAAATTTAAAATGGAAAACAAACAAGACACATTAAAAAGATTAGGATTTTACCATTCGAAAGACATGGATGGTTTTTTCTCAGGAGCAGTATTAAAATATAAATATCCTGACATCGAATTGATGGGATGGGATTATAGAGATGAAGTACCTTCATTCGAAAGTATGGAAGGATATGACGAAGTAATATTAATTGATATTACATTTCCATTTGATATTTTACAGGAACTTGGGACAAAAACAAAATTAACAGTAATAGATCATCACGTAAGTTTTAAAAAACAAGTAGATGATTTTCCATTTCTAGTATCATTTGAATATATCTATGATGACAAACTTTCAGCATGTGAATTAGGGTTTAAACATTATTTTGGATATGTACCTCCAATTGTAGAATTAGTTGGAAAATATGATACTTGGAGAGCCAATGGGACTAATGAATGGGAAACCTCTGTATTACCTTTAAAATACTTTTTATACGGTAGGGTAAATAAACCAGAAGATGTTAAAGATTATTGGTTTATTAGCGCAGAAGAATTATATTATGAGGACATATTGGACGAAATGATTGAAATAGGTAAATCAATTATGGAGTATGAGAAAAAAATGGATGAGTCAAGAGCCACAAGTTATGCTTTTGAAAAAGAAGTTTATAACGGACTAAAAGCTTTATGTATAAATACTAACTTTATGAGTTCAGATACACTTGCTTCAAAGTTTGATAGTTCAAAACATGATTTAATGATTGGTTTTGCTTACAATGGTAGAAATTGGGGAATAAGTCTTAGAAGTGTTGGAGACAAAGTAGATGTTTCACAAATAGCAAGAGAACGTGGCGGGGGTGGGCACTCCCAGAGTGCGGGTTTCCAAGCATCTACTTTTGATGATATTTTTAAATAAATTTGTTTTTTAATTTTAAAATTAATACTTTTGTAAGATATTAAAAGATTTATTATATTTGTTCTATAATGTTGGTCTGAAACTATAGAACATTTAACAATATATTAAACCCTTTTTATTGAAATGGTACTTCAGACCTACCATTGATTTAAAAAGGGTTTCTTTTTTAATATTATGAAAAAATTTGGAATTTATAAGATTACTTGTAAAGTAAATAATAAAATTTATATAGGTAGTACAGAAGTTTGTTTTAAGCAAAGATTTAAAAAACATAAACAAAGACTTAGAAATAATTATCATGAAAACGATTATCTTCAAAAATCTTGGAATAAATATGGTGAAGATAATTTTGTTTTTGAAATTTTAGAAGAAATATCAGATAAGTCTAAAGTCAAAGAAATAGAACAAATATATTTAAATGAGTATGTATTGAAAGGTAAAGATTTTTGCTTTAATTTAAGTAAATCGGCTACAGGAGGTAATACTATTACAAATGATGAAATAAAAGAAAAACATAGACAAGGTGTTATAAATTCTTATACAGATGAACTTCGGGGAATTAGAAGAAAACATTTTAATAGTAGATTATCAGAAATGTTAGAAAAATGTAAAAAAGCTCGCCAAACAGATGAATATAAAGAAAAAGAAAAATTAAGGATTCAGGAAATGTGTAAAACTGAAAAATGGCTTGAAGCAAATAGAAAATCTGTTGCCAAACGTAGAAAACCAGTTGGAACAGATAGAGGAGAAATATTCGAATCTGTTACAGAAGCCTCTGAAATTTTAAAAATTGGTAGAGCAAATATAAGGGCAAATATTAATGGTAAAACAAGTCATTGTTTAAATAGACAATGGTTTTATGTAAATTAAATTATAATAATAGAATATACCAGAGAAAATACTAATAAAGAAATAATATGATTTTATATAAAAAAGATTCAAAAGATAAAATAAGATTTGTTGAAATTTATCCCGAAGGTGATAAAGTAGTACAAAAACATGGAGTATTAGATGGAGCTGTGGTATACAACGAAAGCAAATGTATCGGTAAAAACATTGGTAAATCTAATGAAACAACTCCTGAGAGACAAGCAGAGTTAGAAGCAGAATCTAAACTATTAAAAAAATTAGACGAAGGTTATTACAAAACAATAGACGAAGCTAATAATGAGACTGTAGTATTACCTATGTTAGCTAAAGATTTTAAAGAGGAAGTACATAAAGTAAGTTATCCTGTATACGTTCAACCTAAGTATGACGGAATGAGATGTTTAAAACAAAAAAATATTCTTAAATCAAGAAAGAATAAAGAAATAGACACCATGCCACATATTATGGATACACTTGCACATTTAAACGAGGTTTTAGATGGAGAGTTATATGCACACGGACTTTCTTTTCAGGAAAATATGAAGCTTATAAAAAAATATACTCCAAATGAATCAGAAAAAGTCAAATATATTGTATATGATTTGGTTGATACTTCATTAGTTTTTGAAGATAGATATAAATTATTAAAAAGTATTATTGAAAACAACGAGTCAGAGTATATCGAGTTATCCCCAACATATATAGTAAATAATACAGATGAATTAAATGAAATTCATTCTAAATTTTTATCAGAAGGTTACGAGGGTACAATAGTTAGAATTCCATATGGAAAATATGAAATCAATAAGAGATCATCAACCCTATTAAAATATAAAGATTTTAAAGATATAGCTTGTGAAATTATAGATGTTATTCCATCTGAAAAAAGACCTACTCATGGAATATTTGTATGCGAACACAATGGTGTAACATTTGGTTGCGGTATGAAATTTCCACATAAATTTAGGGAAGAAGTATTAATTAATAAAGAAGATTATATAGGTTCTATAGCAGAAATAAGGTTTTTTGAATATACAGATGACGGAGCGCCAAGATTTCCTGTCTGCGTTGGAATAAGACTTGATATTTAAAAAATATAATTATGAAAATAGTAGTAATATCAGATGTCCATGGAAGAGATTTGTGGAAAAAACAAGTAGAGGAAGAAGCAGATTTATATATCTTCTTAGGAGATTATTTTGATAGTTTTGATATTCCACATGAAATTCAAATAAGTAATTTTTTAGATATTAAAAAGTTTTATGAAGATAATAAAGATAAAGTAATATTATTGGCTGGGAACCATTGTTTATCTGAAGATACAGAAGTATTAACTGAAGACGGTTTTAAAACAATTCGAGATTATAATAATAATCCGAATAAAATAGCCACATATAATAATATAACTGGTTATATTGAATATCAATATCCGTCTAATATAATTTTTAAAGATTATGATGGAGAAATGTATTTATTCGAGTCTAATAATGTTAGTATGCTTATGACACCAGAACACAGAATTTTAGGAGAATTACAAAATGGTACAAATAACGGGTATATTTTCAAAAAAGCCAAAGATTTTAACATAGAATCAAGGTCTTCATTAAAAATTCCAACAGCTGGAAATAATAAAAATAAAGAATATGATATACTAGATGACGAGATAGATTTAGTAGCATGGATATTAAGTGATGGTTCTCTTAGAAAAGGAACTAGGGGAACATCGTATGCAATACATCAAAGTAAAGAAAACAATATTGAAATTATTGAAAATCTTTTAAATAGACTTAATGTTAAATTTTCTAAACAAATTAGGGACAGGAAAATATCGCAAATCTGCGGTGTAAAATTAAAAAGTTGTAAGAAAAGTGTGACATTTAATATACCTCAAGGTAGTATATTAGAAAACTTAATCCAAGGGGATAGATATGATTTTCCAAAATGGTTGAGAAAATTATCAAGAAGACAATTTGATATATTTTTAAATACATATATAAAAGCAGATGGTTATACTAAAAATCAAAGTGCAACCATCCATGGTAATTATAAAGCCTTAACATTTATTCAAGAATTATGTACCTTAAATAATATTAGGAGTTTTATTAAAAAAACAACTAGAGGACATTATGTTTTAAATGTGGCATTAGACAGAAATTCAGTAGAATTTAATATTAAAAAATATTCATCTATTATTAATTATACTGGAAAAGTATTTTGTTTTACACTACCTAATGGTACATTTATTGCTAGAAGAAATGGTAAAGTATTTATAACAGGTAATTGTTTATCCTATATAACTTCCAATTGCGCCTGTTCGGGGTTTAATTATACTTTTTATCATACTATTAATGATATACTTAAACCAATGTATTTAAACGGAGATTTAAAAGCATGTAAGGTAATAGATAATTATTTATTTGTACATGCTGGGGTTTCTAAAACATGGTGTGATTTGTATGATATTGATTTAGATAATTTAGAAGAAAGTATAAATGATTTATTTAAAAGAGAAATATTCGCTTTTTGTTTTCAACATAGTTATTTTAACACAATAGGTGGTATGAACTATAAATATAGATCTGATTCTTATGGAGAAAATTTTTGGCAATCGCCTTTTTGGATTAGACCTAAAAGTTTATTAGAATCAAAAATAGATAATTATATTCAAGTAGTAGGACATACAGCACGTAAAAAGCATACTTTTAAAGAAGGAGTGTGGTTTACAGACACTCAAGAATTTATAAATGAACCTTTAATATTAGAAATATGACATCATTTTTTATACTAATAATTATATTAGGATTAATATATCATTTTGAACCTTCTGTAGATTTAGAGGAAGGATTATTATGGTATAACACAGATAGAAGACTTAAGAAAAGAAATTTTATAAGATTGTTTAATAAAAAAAATTAAATTATGTTTCAAAAATGCCCTATTTGTAACGGAACAGGTATTGATCCAAAATATACATCTTTAAATACAAGACAAGTACCTTGCGATGTATGTTTTGGTAGTAAGATAATTAATACATTAAATGGAAAACCACCATTAAAAATATCTGAAAAAATTAATATATTTCTCAAATCAAGTCAAGATAAAGAGAAAGAGTACTTAGAATTTTTAGAAAATTATAAATTAAAATTATTAGAGAGAGGAAAATAAATATGGAAGGTGTAAAAAGAGATAATGGTAAGTTACCTTACTATACAGTATTATTTAAACAGTTCCCATTAGCATTAAAAGCGGTAATTGAATGCAGTGTGGCTGGTCATAATAAATATCACGAAACTGATACTGATTGGCAGAATTTTTCTAGGCTTAAAAACGCAGAAACTAGATATAAAGAAGCGTCATTAAGACATATGACTGAAGAAGGTGTAGTAGAAGATATGATTGAATTTGGACATATGACTCATGAAGGTGCCGCAGTTTGGAATTTATTAGCAGATTTAGAAGTAAAATTGAGAAATGATTTACATACAAAAAAGGGATAATGAGGGTATTCCACATCATTTTGATTGTGCTTGCGCAATGTATGGCGCAATAGATTTAGGGTTAGATTATATATTAGTATCTTTTGAAGAAGTTAAAAATGGAAAATTTGACTCGCTTATAAAAAATAACCTGTTTGTAGGTTCAGTAGAATTTATGACAGAGGTATTTAATAGGGTTGGTATAGAACAACCAAGATTACCTATAAATAATCTTAGACCTTATGAAGAAATGAAGCTTAAAGATTTTAAGTATGAATATCCTGTATTTATTAAACCAAAATCTATAAAAGCTTTTACAGGATTTGTAGTAGATGACTACTCAAAATCAATGTTGAATACATTGGATAAAGAATTAGATATTATAATACAACAGGTGATAAATTTAGACTCTGAATGGAGATTCTATGTCTTTAGAAATAAAATAGTGGATATTAGACATTATTCAGGTAGAATGGATATAAATTTAATAGGAGCAGTTAATAATTTTAATAAATTAGATGATTCTACTTTTAAAAATTTTCCAGAAACATTTGTAATGGATATAGGATTTTACAATGATTCAGATAGTTATACAATTATTGAATTCAATGATATGTGGGCAATAGGAAATTATGGTGTACCCAATGATTTATATGTTAGAATGTTAAAAGACAGATATTTTGATATAATTAAAAATAAAAAATAATGAAAGTATTTAAAAAACAAGAAAATTATGTTATAGAGTATTCCTCTATTAAAAAAGATCAAATAGTAAGTGAAGACGAAGTAGTAGATATTGGAGAATTATCAGACGGTTATCACACCTTTAACGAACTATATGAATTTAGAAAAGTATATAATGCGGCTTTGTTTAATGAATGGGCTGAAAATTTAGAGACTAGTTCTGATTTTGGACAAGCACTGTTTAATGTACCTAAATACAATGTGCACAAATCTTGGAGACATTCAGATGGAGAGTTATGTTTCGGAGGAGGATGGTTTATTGTTTCTGCAATGCTTCCAACAGGTTTAATTAGTAATCATTACAAAGCAGAAGATTGGGATTTATTTAAAATTCCAGAAGTAGACAAAGCTTTGTTTGAGTTTGATGGTCATACAGGTAATGACGTTTTGGAAAGAATTAAAAATTTAAATAAATAAAAATATGGAAAACAAAAAATTGACTTTTGGTCAAAAATTAGTAGGAGCAACATTTAATCCATCAGGAGATGATAAGGTTGCAAGAGCTAAACAATTATGTGCAGATTTAGCAGATTTAGTAAATCAATCTTTTTATGAGGGAGAACAAGATTATAATCCTTTAGAATTAAGACATCAATTATTTAATCATACAATAGGAGAAATTCTAAATGCCCAAATGAATGTTGTCAAGTTATTAACATTTAATAAATAAAATGAATAAATATATTAAAAAACCCGTAGTTGTTGAAGCAGAAGAATTAATCCCCGCAAATATTATAAAAATAGTAAATTGGATTACTGAAACAAGTGACGTATCATTTAAAACAGATGGCAATAATATAGTAGGTTTAACAATCCCAACATTAAAGGGAGATATGACCGCCTTAATTGGAGATTATATTATAAAAGGGGTTGATGGCGAATTTTATCCCTACAAACCGTATATTTTCCATAAAATTTACTCGAAATACGAAGGTTGAGTAGATACATTAAGTAATGTAGACAATAGTTCTTTTGATATAAAAAAGTTTAAAGAAGCTATTAAAAAATAACTTAATGGTAGAATCATCAACAGAATATGACGTATTAAAAATAGATAAATTTTTACCAAAAAATTTGGCAGAATTAGAGCTAATTTTTTTATCAAAAATTCAAGAATAATTAAAGAGAGTGTAAAAACTCTCTTTTTTATTTGCATATGTCAAAAATTTTTCGTATGTTTGCAAAATAAAATTAGAAAATATGGCAAGAATATTAGTGGCATGTGAAGAAAGCCAAGCAACAACAAAAGCGTTTAGAGAGTTAGGACACGAAGCCTATTCATGTGATTTATTACCTTGTAGTGGTGGACATCCTGAATGGCATTTTCAATGTGACGTATTTGAAGTAATAAATCAAGGATGGGATTTAATGATTGCTCACCCGCCTTGCACCTATCTAGCGGGTAGTGGAGCGCAATGGTTATCACATCCTGATGATAAAGAACTTCCTTTTGAAGAAAGGAGACCTCATCCAAAATATCCTAATAGAAGACAAGATATGTTGGACAGTGTAGAGTTTGTAAAAGCTTTGTATAATGCTGATATTGAGTATATTGCAATAGAAAATCCTGTAGGATTATTAAGTAGTAGATGGAGAAAACCTGATCAAATTGTACAACCTTATATGTTTGGAGACGAGGCAACAAAAACAACTTGTTTATGGTTAAAAAATCTACCTTTATTAACTCCAACAGATATAGTTGGAAAAGGAGAGAGAACTGTTTTTGAATCAGGAAAATCACATCCAAAATGGTATGCAGATGCTTTAAAAAATGCTAAAACAAAAGAAGAAAGACAAACATTGAGAAGTAAAACTTTTCAAGGAATGGCAAAAGCATTTGCTAAACAATGGGGAGATTTTGTAAATAATATATAATGGAGAATAAATTAGATAAATTACTTAAAAAAACAAATAAAGGTATTAATGACGCCATAAAAACCCTAGACAGATTTCAGAAAAAGGATATAACTTTAGTTAAAACCTCTTTTCCATTTTTAGATGATGTATGTTTAGGTGGATTAATGCCAAATCTTATTCTTGCTATTTTAGGCAGACCGTCTCACGGAAAAACATATATAGCCTCACAATTAAAAGAGGATATATTAGCAGATAAGAAAAGAGATATAGGTTTACTATATTTCAATTGGGAGATGCCGACTTTTGCATTACTATTAACTCAAATAAGAAAAAGATTAATGATTCCTCTAAGGGAAATATTAAATCTTAATCCAAATAAAGAGCAGTTAGCTGTAATGAAAGAGGTCGCAGATGGTTTTAGAGATGAAAGACTTGTAACAGTAGAAAAATCACTATCTCCTACGGAATTTGATTATGTATGTAGAAAATATATAGAAGAAAATATAGAAAAAGAACAGTTATTTATTGTCGTAGACCACGTAGGTATTACAAAAGGTTCAAATAAATTAGAGGCTATTTTTGAAATATTGGAAGTAATGAATAATCTTAAATTAGATTACCCTAATAAACTTACTTTTATAGTTTTAGGGCAATTAAATAGAGATATAGAAAGATTATGGAGAACCAGAGATATTAACCCTATTAATCTTAGAGTTACATCGGAATATATTTATGGTTCGGATGCTTTACAACAATATGCAGACGTTATAGTTGCATCTGTAATACCCGAAAAAGCAGGTTTGGAAAAATATTGTACAGTTAATAGAAAGAGATATGAGCATTTAGAAGAACACATTGTCGACGAGGATAAAGCTTCTCCAAAAGACTATGTTAGATTGAAAGGTAATAACCGAGTTTATTTTGACTTTTTAAAAGTAAGATTAGACGATGGTACTCCAAAATTATACTGTCAGTATTTAAATGAGGAGGAAAAAGATGACATAAATACTATGTCAGAAATGGAAAAAGATTCAACAGAAGATAAATTAATATTTTAAATTATGGGAAAATTAGTAGTAGTAGACGTAGAAGCAGACGGAAATTTACTAGGAACAAATAGTATGGTATGTTTTGGAGCAGTCATAGTAGAAGATGGTTTAAAACGAACGTTTTATGGTAAGACTAGACCTATATCTAGTGAATATGATCCAGAAGCACTAGCTGTTTCAGGATTCTCTAGAGAAGAACATGAAACTTTTGACGATCCTAAAGAAGTAATGGAACTATTTGAAAAATGGTTGAAAGAAAACATTAATGGTAAGCCTACTTTAATATCAGATAACAATGGGTTCGATGCATCATGGATCAATTGGTATTTTATAAAGTATTTAGGTAAAAACCCATTTGGATGGTCTAGTAGAAGAATTACAGATTTGATTTGTGGTTATGAAAATAACTTATATTTCAAATGGAAGTGGATGCGAGATACCGAACATACACATAATCCTGTAGATGACGCTGTAGGAAACGCAGAGGTGTTATTAAAATACAAGAAAAAAGGTTTAAAATTATAAATGGAATTTACAAAAAGATTTTATAAAACAGACGAAGGAAGATGGTATATTGATCTGCCTGAATGGTTAGATAATGACATGCCTATAGAAGCTTTAGAAATGATAGATGGAGCAGATTTATTATTAGACAAATTATCTAAGTACAGTAATGAAGTAATTATTAATTTTTCTAATAAAAAAAAGAGTACGCATTTACATTTAAAAAAGTTATATAGTGATGAATCAGGAGCAACATACTCTGTAAAAATGGAAGATTTTGTAGTTTGGTTATGCCCTGTAACACTTTATTTATTTGATAAATATCCAAATAATTTATATGTTAAAGCAGTAAAAAAATTGTAATGAATATATTAGAAAAAGAAAAAATAAACCCATCAACATTAGGGCTATTAATATACTTAAAACTTAACACAGGAGATGAATACGTGTCTGATATAATTAGAACTTATTTATTTGAATATACCACCGAGAGTGGTAAATTACCATGTGATATTCTAGAAGAAGCAGGTTACATTAAATATATAAAAACAGGAGCAAAATCAAGACCTTGGGAAAGAATAAGATTATCTGATAAAGGAGAACAGATTATAAAAGATATGTTCCAAAGACCTATACATCCTTTAGCGGAATTTACACTTGAGTATGTTACCGAGCAGTATAAAAAAATTGGTGCACTTAAACATATTTCAGGTGGTGGAAAATTATTATTCTATATATCAGAGTTTCTTTATTATAAAGATTCCTACACAGAAGATATGATTAAAGCAGTAGTATACTCATACGTAATGCAATTTGAGTATGAACAAAAGTATTTAAATCAAATGAAAACATTGTTTTTTAAACCTACAAATGCTTATACTACTAAATGGACTCCAGAAGAATGTCCTATATGTAATTTTATAGATAAAAACCAAGATATTATAAAATATAATTATAAATTATTATTAAATCATGTATAAATGTGAGATACCTGACTGTGAAAAAATGGTGAAGATAAGGACTACTATAAAAAACAAAGACAGTGAGTTTTTTGGAAAAAGAGTATGTCCTTATCATGCTTCACAGTTTAATAAAAAATCTGAAATATCTGATAAGACAAAGAGAACTAGAAGTATTAGGGCAGAGATTAGAAAAGATTATCCTGATTTTTTTAAGAAACATATTAAAATCGCTTCGAGAAAGAGATGTGCAGAAACAAATGTTAAACTAACAGGTAACATATATGAAGTATGTCATATACTTTCTAAATCTTTAAGTCCAGAAGTGGCAACAGATGATTTTAATATTATATATTTATCAGCAGAAGCACATAATAGATTTGATAGTAGCCTTTCAAATAGAAAAGAGATGAAATGTTTTCAACTTTCTGTAGAAAGATATAAAGAATTAAAACCATTTTTAAAAAAAGTTACTCACGAAACATTGTTTTATGATAAATTTATATAATAACTAATTAATAATATGATTAAAAATGTATTAAGTGCCTTTGATGGTATGAGTTGTGGGCAAATAGCTTTAAATAAAGCAGGTATATCATATGACAATTACTATGCGTCAGAAATAGATAAATACGCAATAGAAGTAACACAGTATAATTACCCAAATACAATACAGTTAGGAGATATTACAAAGATAAATATAAATGAATTACCTACTATAGATTTACTCATAGGAGGATCTCCCTGTCAAGGATTTAGCTTTGCAGGAAAACAGTTGAATTTTGAAGATCCAAGATCTAGGTTATTTTTTGAATTTGTAAAATTGAAAAATGCTTTAAATCCAAAATATTTTCTTTTAGAAAATGTTAGAATGAAAAAAGAATATATAGATGTTATATCAGAATATTTAGGTGTAGAACCAATTTTGATTAATTCTTCTAAATTTTCAGCACAAAATAGGGAAAGATTATATTGGACTAATATACCTATTACAACTACCATTGAAGATAAAAACATATTATTAAAAGATATTTTAGAAGATGATGGTGATTTTAAATATGGAGAATGTGAATTAAAAGAGTTTAATGAGAATAGTATTTGTCATCATATAGGAAACGCTTTAGATATAAACGGAAATGATTCTATAAAAAGGATTTATGCAAGTAGCGGTAAAAGCCCTACTCTTGATACAATGCAAGGCGGAAATAGGCATCCAAAAGTATTAATAAACGGAACTAATTCTTATAGAAGACTTACTCCGTTAGAATGTGAGAGATTGCAAACAGTTCCTGATAATTACACAAGTATTGTGTCAAACTCACAGAGATATAAAATGTTAGGAAATGGTTGGACGGTAGACGTTATTGCTTTTATTTTCAATCAATTAAAAGAATTTTAACATAATATATTTGCATATGTCAAAAATTTTTCGTATGTTTGCAAAATAAAATTAGAAAATATGGGATTGAAAGTACATTTTGAAGAGTTTCCCGATTACGAGGAATTTCCAAATTCAGGATATGAGTATTATAATGATGCAAGAGTATTTGAATTAGAGTTTGATGTAGGTGGAAAAGATTATATGTCAAAAATGCACGTAGATATTAAATATAAAAGATGGTATCATAAAGAAACATCTGATTCTCCTAAAGAAGATGACTGTAATCTTATTTCTAAAGAAGTAGATGTAATAAAAATTTATAAATATGTTAATGGAGATGAAATAATGTTGAAAGGTAAAGAGTTTAAAAAAATAGAAAAATATATAATTGAAAATTTAGAAATATGTTAATAGACTTAAAAAAACTTTGGGAAGTAACAGTAGTAGTAAGTACAGAAGCCAGCGAGTTAAGTGAAAAAGATATTTATTTGGATTATAATACTCAATATGACTATGAAACTTTTTTAGGATGGTATAGTTTAAAAATAGATTTGGATCGTAAAACTGTCACATATTACAATAACGATCATGTTCCATACGAAGACTTTACGTACCAAGAATATTATACTCTTCCGTTAGAGTTATTGGAAATGACAGAGAAAGATATTATAAAATGGGTACATAAAAAAGGAGATGAGTATTTGGAAAAAGAATTACTAAATGATAAATACGAATTGGAAAGAATGAAGAGGAATGTTGAAATATTAACAGAAAAAATAAAAGAGTTAGAAGAAAATGGAAAAAATAAACTTTAAACATTATCTTTTAGATCCCGATGGGACAGATTGGAAGTTTTTACAACTAACTTTAGAAATTTAATATATGAAAACTACAGTAATTAATTTAATAGGAGCTCCAGGTACAGGAAAAAGTACATTGGCATCAGAATTATTCGCATTAATGAAATGGCAAGGATATGACGTAGAAATAGTATCAGAATACGCAAAAGAATTAGTATGGGAAGAGAGGACAGAAACCTTTAAAAATGAATTGTATTTATTTGCAAAACAACATCATAGAATGTTTAGATTGAAAGATAAAGTTCAATATATTATCACAGATAGACCTTTGATACTATCATTGTTTTATAATTATAAATATGGTGATAACTCAAGTGATTTTAAGAATATAGTATTACATGAAGTAAACAAATTCGATAATATTAATATATTTTTAAATAGAACTAAACCTTATGTTGAAAAAGGTAGAAATCAAACTGAAGAAGAAAGTAATGAATTTTCTGAACAAATTTATAATATAGTATCTTCCAATACTGATATAAATATGATTACGGACTGTGAACAATCCTTTACTTCAAATAAAATTTTAAATTTTTTAAATGAAAGATAAAAAGATAATAGATATACCAATATTAGGTGGAAAACTTTGTATAGCACGAATAAAAAGTTGGAAAAAAGTAAATAAAGAATATGGTTTTGATTTAACAAATATTATGGATGCCTGTGTTATATTTAAAGAAGAAAATAATATTTCTTACAATGAAATATATTTTATAAATAAACCTAGTAATGCAGTAATTGCCCACGAAGCTGTTCATGCGGTAAATAATATATTTAAATCCAGAGGTATAAAATTAGATATAAATAATGATGAGTTACAGGCTTATCTAACAGAATGGGTATTTGAACAAGTAGAAAATTATTTTGAAGAATATGATATATAAAATACTTTACAAACTAGGATTAGAAGTCATTAACATACGAGTAGCAGGACTTTACTATAGACATAATGACGTAATAAATGTAGGTACTCCTTTTGAATATATTGTAATAGGTATTAACGAAAAAAATAGCACTTATGAAATAGTAGATGATGCATATTTTTCACATGTACCTTTTATAATTAAATACAGTAATTATTTTATTTTATAGATATGGAAGAAATTAAAGAAACATGTTATAAAGGAACAAGAATTGTTTTAGGAAACAAAAAAAGAGATAATATCAATATGATGATTGATATTCTTAAATCAGAGGGATTTAAAGAAATATCAATTCCTATTATACAGTCTCAAAAAACTTTCGAGGGAAAAGTAGGTGAGGAAAATAATAACCTCATGTATAATTTTAAAGACAGAGGTGATAGAAATCTTTGTTTGGCACCAGAATATACGGCGGTAATCCAAAAGTTAAGTAATACAACCTTTAAGATGGAAAAAGACGTAAAGTTATTTTATGTTCAAGAATGTTTTAGAGGTGAGAAACCTCAAGCGGGTAGATACAGACAATTTACACAAATTGGTGTAGAAATCATAAATCCAACAACAGATTATATTGGAAGTGGATTTATTTTACCAGAGTTAGCTTATAAATTACTAACATCAGTTTCAAAAGAAAAATTTGATTTACATTTTAATGTAAAAAGAGGTTTGGATTATTATAAAGAAGGTAAAGGGTTTGAAATAACTTGCGAAGCTCTTGGAAGTTCAAAACAAGTTTGTGGAGGTGGAGAATATGAAGGTGGAGTAGGATTTGCCATAGGGGTGGACAGACTTTTAAATATAAAATAAATATGAATGAAGATAAATATAAATTACGATTAGGAAAACGTAAAATATTAAAAGATAATCCTCACGGTGGATTATGGTTTAGTTATTGGGTAAAACCATCAGGTAAATTTTGGAAAAGATACTTTAATAAAAAAGTAAGAAATGGATTACCACATAAAAGAGGTAATTGGTTCGAATGGTCATGACAAAACACAGAAAAATATTAAATATAATATATAATATTAGGGAATCTCACTCTAGTATGGTAGATATATTTACCAAAGGATCTTGTATAAATATGTTCTTAATACTTCACTCTATTTTTCCAGAAGCTATACCTTATTCAAATAATGATCATATTGTTACAAAAATAGACGACAGATTATATGATATTAACGGTGTAGTTCTTAATACTAATAATTATATACCGTATAGTTTATACTATAATAAAAAAACTTTCAATAGACAATTTAAAAGAATATACACAAACGAATTAAAATTAAAAAAATGAAAGACATTTATGACAGAGCTTTAGAAAAATGGGGACACTTATCTCAATTAGAAATGGCGCAAGAAGAAGCAACGGAATTAGCATTGGCTGTTAGAAAACACATTAGAAAAAATAACGATGAAACTTTTATGGCTATGTGTAATGAGATAGCAGACGTAGAAATAATGATAGAACAATTAAAAGGAATGTTTCTATCCTGTGCTGACAATGTAGAAAGATTTAAAAAATTCAAATTAGAAAGATTAGCTAAAAGAATTGAAGAAGATAGATATGAAGATTAGTAGTAACCATCTTAAAAATATCCTTATGAAAAATTTGTATGAGAAGTCTAGAAGTATTTTTTGTACAAATTTTCAAGGGATGGGTTTCTCAGAGTGTGATGTACTTAGGATTACAGAATCAAATATTGTATATGAATATGAAATAAAAACGTCAAGATCAGATTTTAAAGCAGACTTCAAGAAAACATATAAACATAAAAGACTTTCTAATCCAACTTATAAAATAGAACGATATTTAAAGTGGAAACAACATCCTAGTTTACCAAACCATTTTATATATGTTGTACCGAAAGATATGGTAAAACCAACAGAAATACCTGAATACGCTGGGTTAATATATGTAGAGGGAGATAATATAGAAATAATAAAGAAAGCCCCAAAACTGCACAATTTTAAGGCTAATGAAACCTTAATAAGAACAGTATGCTCATTATTAAGTACACGTACATTATTTGGGGGATGTAGTTATATCAAGTTTTTAAACGGAAAACATTAATTTAAAGATTAATCTATTTGGATTAATCTTTTTTTTGTTTTATATTTGTAGTATAATTAGTAAAATAATGAATTTAAGAGAAGACATAAATAAATTAGTTGAAAAATATCAGAGAGGTGGAATGAAAAGATTATTAGATGATAATACCGTATCTGATACGAATAAAGTAATAAACTTTACCAAAGCTAAAAATATAAATCCTATTAATAAAATTAAAGCAGATTCAAAGAAAATAGAAGAGGTAAGTAATAGATTCAATGTTTCAAGAAAAAAAGCTGTAGAGCTTATACAAAAACAAGAATTTGAGGATAATATAGCTAGGTTGAATAATCAAAAATCTACAGGAAGTATTGAAAAGTCTCAAGAAGAACAATCATTACTTTCAAAAGGATGGGAAATAGCTACCAATCCCGCTACAGCTTTAGAGTATGTAGTAAACAATCAAAGAATACCTGATAATTTTAGTAAAGGAAAAACTAATAATTTAGACATAGCTACAAGTATAGCTAACCCATTATCATGGATTGATTCTGGAATAGAGGGAGCAAAAGACGTAGTTACAATCCCTGAAAAGTTAATAGAAGGGAATTTTAAAGGTGCTGGAAAGCACACGATAAGCGGTGCTGTAAATTTATTAGGAGTAGTTCCAGCCGCAGGAGTATCTGACGATTTAGCAAAACTATTTAAAAATAAAGTAGGTACTAAAGAAGAATTAAATAATTTAGTAAAATCTTTAGAGTTTAAATTTTTGAATAAACCTGAGAGTCTTTCACATGGAGAAAAGAAATTATTATCTACAGTTAGAAATGTAGGAAGTATTGTTAATTCAGGTGAATTATATAGTGATGCAAAGTTAATAGAAGACGTATTTAAAAATTCTTCTCATTTAAATGATGACCAATTCATATTACTTACAGGTTTTGATAAAAATAGTTTAAATAGTAGACTTAAAGCATTAAAAGAACAACCTATAAGTAAACAAAATGTAGAAGAAATAATTAGTGATACAAGAATACCTTTATATTCCGAAGACGATTTAGTCGAACATATAACTCCTATATTTAGAAATTTAAGAGTTCCTACTACTGAAACTAATAGTAATAGCTTATTATCAAATATTAATAAAAAAGTTTCACCTTTCATAGAAAGAAAGCCTTTAGAATACGATGAAGAATTAATGCCAACTTTGTATAAAAGAGAGAATTTAAATCCAATGGCTAAGCTTAAAAAAGCATACGATAAAGTAAATTCATCAGAAAAAGGAAAAGTTTTTTTACCAGCGAATTCTCTATCTAGCGATAGTTATCCTATGACACTTAAATTAGTGGACAGGGGTATTACAAATGACATGATAGACGTTAATTATCACGGGTATAAGTATTTAAATAGTGCAGGATTTCCAGATTTAGCTAATTTAGATGAGAAGCTTATATTAAAAGAGATAAACTCATTAATAGATGGTATAAATTCTAAAAGTGTTAAGAAATTACCTAAGGCTTCTATAGACGATAGAGGTATTAAATACCCTGAAATTACTGTTACTAGAAAAAAATTAGGAGGAAATGTTAGAAATTCTTTAAATGAATTACTTACAAAATTTCAGAAAGGAGGGATTACAGAATCAAAATGGGAATATTCTGACACTAATGGGGTATTGAAACCCCAAACCATGTTAAAGACAGACGAAATAGGTTATTTGAAAGGATGGTTAGAATCTCCTATGGCTAATAAAATAGCCTTTAAAAGAGAAGGGCAAAGTGGTGTAGATAATCTTTCTACTAGATTAGATAGAATTAGTGGACAGAATTTGGAAATATCTACAGCAGAAGATTTATTAAAATCGACAAATTCATATACAAGAAAAAGGGGAGAAAGATTTAATAACAAAGACCTTCAAGGAACTTCTTATACTAGTCCAAATAGTAAATATGGCAATATTGTAACTAGAAGAATGGCTCCAGAAAATGTTATATTACATGAAGGTACTCATCAATCTACAGGAGCAAATCAATTATTACTCAGAAATGATGTAGAGGATATTTTATCTAGGGTTAGAGATGATTCAGGAAGTTACCTAAGTAATCCTACAGAAGTACATGCCAGATTGAATGTTCTAAGAAAAGAACTTAAAGATAGTGGTATTGTAGATCCTTATAAATCTCCTATAACTAAAGAACATTTAACTAAGTTTTTAAATAATTATAAAAAACCAGGAGAAAATAACAATAAACCTTTAATAGAAGCTAATTCAGGAGAATTACTCAATATATTAAACTCTCAAGACGATGCTGTTTGGTTATTGAATAATATAGTAGATAATAGAAAAACAGAAAACAATATGTGGTATGCACAATTAGGAGGTAAGAAGCCAATGAATAAAGATCAACAGGTAGCTTGGTTTAAAGAATACATTAATTCACCGAAGTATTTAGAAAGGCTTAAAAAAGAATATCCTAATGCTGATGAAGAAACTATTAATAGATTATATGAGAATAGAAAGAATAATTTTCAAAATGCTTCAAAAAATATCAGTATAGTAGATAATATCAATAATGAAAAGGGTACTTTAGGTGTAACTTATGCAAGAGAAAATGATTATAGAAATGATGAAAAATATAATTATAGAATACATCCAACAAAAGCAGGTAATATAGAAGTTACAAAAGAGGGTTCGAAACTTAATCCTAGTGTTTTTACCCATGAAATATCACATGCTATTACTGACGGTACAGTAGACATGCCTACAAAAACATTGATAGATATTATCAATAGAACTAGGGGTAATAGACCTGACGGAATGAATAGTGAAGGATTGGCAAAAAACTTATTGGATCCATACTTCAAAAAAGAACGTGAATTTATAGATAGAATGTTACCTATAAGTACAGATACTGAAAAGTATTTAAAAGAAGATGATGCTTTTACTAGAGCGGGGCAAGAATTTGATAATCCTGATAACTATGAACCATTTAGTGATTCTTTTATATCTAAAAAATTCAATAATATTAGATTCAAAGTTAATGGTACAGATTATGATAGACCTATAGTAACTGATTATACTTCTAATCCTACAGAGTATTTAGCTAGAATGCAAAGTTTTAGACAAGAACTTAAAAATCAAGGAATTTATGATGCTTCCAAAGAAGATTTTACAGAAGAACATCTTAATAAATTTAAAGAGTTAAATAAGCAAGGTGGTGGTAATTCATTATTAAGAGAAATGTATCCTGATGTATACGAATTTATAAATGCCACTAAAGGAAGTGATAGTTATAATCAACCTGATTATATGAAGGATAATGACGAGGATACTCGTAAAGGTGAGGAAAAATTCAAACAGAACATAATATGGATGATGAATAATATTGCTAAAAATAATTCTAACAATAATACAAATTATGCACAGAGAGGTGGAGAAATAAGAAATGCTTTAAACAGTTTAAGCAAAAAGTTTTATTGAGTGTGGAAACATTAAACGTCTCCTCAGTCCATCTTAAAAAATTAGCGAAGAGTAGAAACAAAAAAATCCCCCAAACTCCAATTAAGGAATCTGGGGGATTTTAATTTATCTTTTAAAGTAAAAAATCTTTAAAAGTTTTTATTAATATTTGAAAAATCTAAGTTCATTAAATAGGTTCCTATTACAATTAAAGATAAGAATAAATTAACAATAGGTAAAAATATAAGTATTATATCTAATATTATACTATTGCTAGTAATATCAGATTTTATATACATCCTTCTAAATGAAAAATACACTATTACAATAGGTATATGTACAGTAAAAATATTATAATGTAATCAATCATATCTACCAATCTGAGCTTGCTCCACCACCTCCAAAGTCGCCTCCACCACCGAAGCCGTCAAATGAAGATGAAGAATCGTTATTACTACTACTTGAATTGTCATAAGATGGACTAGAATAATCATAATAAGATCCTGTAGTCCCATTTAAATAATTATCGTTATTTTTTGAATCGTTATTGAAACTTTCTTTTACCTTAAACATACGTCTATCGTTATAATTAAGTAATAAATACTCACTGTTATTAATTACAGTTCCTCTGTAATACTTTTTTCCTTTTGAACTTGTGAAGTTCATTGTTGATATATATTCCATATTCATATTTTAATAATTTAAAGGTATTGGTTTATCATTTTCTAAACAGTCTTTAAGCATACCCATTATAATTTTACCTTCTGTCGATGTAGAATAATAAATATACTCGTCATATATTTTAGTAGTAAAAAATCCTTCTTTTCTTACTCTAACTCGTATTTTATTATTATCACTATCATTATTACCTAATAAACAGTGATTGTATTCTACCACATACATGGGCTCATCATAAGTTAAATAAGTGATTAACATTCCTAAAAATGTTACAGTTACACCTATTCCTATAAAGACATTAAATATATTATCCATTTTAATAAAATTTTTCTTGTTTTCCTGCCATTATACAACCATAAGGCATTATTCTATCCACAACAGTACCTAGTCCAAATTTTTCTATTTGTCTTTGTACACTTTCTGCATTTTTATATGCACTAGGTAACTCAGATATATCTATTTTACCTGTATAAAATCTAACATCAAGTCCTTTTGTTTCTTCTTTAAAAACTTGTTCGTCAGTTTTGTTAGCGTGTCTTCTATGATGTTCTGCTCTTGATACATTTCTACCAGCACCATGAGGTGCAAATCCTAAATTTGTATCTGTAGCTTCACCTTTTACAACCAAAACAGGTTGTGACATATTCAAAGGTATTAATCTTAATCCATTTTGTGAATCAGGTACAAATTTATCTTCTAATGGTGTAGCACCTTTAGCGTGATAGAATTTATTACCGTCTTTGAAAACAAAATTATGCTCGTTCCAAAATCTATTTTCATATTGAATTTTTAATTTATTTATAATTCTATTATGAAGTGATTCATGATTAAGTTTAGTCCATTCTCTTACTATTTGAAGAGCTTCCCAATATAATTTACCTTCTACACTATCATAAGGAATCCAAGCATTTTTCTTTAAAGTATTTGGAGAAAGCTCTTTTCTATACTTTTCTGCTGTGTCCATTCCTTTTTTATATACTGCCGCACCAAATCCTCTAGAACCATGATGTGTTACTATATGAGTATTACCTGTTTTTTCAGAAATACCTACGAATAAAAAGTGATTTCCATCACCTTGAGTTCCTAAATGTTTTGCTGCTTTTTCTATATAATCTTTTGTATAGTAATTACCTAGTATTTTTTCTACTAAGTAATTATTATCATATAGTAAATCTCCCCAACCACCATGTTCTTTTCTACCGCCTGCACCAAAATGTGTGGTTGCAAATGCTATATCTAATACTTCTTTAGGATCAATTTTACCTAAATCAGAAGTCATAACTGAACAACATACATCTGCTGAGTGCATAGATGGGTGTATAGCATTTTCTGTTACTACAACACCACCTACAGGTATCTGACCAGGCTCTCCTGTAGGACAAGCGTCAGGCATTATTACACCTGTTAACACTGTAGGAGTCTTCATTAAGACTTGCATAGTATTGTGTATGGCACTAAGGTTGTTTACTTCGTCTTGATTTTCTACTTCAATATTAAGAATATAATCTACAGGAGTTTTAAAAGGCTCCAAAGTAGGAGTTGGTTTAAAGAATTCATCTAGAAAAGATTTGATTTCTTCTGTAGATAATTCATATGTATTTATATATTTTATTGCGTCCCCAAATAGCTTATTAGGAATATATCCTAATGCTATTAAATCTTTTCCTGTTATCATAATTTATTTTTTATACTTTACCATCATAATAAAGTAAAGTAGGATTATTTTTATGTATTTCTATATCTGGAAATTTATCTTTAAAAGTTTTGTAATAATTAAAAGGTTTAGTTATTATATGATAACCACTGTTTGTTTCAAAAATATCTATTAGTGGTGCTTCTATAGAATCTAACTTAGCGCTATTTATTATTTCTTCTCTAACATTTGTTATATAATGTAGATCTTTAGTGTCTATATCAATTATAAAATGTTTCATTGAACCTTTTATACTTTTTAATGCTTTATCAAAAACTCTATTTATTGAATCATAATTTTTCATCTTATTATAATTAGCCATTAACAATAACATTTCTGAAAATACTTTTTCATTATTTCTAGGAGATAAATATATGTATGCTCTAGCATTAAAAGTTTTACATAACTTTTTAATATCTTCTTCTAATCTATTCAAATCTGTTAAAATATCTACTTTGTAAGATTTTATAATTCTATTATTTTTACCAATATTATCTTTTTGATCTTTATTGCGAATCATAATTTCTATATATAGAAAATCATCTACTTCAAGATTATCTACATAACTTTTTAATTTGTAAAAATTGTTCATTATTTTCTACTTTTTAATGTTGGTTCTAACCATAATTTTTCAGGGAAAATATTTTCTAAAATAAGTATTTCTGCAAAAAATTCAATATCTATTAGCAATCTCATAGTTCTAATAGTATCATGTTTAAAACACTTGTATAACTCGTCTTTTATCCTTTCTATAGAAACATGATATTGTAAATTAGTCCAAAAGTTCTTATTACATAAAGCTTCCCATACCTCGTCATCGAGAGTAAAATCTTTAGTTATACAAAATCTTATTGCTCTTAGCATTCTAAGATGGTCTTCTGAAAAAGAATGTTTTGCATTTTTAGGACAACTTATTATCCTATTTTTAATATCTTCTACACCGTTAAAAGGGTCTATAATATTACCTTCTTCATCTTCTGCAATAGCATTCATTCTAAAATCTCTTCTCTCTAAATCGTCATATATGGTACCAGGAGAAACAATAGGTCTTCTACTATATGAATCTGTATAAATTTCTTTTCTACACATTACAAAATCTGCAACTAAATTTTCATATTTATGTCCTTTAGGAAATCTTGCTTTAGTTGTAAAATAATCTGGTAAATCCTGTAATATAGTAAAACCTTCTAGTTCTAACATTTTATTCATTGTAATATATAAAACGTTTGCAGAGGCATTTCCTATAACACTATCTAGAAAATCCTGTGTAAATTCAAAAACAAAATCAATGTCTTTTGGAGATTCTCCTAATATAGAATCTCTTACACATCCCCCAACTTTATATAACTTAAATCTTTTCATATTCAAAATATTGTGTCAAATGATAATATTTTATCAGCAAAATCACTTGCATCTTTAGGTGTTTCAGAATCAATCCAAATGAAATGTGTTCCTGTATATATAGCAAAACCACTATTTATTCCATTGGTTCCAAATAAAAGTGTTGGAACTTCTTCCTCTTCTAAATCATGATTTTCAATTTCATCTTCAGAAATTAATTGTTTAAAGTATAGAAATAGTTCATCATCAACTGTTCTTTCAAATCCAGCATCAAAAAATGCTTTATCATTGTCATTATAAAATTCTTTTTTGTTCATTATATAGTTCCACTTACTTACTAGTGGGAAGTTTTAAATTAAAAAGGACAATATTCTTTTTTAGGTTTTTCTTTTAGATTTTCATAATCACGCTCTATTTTCTCCGCAATTGCTTTTCTTACAAAAGATGAAACCTTTATATTTCTTGATTTCAACTTCTCTAAAGTCTGTTTTTGTTGCTTTGAAATTTTGAGCGTAAAAACTTCTGTGTACAAAGGCTTCATCGTGTTTTTGTAATACTTTTATTGCGTCTATTTTTGTGTTATACAAAAAAGTTTTTTGCCATCGCTTTTTTTTATAATGTTGTGTTTTAATATTTTTCCATCACTAAAAACCACCAACTTCCTCCACTTCCACCACCACCATTAAGCGATTTTACAACATAACCGTCTTTGGTACAAGCTGAAACGTATTGCTGAATTTCTTCTTCTTCATTATATCCAAATCCTTTCACTAAAACAGATTTTGGAGTATTTGGTTTTGTTGTAATTAAACTGGTATTGATGGTAGTGGCTGAAATTAAAATTGCCATTACTAATCCGAAAATAAATCCTGTAATTGTTTTCATTATTTATATAATTTCTTTGTTAATATTTACGTCTGTTCCAGCCGTATTGCCTTTGCTAAAAAACTTCTTCGTATAACACAGCATTGGCAAAATGCAGAGTTGAGTTATTAATAGTCGCATTTGCCTTCGTTTGCCACGGACTTGAACCTTTCAGGTTCGGCATCCTTAGTCTGCACTTCGCCAATGCTCGAACGTTATCTTCAATTGCTACTATTTTCTTCTAAATAACGTTTTTTAAACTCTGAGTAATGTTCTTTTACTGTTTTACTCTCTAATTTATTATTTGGCATATTTAAAATATGTTTAGTAAAATGACACGCTAAAAAATCACTTTCTCTAATTTGTTTGTCAAATAGTTTTTGTATTTCATAATTAGCTTTTTCGCTTGTTCCATACTGATGGTGGATTTTCTGTAATTCGTCTTGAATGTTCATAATATTCTGTTTTTAAAACCCGCAACTGAAAGATAACAGCGTGTATAAAAAATGGCTACTATCGGCAGTTTTGGATTGGTTATTTATTAATTTATAATTATTTAATTTTTGTAATGCTTCGGCACGTTCTACGCCACTTCTTATACACGCAAAACGTTAGCAGCAATAACTACTCTCCATTCCACCAGTGAGTAATACCTTCTTCTTTTGCGTAGTAATACCAATTATTATGGTCTGATACAGCACTTTCAAATTCGTTACCATTCTTGTCTTTCACTTTATAAAGTGTATATCCCTGTACAATGTCAATTGCACACATCATTGGTAAATATTCTTCAATACTTAACCAACCTTTTGGACGAGTATCAGGAGGAAAATATTTGTTAATTTCCTCTTGTGTTATATTTGCTAAAAACTCGTCTATATTTTTTTTCATTTCTTCTAAATCAAGTGCCATATAATTAGTGTTACTGCTGCTAACAATATGTTTCTAAAAAACGGGTTTAAAAACATCTATTGTTATTGCGATTTTAGTTGTTATTTCAGTTATATTTAGTCAGTTCAGTTTCCGTAGCCCGTTCTTCAGAAACACCAAATCGTTAGCAAACATTAAAGAACTGTTTCGTATTTTCAACTGTTCCGTTTTCAATGTAGTTCGGATACACGACATCGTTAAAATGTTTTAATTGTTCCTTATACCAATATCCTGTTTCTCTATTTAAAACTGAGATTGCTTCTGACTCTTTAAATCCTTCATCGTGCTTACATTTCATTTTACTATCTAAATGTGTATCAGCATAGCAAGTAGCAATCCACCTTGCAAATAAAAACATTTTAACTTCATCCATAATAATTAACGTTTGCTAACAAAGTATATATACAATACCCTATTAAAGTTTATATTAAATTTTTAAGTTCGGTGCAAGGGTACTGAATATATACCCGAACCGTTAGTCGTCATTCTAAAACGACAATATCTAAATACTTCAATCTGTTTAAAATATAAAGGTTTGGTCTTATGTATTTATTTTCTCTTCTGAATTGTTCTTTGTCTATTTCTGACAAAAATTTATCATACAAAAAAATTGCAACCGCACCGCTTCGAGAAATCCCAGCAGAACAATGAACTATAAATACTGATTTATCCTTATGTTTATTTATAAAATCAACTATTTTTTTTTAGTTCTTTATCATTTGGTTTTTCATATTTTAACTCACCATTTTCAAACAGATCTTCTTCAATATCCCATATTTTTACTTGTAGAAAATTGTCTATTGATTTATCAAACTTTTGCTCATTATTATCAATATCAAGTATTGAAATAAAACAAGAGTAATCATAATATTCAAACTCCTTATTAGTAAAGTGTTTATCGAAAACTAATTTTGGTATTGCTTTTATTTGTTTCATTTTGGATGCGACCCCATTTTTGAAAATTAAATTTAATAATTAATTTTTATCTAACCATTTTAGTTTTTGAACTAAATGTAAAGCAAGAGTCATATAACCTTTTACTTGATCATCTGTTGGTAGACCATTTTCATACTCACAGATTGCCTGAAGTGTGTCACAACCTGAACAACTACCATAATAAGTATTTGTCATTACATAATCTCCTACACTTGGTTGATAGGTGTTTTTAGGTATAATAAAAATTTGTGTACCTTGATAATCACCGTCGTCAATTACAGTCATTTTATCTAAATCAAAATTTGTGTAATTATCTGCTTTCAATAAACATAATTCAAATATTTTTTTCAATATTTGTTTATAACTTGACGCATACTCTTCTTGTCTAGTTGTTCTGAAATAATTTTCAAGTTCATGTTTATTTTCTTCCCATTGCTTTACTAATTCTTGTATCATAATATTATAATTATTATTTTTAAAATATATAATCAAAAGTAAGGTCGTCTGTAAAATATATACCTTCTATAGTTTCTCTAATAGCATCTTTAAAACTATCTGTTGCTACTTGGAATTGACATTGCCCATTAATATGTGCTTCAAATTCATAACCTACCATTGAACCATCTTTAATAAGTTCATAATTTTCCATAGTAAATCCTGCTGTATTTAGGATTAATTCTAAAATTTTCTTGTTTGACATATTATATTAATATTAAAATTCCCAACCATATCTTTTCTTTAAAATTTCTTTACCTACTTCAAAATTGGCATTTAAAAATCTTCTAAAAGACTTATTTTTAATTCTAGTATAAGTTTTGTAAGAATTTCTTTTAAATCTTTTAGGTTGTAAAGATTTAGCTATTTTTGGTTCTTTTTGGTATTCATTAGTTTCTCCCCAAATAAAAGCATTTGTAATTTCTTCTTTTTCTTTTTCTAAAGCTTTATTTAAAATATTATACCAAGTAAATTTATCTTTAGGAGTATCCCATAATTGTTGAAATAACCATTCTACAGGTGTTTCTTTTTTATTTTCTTCCATTGTATTAAAACAATTTAATTATTTCTAAATTATCTAATCTGTCTCCATGATATTTTTCTGGTTTATCATAAAATTCAAATTTACTATTAGTAGTATAAACCATATCAAAGTAATCAGTTACAGGATCTTCACCTAAATTTTCAACTGTCATATGACTTACAGCTAAATATAATTTACCACAATTTCTTTCTCTTAACATTTTAGCAAGACCTTTAAATGTTCCCCCATAAACACATATATCATCTATTATGAGAATATCTTTTCCATTAAAGTCCTGTCTATCAATTTGTTGAAGTAATTTTGATTTACCCTCTTCATATTTTCTAGATTTAGACGCTGAGAAAGTTTCACCTCTCCAAGCAAGTTTATCAGCTAATTTCATTAAGGGTTTGAATCCTCCTGCATCAGAACTCATTAAAATTAAATTATCTTTTACCGAGTTATCTATTCTTGCATTCAATTTAATAGATATTACTTGATTTATAAATTCGGAATTATCAATGATTTCAACTCTATCTAATAAAGCTTCAACTACTTCTTGATTATGTGGATGAAATATCTTATAATTGAAATTAGAAAGACCATTTAAAAAGTTACAAACTAATTTTAATCCACTAGATTCATCTGAATTGAATCTTCTATCTGCTTGAGCGTCAATTAAATTAGGTATTGTTACAGTAACATACCTACCTTTACTTTTAACCACGTCATGTATCTGATTTAAAATCCATAAATCTTCATAAGAATTAATTTTAAAAGTTAAATCGTTATAAATGTTATAAACTTTGACATATTTACTACCATCTGGATAACTTAAGACTTTGTAATAAAATTCATTTATAATCCTTATTTCGATTGAATTATCCATTATAAGATCACCAAAAGATTTATCACCTTCTGGTATATTTACTGATTTCACACTATTATCTTTATTCCAAGGAAGTTTCATTTTATTTTAATCTATTTCTAATTTCTGTTAAACTTGTTTGATTAAAGAATTTACCATTTTCAAATATCAATTGTAATTCTCCTGTATTTTCTTCTTCAACAGTACATTGTTCTTTGACTCTATATTCTCCTTGTTCATCTTTGTATACTTGTAAAAATCCTTTTAATGATTTTTTAGTACCGTCGTCTGTAATAGGGTCTTTATAAATATCATATTGTTTTACACAGTCACAGTCTATTGTATGACCACAATTGCACTTACCTTCTCCTTCTACTTCAAACCATGCTCCTTTTGCAGCAAAACCTAAAGTATCTCTAGTCATATATTCATATGTAAATGAACCTATACCTAAAACTATATTTGTTGATGCAAATCCTTTTTCAGATAGTCTTTTATAAATATCTACTTGTCTTTCAGGTGTAATACTATCACCGTAAATGGCACCGATATGAGGATCTAATACTTTATAACCTTGTTCATTAACTGTTCCTCCAAAAATATCCCAAAGAAGTTCTACAACTCCTTTTGCTTCGGGTGAATTTTTTTCTATTGGGTCTACTTCTCTCAGATTTTTTATATCTGTTTCATTAATAGTATGAGCCCAAGTAGCTTCTACACATTCTCCTGTATATACTTCAAATGCGATTACTCTATTACCTATTTTTATATAACATGTTTGCCCATCTTTAAAATCAGGAGTATAATCTCTTCCACCACTCATTGATGGTAAGAAATCATCTAATTCATAGATATATTCTTTATCATTTAATATATTAGTTATCATTTCATCTGATGAAATTTCTAACCATTCTTCTATATCGTTTTCAGAATATTCTGCAAAATATTTTCTTTTCTTAGGTTTTTTACCACAAATAATATCTGCGGGGTCTCCTGAATCAGGTCTTACTACTAATTTACCATTACGATTAAGTACTAGTTCTTTAATCTCAGGATCCTTTAAATATTCAATAAATTGCCAAGTACTAAATGTATCACAAACCATTGAAAAAATACCATTTGGAATTTCTTTCAACCAGTCAATAATCATTTGCTTTTCACCAACAGTGAAAATTTTAGTTGTAGATACAGAGTGTTCAGATGCATTTACAGAACCAATACAAACTTCTGTTTCATTATAATAATATCTTGCAGCAGGTATAGTTACTAATGTATCAGAACCTCTAAAAGAAGTAGCGTGTCCCAATCCAACAGTAATCATATCATCTACGCCAGACAATCCTCTAGAAGAGAAATCATGGCACATCCAATCTACTAATCCAATATTAGCTTTATCTGTTTTATTAACCCATTCTTCTGCTTGTCTACGATATAATTTAGCAATAGTAGCAGAAGTACTACCTTTCCAAGCTTGATTACTTACAATAGTTTCTAAGTAAAGAGTAAGCCATCCAAAACCTTTAACAGTGTTGATAAAAGTCATATGAGGAATGTTAGGAAGAGTTTCTATACCTTCAGGTAATGCTTTAACTCTTATAGGTAAATAACCTATATCCCATAATTGTCCAAAATGATTTCCGTCATAGTCCATACCAAGATAATCGGACATATCTTTTGCAAAAACCATTGCATTAACTTTCAATTCTTCAAATTTATCTTGATCTCCATCAAGTATTGCAAGGTTTCTTTCTGCTGTAAAGAAAAAGTTTTCATTAAATTCGTCATTCAATCTTTTCCAAACCGCTTGATAATAAAATGTAACTATTTTATTAATACCTTTAGGGGCATGTTTTAAACTTCTAGGTATCCATGTACCATATAATCTTGTTGTTCCTGGGGCTAACATGCTTTTATGCCCAACTTTATATCCATCACTTAAATAAAGTGAATTAATTCTGAATCCCATAATTTTAATTTTTATCGTATAATACTAATGTAACGTCACAGTTTTTAAATTCTTGTCTCATTATTTTTATAATAATGTCCATATCCCCTCCTGCCAAACCACCACCAATTAAAGGTAAACCAATATGCTTACCTTTAAAAGTGTGATTTATTTTCTTGAAACATAAAGCTAATGCTCTATAATCTAATGGTACAGCTTCACCATCACTATGATTATTACCATATTTATATTGTGTATAAGCATTTACTACTACTAAATCAGGTACTTCCTTTCTATCAAATGAAAAATACCAATCTTCATCTTGAAATAATGAATCTTTTTTTCCTTTATAAAAATTTATAAAATCAATCTGACCTAGTTTATTAATGTCTCCTCTACCACGAGTCTCCATTGGAAAAGTATCTGTTTTGAAATTCTTAACCATTTCTACAGCTATTCCAGATTTTTGGGTACAAAAACAATTACAACCATGTGCTATTACATCAAATTCACCGTCTAATGCCTTTGTTATAAGATTTCCTTTGTCTATTTTAAAAAAATGTTTACTCATGTTTTAATAATTCTAAACTTTCATTAATATCCATTCCATCTATAGCGTTGCCTACCGTAGTCCATCCATCTCTACCACTTCTAGCAAAAAGCTCTAATTTTGGTAAATCACCAAATAAACTCTCTATTCTACTTCTAACTTCTTCTGGTTTCTGAGAATGTTTAAATCTTTCTGCAAAAACTAAAGATTCTATAGAATTATTCTTTTTATATTTTGTCATGGTTCCTTTGGTACCAAATAAACAAAGCTCTGTGCTCTTTAAAGTCCAAGGTGCAACATTCTTACAGTAATTACCTTTGTTTGTAGTTTTTACCCATACAAAAGCTACTGTTTTATATTTGAATCCCCAATACTCCATAACTTCTATACCTTCTTTTAAATGTGAATCTGTTACCCACATAAAGCAACAAGCGTCATCCTCAGTAATACTTTTTATATCTATAGATTTAATATCATCTATGGTCATACTATTATAGTGTTCTGATAATTTTTTAATCTCACTACCGTTACTATTGTTCACGGCAGATTTACTTCCATATTGCCAAGGTGGATCTGCGTATATAATATTGTACTTCATTTTAATAAACCCAATTGTTAAAGAAACTTTTTTTATAGTGTAAAATACCCTTGTCATTTACAAATTTATGTAATATCTTAGTTTCATGTGAAGGTCTGAATTTTTTATCAATATATACAAAATACGATTCTTCGTAATTCACTCCTTCAGGTTGCACTAGAACTTTAGTTGTCATTTTATCTTTTGAGTGTGGAGAGTATTCTGCTTTTATTATTTTTCTTTGTCCTATATTAACATAATTTGGTGATATAATTGTACCCCAAAAACATTTAGGACTATAACTTTGAAATCTTTCATATAAGTATTTTTCTTCTATTGTAATATTTACATCAGTTAAAGTTTCATATATTGTCATGTCTCCGTTAAAATATATGTTTCTATTAACTTCATTTAAATTAAAACTCTCAGAAATATTTCCTGAGTGAAGGTCAAAATATCTTTTTAAATAATATCCAAAATTATTATATACTTCATAATTTCTGATACACATTTGAACGTCATTTATTTTAAAATAAAATAAACCATCATCTTTATTTATATCAGATATTTTGAAAGGAAAGTTTACATCTAGTAGATTTTCTAAATCATATTTTTTACTTAATATCATTAATTATTTATTAGTGTTGTTGATACTCATTTATCTCCTGTTCTAGCATTACATTTCTCACTGCTTTTATAAATTTATCGTAATTTAATACTTTACCTATTTCACAATCTGGAGAAATATTTTTCAAATTTATATACCATTCGTCTAAATTATCTTTTATATTTTCTAAAGTTATTTCATTATTGTAAATATCTCTTACAATATAATGTTTTTTTCTATCCATATATAATACTTCTAATGTAGGAATATTATTTAATAGTTCTTGATTTACTGATAAGTTTCCCATGTATTTTAATTTTGAAATTTTTTATTATTTTTACTAACTATTACCTCTCGGTGTTCAAATATTTCTTCCAATGAATAAATATACTCATTATAATTTAATACGTGTCCAACATTATTTATGTGGCTACTCAAATTCTTTAATGGTATATATAACTCATCATCATAGTCTAAAATATTAACTAAATATATCTCATTACCTTCTATACTTATTGTTTTATAGTAGGATGTTTGACCATTTGATAAGATTTCCATATTTGGTAAATCTAGTAATAAATTTTCGTCTACTTTCATAATAATTTATTTTTAAAATTTATAAAAATTTCGGTGGTTTATTAGGAAATTTACTAATAATAAATATAAATAAAAATATCATAACTGAAATGTAAGATAAACTAGATATAGCTATATTAATAAATACATTATACCATCCATATTCTTCCGCATATTTTCTTTCTGCTAGTTTTCTAAAAAAGTTTCTTACTAAAAAATAAGATATAATAAATCCCAATAGATAAATTAAAAATTGTGTGTTCATTTTATTTTGATTTTATTTCGCAAACATACAAAAATTTTTTGACATATGCAAATATTATTCTTTACATTTTTCAATTATAGTTAAATATTTATCATAATAACTATTAAATATATCCTGAGCTTCTTCAGAATATCTAGTTGTTTCCTCATCTTCATCTATAAAAATACCATTTGGAAATAACCTTTCTTTATTTTCTAATAGATTTTCATATTCATTTATTAACTCTTCGTGAGCTAAATTTGATGCTAATTCTATTATATTAATTCTTTCTAACATTTTATTTATTTTTATGTTTTAGTAAAATCCAATTAACTTCTTGTTCAGTTTCTTTAGGTTCTAAACCTGCTTCTACAATATCAGCTTTTTTAAATCCTGCTTCAAACGATTGTTTCATTAACTCTAATACTTGTTGTTTAGAATAAGACTCTTGTGAACATTCGTTCCATACTTGGTCAAGTGCCTGTTTTACACTTCTACTTTCAGGATAAGCTGTTTTCTGTTGTATTTCTTTTATTCTTTCTGATGTCATTTTATTTATTTTTAACTATTTCAATTAAATTTTTAAGACATTCTAAACGTGCTTCTTCATAAGTAGATTTATTATTATCTGATTCTACGTAAACTCTAGCGTCTTTTAAAATACTATAGTGATATTTATAAGGTCTTGAAGCACTTTTGTAAATCCAACTACATAAATTGTATTCATTTCTAAACCAATCAAACGCTTGTTGCCAAAGTGGGGCTGAGCAAGACCAGAAAGGATATAATGAATTACTTACAGTATATTCATTAACATCGTCTTGAGTTATACATAATTGTATATCTTCTTTTAATTTTTGATTTAAGTCATTAAATTCAAAATAATCTCCTAAACATTCTTCATCAAAACCTAATTCTTTAAGTTCCAATGCTTGTTTATAAGGAACAAATAAATTTTTCATTATTTTAATTTTTGAGTTAAATATTCTACTTGTTGTTTTCTTATTTCTAATGCTTCATCTAAAGTCATATCTCCAAACTTATAAAGTTCTGTTTCACTATTATCAAACGCACCTACAGAAATTAATGATTTAACCGCTTCTAATTCAGTTTTATGTCCAAAAATATCCATACCTGTTCCGTATCCACCATTATAAGTAATAGCAATAAATATCCAAGTAATATTATGTTTATAACCTAATTTTTGTAGCTTATAAATATCAGACCTTACAATATTTTCATCTGAAGGAATAAAAGATTTTATTAAAAATGTTTGCTTTTCCATAATAGTTAATTTAAAATTTTAGCACCCTCTTGTCTTATTTAATAAAAAGAACTCTAGTTTTTCATAAATAATTATGGACATCAATCTTAATATTAAATAAGAGTAGGGTCACGTAGTTAATAGAGCATATTGCTAATTCTATTATTTCAATTGCTTAACTACTTGCTGAGAACTCCCAATGGTTTACAATAGTATATCTCATACAACTATATCCATTCTATACATTACTGTATAGTTTCAATTAGGGTTTAGTTTATCTTAAATATGTTTCCAATTAATTCTTTGAATTATTCCAGCAATACAACTATAAGAAACATTATATATTTCTGCTAATTTTTGATATGATAACTTTTCTTCTACTCTTCTTTTTCTTATTTCTAAAACTTGTATCTCTGTTAATACAGAAAACCCATTTTTAGAACCTTTATTAGAAGCATACCCTGATTCATATCCATGTTTTACATTTTCTTCAAATGTTACCCATTCAAGATTATCTAATAAATTATTTTCTCTATTAGAATCTTTATGATTAACATACTGTTTATTTTCAGGATTTGGAATAAAAGCATTTGCAATTAATCTGTGCAATTGATAATTTTTAATTTTATCTTTTGTTAAATATAATTGAATACCTATATAACCATCTGGTCTTTTAAAAGATTTCTTAATTCTTTTTGTTGAAATTCTTCTTACTAACCCTTCAGAATTTATTTCATAATCTAAATCTTCTATTTGTTTCCACATATTATTAATAATTTATACAAAGATACAAATAAAAATGATTAGTATCAAGCAAAATAAAATAAATATTCCACCCATTATTTCTAATTAGGGTAAATATTGAGAACTCATTTGTGTTGTAAGTGGATTTCAGGCAATTCTAAAACCATGTTAACTTCTTCTACACTCCTTTCTCAAGGGAACAACACATCTAGGATTACTCCAATTAACATTCTCGGTCTATACACGAGACTTTGATACAATCTCATCTATTAATCATCCTGTCAATTCAAGATTAGTATCTTTATGTAAACCACACTCTCTCTTAACTCATCTGATATTCACAAGCCCTAATTTGTGTCGCCAGATTCAAACTGACCCCAGAGTGTGAATGTGTCTTAAGAGCTTTTGACACTTCTTTCGGATTTACAATGGTTCAATGTTTAGCCTTTTACTTTCACCCCCTGTATAGATAGTTACTCTATCAGATGCTAAAGGTCAGCCTTGACTATTAAGGGAGCCACCTGCAATATTTTTAAAAACACATAATCCATTTCCAAGTGGAATATTTTTGTTTCTATCATTCACTGTAATTACCAATGACCATGTAGCACTCAAAATATCTTACAATAAGTAACTCACTCTTGGCAGTGATTAAGTCGTCTCGATGTAGGTAAATGCTATAAAGGGGCGTGGTCACTTTCATGAACCAATTCTCACTTACTACTTATCTTCAGTTATGTGTTTAATTTTAATTAATTTGTTGTCTTATTTTCAAATAATCTTCTATTTTTAATTTAGAATTTAGTTTACCAATGAATATTTTTTTATAACCGTTTCCTTCATAGAAAAATCCGCGCTGAGGTATTGTCTCACATACTTCCAAATATAAATCACCATGTTTATATTTTTTAATACATGAAGTAAAATCTATTTTAGTTCTAAATTCTTCTTGTCTATCCTCGTCTACTATTAAAAATTGTTTTAATATTATTTTCATATATTAGGTATTTGCTTTAATGCTTCTTGTAATCCAATCTCGTAGGCTTCTTCATAAGTTTGGTTAAGTGTTAAATCAAACTGTATAATACAATCTTCCCATTCTTTTCTTTGTATTTGATAATAAAAAGTTTTTCCATCATATAAAACTAAAATGATAATATTATGTTTTTCCCTCAACCATTTAGAAAGTAGTGATTGCGTTGGTGCATAAGCAACTAATGTTAATATATTACCAAAACTATCTACACTTCCTACAGAATGACTATGATGTAACTTTATTTTTTTATACTGCTTATCGTCACTATTAGGAGTGTTAGCAAAACAAACATCTGTAAAAATGTTAAATCCTTTTTCTTTAGCAAGTTTTGCTGTTTCAAAACTAATTAATTGTTCTTGCATAAGTTAGATATTTTTTCTTCTACTTCGTATACTTCTTCTTGACTCAGACCCTCACAATAAAATCTACCCATACCAAATTTTGTTTTAATTTGATAGAATTTAAAATTAGGTCTTGTAATAAATACTTCAAATTTATTATCTAACCATTTAATAAAGTCTTCATTTGATATATCTAAACCATAAAATCTTGGTTCAATATATTTTTCATATTTTTTGTTAAATTCTTCTGCTGTCATTTTTATATTTAATTATTAAATCTACTAATTTACCAAAATAAATCAATATTAACATTATTGAAGGACATAGTAACAAATTAATAAGAAAGAAATCTATATTTACAAAATAAAAAAATCTTTTATTAATTGTCAATAAAAATATACTATCTATAATACATACCAATAAACCTATCAACATGGTTATACCATAATATATTGCACATATATTAGTTATTATTTTTTCCATGTTATTTATTTTTAAATTTTGTTAAAATCCAATTAACTTCTTGTTCAGTTTCTTTAGGTTCTAAACCTGCTTCTACGGTATCAGCTTTTTTAAAACCTGCTTCAAAAGCTTGTTTCATTAGTTCAAATGTTTGTTGTTTAGAATACGTTTGTTTTTGTTGGTATAAAGCTCCTGCGTAAAAGTCTTTATAAGAAAAGTCATCTAAATACTTTGAATATTCTTGAGCAGCTTGTTCTATTGTTTCGTCATACAATCCTGATTTTTCATCTTCTTGCATCATTTCTGAAAGTATTTGTTTTTGTTCTGGTTTTGGAATGATTATTTTATATAATTGACCACCGTTATTTAACCACTCATCAAATTCCCTGTCAGTTAGCCCTATATCATGTCCGTGAATATTTAATTCAACTTCTATCTCATCAGGAGTTTTTTCATCAACATTAATAAACTCACAAGTAGGATTCTTAACAAACCATTCTAAAAACTCATCGTCAATAGCTTGTACACCATCTTTAATTAAGTCTTGGTCTGTTGTTAAAATGATTTTTTTATAAAAATGTCTATTACTTGGATTTTTAAATTGTAGAATACAATTAAGATGTTTACAATATACCCAATCTCCATCTTTAATTTCTTCATCAGAAATAATGTAAATATGTTGATTTCCTCCTAATTCTGTATTAAAATAATCTTTTGAAAATAATAATTTACTGTCTGATTTTCTTATTGTTAATTTACTTCCTTTATCTGTTGGTATTAAATATATATTTTTCATGGTTAATACTTTTCTAATATGTATGACTTGTGATAATCTCCAAAAGCTGTTTTTACAATATAACCTTTTCTTATAAATTGTTGTGACTCTTCCCAGCTACTTGTTTTCACTACAGAAATAGGTCTTGCTGGTTTTACAATAAATAAATTATTTGTCTTTGTTCCCATTGATAAAATAATCATCATACAGATTCCTAATAGGAATGATAAAATGTTTGTTTTCATAATTAATCTAAATATTTATACTTTGTTTTCATTACCGCAAATATTTCTTTTACTTTTAAAGTATGATAATAGTCTATACTTGATTCTTTTAATTTAATAAACTCATTTTCGCAAATTAGTAGCAATTCTTCTTTAGTTTTTGCATTTTCTACTAGTGTTTCAACTTCTTTAGAATATTTAGAAAATAATAATTGTTTTCTGAACATTGAAACATATAATGAAAACATTATACCTCCTATAAAAAATCCTAAAAATAAATTAAGGTGGAATATTTTTAGCAACTCTAAATCGTGTTCTCCTATATAATTAAGAAGAGTCCATATTACAAACCCAAAAATAGTAGATATTATCCATCCTATAAAAAATACAATCCAATAAGGTGCTTTTTCAAATATATATTCTGTAAATTTTTTCATGATTGTTTATTTTTGAATTGTTTAATAAGTAATTCAACACTTGTTGGTGACTTTTATCTCAATTCTATTTTCTTAAATGTACCATCTAAATAATGAACAAAGCATTTATCTCTGAAAAAACTTTTTTGTGTATTTTCTAAAGGTGTACCATAAATTGACGGAACATCTGAACCATCGCTTTCATCTACTCTATACCATCTATCACCACAACAAGGACAATCGCTACCATTATAACATCCATCAAAATACAATCCTATGTCTTCTGCTCTATTATTGGCATCATCAGCATTTAATGCTTCAATAATTACATATTCACAAATTCCATCTTCTTCAGAATTTGAAAATGAGCCACCAGAATTATTTTGTCTGAATTCATAAAATTTTGTGTTTATTGTACGTTCCATTTTATTAAGTTTTAATTTGACAAACCTTATTTAATTTTTTATAGATTAATAATATTACTGTAATAAGTAAAAAAGGAATTATAAAGTCTATACTTGTTTCAGGATTAATTCCTTCACAACCACAACCGTCTCCTACACTATGTCCATTACCTCCTACTGAAATTGAAGTAAAATGACCGTGACAATTATTTCCGTGATCAGGTCTCGGAGGTGCGGATTCTTCTTCGTAAATATAAATATCGCTCATAATTATCTATCTAAATACTTTTTATATAAATCAATTATTATTTTAATAGCTTCTATTCTAGCGTTGTCATAGTTTTCAAAACGTAATGAACTATACCATCTGTTATTAACAGAGTCTATTAAATCTACGTCATTATATTCTCTATCGTTTGAATCTTGTATAGTAATACTCCAATAATAATGTATAGTTGTGTCTGTAACTTCAATACATGCGTTATATCCCCTTTCTCTGAACCAATCAAAAGCTTGTTGCCAAAGAGGTGCTGAAACTCTATTATCAGTAGGATTAATATATAATGTGTTAGATTGAGTTCCATCAATACTAAATTTTGAAGAAAAAAGCCTTACAGTGTCTGTCACACTAAAATTATTTTCATCAAACCCTGACCATATAGCAAAACATGGCTCATTAAAACCTAATTTTTTAAGTTCTAATGCTAATTCATATGGTATAAATTGTTCTTTCATAATATTTTGAGTGTGGAGTTAATCTATTCTATCTTTGATAGGAAGAATTTTTCTATTTATATTTATTGTATTAAATTTGGTGCCTAACTTTTTATTAGTAGGAATATTTATTATTTTAGGAAGTAATTCATTTTTATACACTAATGTATGAAAATGTACGTTAGAAAATCCTAACACGTCTACTCCTAACCAAAAACCTATTGTTTTTATCATAATTCAATTTTTACAATGTATGCTAATATTTTATTATATTGATCTTTTGTTAAATAAGGTCTAAACTTATATTATTTTCTAGATATATTCATATACCTAAATATTTATAAAGTGTTTCTAAGGGTAAATACCAAATATCATAATAATCATTATTACCATAGTATCCTCCTTCTCCTCTTTCTAAATGTGTTATTAATTTTTCAATATCTTTATATTGTAAATATGAAATTTGTGGACAAACTTCTTTTAAAGCTTTATCAAAAACTTCCCATTCTGGTCTGTCATCATTACTGTAATATTCTGCTTCGTTTCCCCAACAATTTCCACCAGAATACCCATGTGAATTGTGTCTTTGATATATAACATGTTCTTTTACATGCTCTACACCGAAAGGTTCTTTATATATTCCTTGATCCCATGGATATTCTAAAGATTTGTTTATTTTTTGAATATCTTTTTCTGTTAATCGTTTCATATTATTTAATGTTTTCTAAAGGATATGCATTTAAAATAGAATCTTTATTTATATTAACTCCTACACCATCATCTACCATAACATCCGTATAATCAAATATTTCTTTTGTATTTAAATCTATATATTCTTCATAAGCTTTTTCACTAGCTTGTTTTAACGCTTCTTCAACATGCATCTTTGCAAACTCTATTAAATCTTGTTCAATAAAATATAATTTAACTTCATCTTTTAAAGAGGTGTAACTTACATTTTTACTATTTTTTAAAAATTCTTCTGCTGTCATAATTATTTTTTACGTTTTAATATATGATAAATAGCTGTAAGCATTAAAGCACAATAAATTAGTAAAACATTTTGAATAAATTCATTCATAACTATATTTTTATTTGTTATTATTAATAGTATTGAAAACAAATGTAATATAATCAAGTAATTCTACTTCAGTGTAATTATCATAATTCCACCAGCTTTCATCTTTACCTTCTTTGGTTATATGTTCTACATATCTTTTGTAACGAATCGTTATGATTGATCCATTTATAGAATAATCTTCTACTTTATATTTTTCATCTCCTTTTTCAGAGTTAAAATATAATTCTATTAATTCAAATGTTACCATTATTTTTCTTCTACTAGAATTTTCTTAAACGTGGAATCAGTTTTAATCTTATTTATAAGTTCTTCAGAAGACATTTTCTTAGCTTCTTCAATAACTTTTTCTTTTTGTTCGTTAATTCCTAATTCTACTTCGTTTTCTTTAGCCATATTTTTCAATTCCGTCAAAACAAAATTGGTCATTTCATGTGGAATTTTTTTAGCCGTAGAATCAGTAGTTAAGAAATTTAATGTACCTCCGCCAGCTACAATAAGTAATGAATCTCTTTTAGATGGTGTTAAAATAAACAAAGACCAAAATAAAAAAGTTAAAGGATAAGACCACCAAATCCATTTTTTTGCAGCAATAGAGTCTTTTAAATAATCCTCACTTCCTTTCTCTAAATAGTTTGCTTTAGAGACTATATTAACTATTGTTGCAAACAGTGCAATTATAGTAAATATTGTAATACCTACTTTAAATAAAGATTTCATATTATCAGCAACTACTAGCCAATAAAATAATGATGTATAATCCATTTTTATATTTTTTAATTGTTATTTTTAATTACCCTAAATGGTATCTACTACCAATATTCATCAGAGCCTCTTGCTTATCCCAATTTGGATTATCATATAGAGATAATAATAAGAATATTCTTCCGTTGGGGTCTAAAGTATGTCTTACTGCGTCATATCCTTTTTCAGAAATTCTACTATAAAAATATTTATCGTTTCTCTCATCCCAATTTTCAAAAAATGCTTCTGGTAACATTCCATATTTTTCTGCTTCCTTGGTATGTTTTGCAATATCATATTCAATTCTTTCTTTTTCCGACATACCTATTGTTTCTTCCCAATAATTATGGTAAGAATTTTCTATCCAATCTAGATAAGTTTCTACTATCATATCATCTGCATCTTTTAAAGCGACTACCTCATAATATTCAGTAAGATAATCTGGATGAATACTTGATACCATTTGTTGTACTGAGTTTAAAGTATCTCCGTTTAGTACAAATAACTCTGAGCTACTGTTTGTAATAATATCTATTGTATTATCTACAAATATTGTGAATAATGTTTTTTTCATTAGTAATCTGTGTCTATTAATTCAAATCCTATTTTAATTAACGTGTTTTCAATTTCACGTATGTATTCATGGTCTCTATCTATTACAAAAGAATACCAATTTGTTTGAGAAAACAATGCTTCTATTTCCTCATGTTTTTCTTCTGGAAAATTATTTAGAAAATTTGTTTTTTCATAATCTACTTCCCATTCTTCCTTCTCTTTTAAAATTCTTTCACCCAATTCTATATTATAATCATATATACCTTCGAGTGCTTTTTCTAACATTTTTATTATAACTTCTTTTTGTTTTGTGGATTTAATCACAAACAATTCGGAAGATGAATTTGTTATTAAGTCAATAGTATTATCTATTCTTAAAATAAATACTAGGTTTTTCATTTTTTGTAATTTATACAATAAATATTATTTAAAATTTAAGTCATAAGACGAATGTCTTAGATGCATAAAACTATCATCAAATATTCTATAACCAGAATAGATTTCAGGTTCATAAACATCTATATCTAATTCTACCTCGTTATTTTGTAAATAAGGATAAAATAACGCACCAAAGGCAAATTGTTGTGAATTAACTGTATTAATCCATTCAAAAGTTTTTTTCCAAACTTCTTCTGTTTCTATTTGTTTTGCTCTACCTACTGCTTGATAAGGAAGAACTACAATGTATTCTAATACGTCTGAATACTTATCATACATTTTTTGTAAATCTACCAAAGATTTTTCATCTCCAATTATTACATGACAATTAAGTCTAGTGTTGATTGTGGATAATGTTTCTACAGCTTTATAAAAAACTTTTTCAATATGCGGATGAAAACTTACAGCTACACCGCCACAATACTCTTCTGTTGCTTGTAGAATTTCCTCAGATAGATGCATTCCGTTAGTAGTGTAATTAGGCATTATACCTACTTCTTTTACTGTTTTTACAAATTCTTTGAATTGCGGATGAAGTGTTGGTTCCCCTGCGCCTCCTATAGCTATTTGGAAAGGTTTGTCGTTCTCATCTCTTACTCCCCATACCTTGTGTACCTTTTCAATAATATCTGTGAAATTTGAGCCTGTTTTGAGTGCGTTAGTATAACAATAAGAACAATTCGCTAAACACTTCGAATTAATAGCTACATCTTCTATTTCTGCAAACTTTGGTGTGGTAATAGGTTTTGAATTATCAATACGTTGTCTAATTGTTTTACCGTTGAAAAATACAGCTCTATAATTTGCTGATATATCTGTTCTAATTTTCATTATTTAATAAATTTATAGACATATACATTTTCTAATTTTGGAATTTTATTTTGATTTCCTTTTTTTAGGGATTGTAAATATTCCATCATTTTAGTTTCTGCATTTTCTATAGTTAAATATCTATTTACCTCTTGTTTTTCTCTACCACAACAATCGCAACGATAATCAGTTCCTTCTACTCTAATATCTATTGGAAAATCAAAACCTCTAATAATTAAATCTTCACAAACATCTGAATAAAAAGAACATTTATTTAATATTTCTTTTATATATTTGGAATATAATAAATTTATACAATAGTTATAATTTTTATTAGAATAATCTTGAATTGTGGTTAATAAATCATCTCCAGTCAAAACCAAATGATCAAAACTATAGTCTGCTATCTCTGATAATATTGAACTTATTGATTGATCATTATACCATCTACCGTCTAGTTTACAATGATAAGATTTTTTTTCTTTTAATAGTAAACCTTTTCTTAAAGATTTTAATTGTCCGAAATAACTTTCTCTAGTCAATTCTCCGTTATGATACGCTATTGCTATTAAAAATAATGCTTTAGCTTCTAAATCGTCAAAATATCTTAACACTTCTGTTTTAAAACTTAATTCATTCATTTTAAGATTATTTTATCTTTATATCTATTAATTTTTAAGAAATGCTTCTACATTATAAGGGTAATATATACTACCTTTGTCAGTTACAATCATTTGATATACTGCATTTGATGTATATTTCATAGTCCCGTAATTATCTGATAACCAAATATATAATGATGAATATTCAAAAGATACATTTGTATAATGTTTGTTTGTTATATCATTATAAAATTTCCAATTACTTTCTTTATTTATTTGATCATTTACAAACGAATGACTATCTTCAATAAAACCGTTTTTAAAAAGAAATATTTCCGAATTATTTTTTATAAGATGATTGTGTATTTCTACCATTCCAAACAGCGCTTGAGCAATATATGGAGTTAATTTTACAATTCTTTCCTTTCTTTTGTCGATCTGTGTTGAATGAAAAGCATTTACTTCTTTTGTTCTTTGTTCTAAAAAAGAAGATAAATCTATTTTTTCTACAGCTATAATTTTATTCATAATTATTTATTTTTGTTCGTTATACCAATTAACAAATTCTACACAGCAATTAAATGTAGCTTCGATATTAGAGCTTGAAATAATTTCTCCATTGACTTCTTCATTCTTAAAAGTCATACAAATTACTTTATCATCTTCGTCTTGTATATAAGTTCCGTTTGGATTTATAAGAACTCCGTAAGATTGCATACTGTGTATTTTTTCTACTACTTCCATTAACCAATTCCAATCTGAATGGAATTCTAATTCAAAATCTTGTAATTTACAACTAAATTGTTCATCACCAAAAGCCTGAGGTTCTACTAATTTTAAAAAAGGTGTTTCAAAAGTTTCTGATAAATCATCAAATTCCCAATTTAAAAACTCGGCAATTAATCTATTATTTTCTACTATATTTTTCATGTTAAATTTTATTTAAATAAAGTACAACGTTTGATAACTTTGAATAAAAATCATAATCTCTTTCTAATAACCTAGAAAGTATTATATTTATATCTTTTTTTGTTGGAGAATAATCATTACACAATTCTACAGGTAAATCTTCAAAGGCGTCACCATAATATGTAACATTTAATTCTCTATTAATACATTCTAGATATATTTTATCATATCTTTTTTTAAGATAAAATAACTTATCATAGAAGAATTTAACATGTCCTGTACCTAAAGTAAATTTTTCAGGTATGTTTTTAACTACGGCTTTACCAGATTTTATTGTATTTGGTATACGTTTTATTTCTCTATGCTCAGCTAATAAATGTGCTTTACTTAAAAATATAGGATTTATACCTAAATTAATTCTTGTCATTTACATTTTTTATAAAATCTTTATTTAAAAAGCTATTTGCAAATTTTACATTAGATTCTCTTTCTAAAGAACTATTTTCTAAAATATCCTTACATATCTCTATTGCAGCTTTGATATATGAATCATGAGTATTTTCATCAAACATTGTTATAATAGAGTAATCACATATAGGATAATAAGGTTTATACTTATTGGTATCAGGTGTTATAAAATCTTCATTAAATAAATCCTCTATAAATAATTCTATTTCTTTTTGTGTTTTACCTAATTTTACTAATGCTTTTACTAATGAGTCTTTTTTATCTTTTTCTCTTTTTTCATAGAAAAGGATAGCTTCTGCATGCTGAAAATCTAATATTTCTTTAACCTCTTCGTCCTCTAAAATGAAATCTACTACTTCTTGAATATGTTTTGGAAAAGTTGCGTTCTCCCAATTGAAATATAATTCCATATTCATATCGGCACCACCTGCTTCTTCAAATACAAAACCATTTTTATAACCGTAACCGTTTCCGATAGTACATAATAAATGATCTACCACTGATTTTCTATCTGGATATAACGATTTATAGCGATAATTCTCATCTGTTTTTATTTCTACCCAATCATCTATTGTTTTGTTAAGTTTACCCATCTTTTTATCTAATTCAGTAATATTTTTACCATTTAAAATTAGATTTTTAAAGTTATCAAAATTTAATGGAATTTTCTCTTCCATTGTTATGTGCATGCCCCATGCGTCATATACTAAGTTGTATTGTTCAGGTGTACCTACATCACAAATTTCAAGTTTATATTTAGGATTTTCATCACACTGATTATCTTTTCTTAATTTACCTTCATAACCATATGCAAATCTTCCTGCATACCATAATCTATTATAGATATGACCTAGTTTTCCTAGCGCGGGGATGTTTTCTGGTTGTGTAAGATAGTCTAAATTAACAGATATTACTTCTAATAGTTTATCTATTATTCTTTCTTCAAATTTCTGTTCTTGCATGTGATTATAAATTATTTTGATTGTGGAATATTTATTTGTTCCCTGAGACTGATTCGAACAGGTCAGATTAATAATGCTATACCATTTATAGCGTATCAGGGAGCCTCTTATTTAACCTATATAACAAGAAAGGCAACTAACTAAAAATATATTAACTATTGACTTGTTAACGGAAATTTTAACAATACTCCAGATTGCCAATAACCGTCATGCTCGTAATCAAATTTTTCATATTTTGTTATTATTTGAAAAAAACTTACGGGTTTTATTACTATACCTATATTATAAGGTATATAGTACCTGTCTGAATTTTTCTCAAGTACAAAATCAAGATTTGTTCTATTTCCAAATCCAAATCCTGTAGTAATATCAATGTGTTTTGTAATCCAGAAATAACCTTGGAAATTTATATCAAAGTATTCTGTTCTATTGTTATCTATACCATATCTAAATGATATTCCAAACGTTCCTCTTCTCCAACCTATTTCTGTTTGATTTAACTCTAAATCGTTGGAAACAGATATGGGTATTATTCCCAACTGTATTTCATGAGAAGAATTTTCTTTTTTATAACCTTTAAAGTATCTTGTGTACTGTGCACTGAGTGTGGAATATACAAATAGTGTTATAAATATAAATAATAGTTTTTTCATTTTAATATATTGTTAATTAATTTTTAATTTCTTACAATTCTTACAATTATATCACGGGGATCAATATTATTTATAGTACACATATCATTTATATTTCCACCACATTCAGATAGTAATGAGACTGCGTCTTTGTCTGATAATGATTTTTCTATATCATTAATAGTTAGTGAGGTATAAAAATCTATTGATATGAAATCTTCAACAGTTACAACGTCATTCAAATTATTACTTAATTTCTTAAATATTACATTTTCAAAAAAATTGAACATATCATCGTCATAATAAAATTCTTCTATTATATCTTTTACTCTTTTTAGATACTTTTCTTTTGAAATATAAAAAGTGTATTTCATTGTTATATTGGTATTAATTGTTCGAAATAAACGTCTATATTATTATTTTTCATATAATCTTCTATCACAATAAGAATACTATCACCTATATTACATTTTGTTTTAAATAATAAATTTAAGTCATTATCATAAACATATAGGTGATAGTTAATAACTTTGTAATAAATATTCATTTTATTATCAAGTGTTATAATCTTCTTGTGCTTTCAACCAATCTGTTTCTAGATCTTTTTCCAAATCATGTAATGTACCTAAATTTCTATACGGAGATAAAGAATAGGTATCATTAACAGAGCAAACATTTGTATATAATCTATACACTAAGGTATTTCTTAAATGCTCATCTTGTACTTTTTTAAGTTCAGATTGAATATCCGCTACTATTTTTTTGAACTCATTGTACTCTTTTAAACTAGTAATATCTATATCTAATAACATTTCTATAGAATATTCAAGCTCATCTTCCAAAGTTTCTAACTGTGTTATTGACTTACCTTCTTCGAAAATTGATGGTGTAGTCTTTGTTTTTTTTTCTTCTTTATTCCTTGTCGCATCTTTTTTTAGCGTTGGGGTAGCAGTGGACTGTACATTTTGATTACTAGTGTTAGAAGAATTTGAATACCCACACGTATATCCAGACGTAACTGTTTTCGCAACAGGTTTGTTATATGTAGTAGTAGTTATATCCATGTAATAAAACTTATTATTGGTAAGTTTTAATAACTCCATAGCAAACTTTTCACTATTATCATATCTTAAAACATGTAATATCTCATCATTGGTATGCTCGTTGTTATACCCACATGAAATATTTACTCCTTGTGTAAAATGTCTCTGTATTAATGCTCCAACATCAGTAGATACCGTATTTGTCCAATGGAAATTATACTTACATAATAATTTCTCAAATTCTTTTTTAGTATCGTATGTAACAGTGGCATGACCATTAGTAAACTGAGAAATATCATAATATCCTCTTCTGTCTAACTGTAAGAAAAATCCTACGTCATTAAAGAAATCTTCTTCGGACGCTCTAGTTCCTAATAATCCTACTTCTTCATCCAGCGGGAAGAAACATTTGATATTATCAAACTTTTTTAACGCTTGAAGTGCAAAATAAACACCTACTTTATCGTCGTGACCTAAACCAATTTGTTTTCCGTCAACATTATTAATACCAACAATATAATTATTGATTACTAATATACTGAAATCATCAGTAATTACTTTCTGATTAATATCTAAATGCGCTACTACACAGTTATAATATCTTTGTTCAGAAGTGTTTTTAGTTACGTATAGATTACCATAATCGTCTATTTCAGTAGTTACTCCTGGAAATTCTACAGTTATGTATGCTTCCAACCAATCTCTAAATTCTAGTTGCTTTCTAGATTTAGAATGACTTCTAAAACTTAGAAGTTTTTTATAAAATTTTATATTCATTTGGATATTTTATTATTTTAAACAATGTCCTCCGTTGATTGAAGAATATACTAGATTTTCTACTGTAGTGCTTCTACCAGCATGTTGACCGAAATCTATTCTGACAGCATAATTATTGTGGATATACTCATTTGTGATAACATCTAAAACCATGTTATTTCTTTCACACTTACCGTTTGTATTTGTAAAGGTATAGGTAATTTTATTATCATGATAATTAGTTAACTTATTATCTCTACCGTATGTTAAGGTATCTAAATAAGGATAAATTCTTATTTTTTCTAACTTTTTACTAAGTGTTACAGTTACAGTTTGTGTAAAAGAACCTTTTTTAACATTATAAAACTGGGTTTTATTAGTATAAGTATTGTCTTTTTTTCTAGTAAGACCTTTTGTATCTACCCATCTATTATACCAAGCTAATGTTGCTTCATCTTTGTAATAAACTCTATCGTTATATACAAGACCTTCATCAGTAGTTACCTCTAGGAATCTACCTACTTGCTCCTTATCTCTGAATATTACACCTAATCTGAATTTTTTATCCGTGTAAAGTTCAAAGAAATTTTCTGCTTTTCTATCCATACAAGATGTTGTAGCCCATTCTCTTGTATTTAGTTTTGAGTAGTTTTCTGCAATTTTTTTACCTCTGAAGTATTTAATAACATAAGGATCTTTATATGCTAATAAAGTATCTACGAATTTTTTAATATCGTATTCACTCATAAATCCTTTTAAAGCAGCAGTAAAAAACTTGTGAGGTTTTGTAGTTTGGAAGTTTTTTTCAGTAATTACATTTTTATCTAATACTAGATTTTTCTTTTTAGGCAAAAATTTAATAACCTTTTCAGTTAAATCTAGTGAAATAAACTGCATTCCTGTATTATTTTCTTCACGAGAAAGATAATCATGTACATTTTGATCTACCGATTTGATGATAGAATTAAAAGACTTACTTATAATGAATCTTTTATCTAACACTGCCGTTAAAGTTTCCTCACTGTAGTTTCTTACAGTTTTTATAGTGTCTTTGAAGATTCTTGTTTCTATATTAATATTGTATAAATCATTTAAATTATTACCAAAACCATTAAAAGTAAGTTTGTTTAATGAAGTTGAAACAATTATTCCTCTATAATGCAATGAAGGTAAATAATTTTTAGGATGACCTTTACCTTTTATTGATTTTATAATATTGGCTCTTTCCTTTTCAGTAATAGTTTTTGAGTCCAATATTCCTTTAAAGTAAGACTCTACTTCATCAAAATTTACAGGAAAAAAGTCTGTATTCAATGTTAAAAGCGAGTTACTTGAAAAAGTAATACCATGAGAAGTTAAATGCATTGCTTTACCAAATTCACCGTCACAATATAAATCTTCTCCACCATTGAGTGTGGAATATATTTTTATTCTTTCAATGTAAATATCTTTTTCATTCTCATACATTTCAGTACAAAGTATATCCTCATCATATACATATGATCTGTTGAAAATACTTTTTTCAAAGTTGAAATTTTGAGGAACAGATCCAGATATGGCACTGTTTAATAAATACACTCTTTCATCTTGTACAAATACTAAAGCAGGTTCTTTGTACTTTTCGAAATCATTTTGTAAAAAAAACGAAGTATCTTCCCCATTTAACATGGAAATATAAACTAACTCTCCGTTAAGATTCATTAATTCTTCTTTTGATAAGATTTTTCTTGTCATAATATAATAAATTTAGTTAATTAATTGTAACCTGTAGAGGATTCGAACCTCTGTTTACACACCGCAGCGCATTGTCCTAACCACTAGACGAACAGGTCAAGTATAAAATCCCACTCAATATAAGTGGGATTTTTTATTATTATTTACTAACAAAGTACACGTTTCCGTCTGTATCAGTAAACACAGAACCTACTTTTGTACCAGAAGCTACTTCTGTTAAAGTTTTAGTTCTAAGATTTAAATCGGCAGGTACTTCAGATCCGTTAACAGAAGATACTTTATATCCATCATAAGGATGTGAAATATACAATCCTGCGGCAGCAAAATATGCTCTTTGTTCGTCAGAAAGTTCTACTGAAGCTCTGTCTACATATTCTTGCGGAACAACGAAGTCTTCGTTATCGGCTTTGTCATAGTTATCTTGTAAGATTTTTTTGATGACGTCTTCGATTTCTCTACATTTAGTTTCGTTAAAAACTTCTAGTAAAGAAGCTCTATTTGTCACAAATTTACCTTCTCTAGCAGAAATAACTTCTTTTTCCATTGTTGCTAAAGTAAGAGTATCTTGGTCTGCACAAGCTGTACAAGGAACCATCACGTCGTCTTTTAATTTGATGGCTTGACCGTCTTTAAGACTGATTACTTTCGCACCTGCTTTTTTCCAAGCAAAACCTAAAGCGATTGCTAATTTTTGGAATTTTACTGCGTCTTTTTTTGTTTTTGGAGTGAAAACTCCTGATAAAGCTGTTTTTTTCATGATAAAAAAATTAATAAAGGTTGAATAATTATTTAAATTTCTTGTTAAACCAATCTAACTTATCTATAAATACTTTTACATTAGATTGGTTGATTTTTCCACCGTTAAATACTTCGACCATTTGGTCGATTGTTAATGTTGGATAATGTTTGTCAAATTTTGAATCTTTGTGTGACCATCCTAACTTTAGAATCCAATTTAATATAGCTTCTTTTTTATAGTCAGAATAATCTGATACTAGTCCAGAACCATCTCTTTTAGAGATTTTTTTACCTGTCTTACCGTCTAATAATAATCCTGCATGTATTAACTCAGGAAACTGTTTAGTGCTTTTTAAAGCGTCAGCAATTTTATACCATAGTATTTTTTGTTTTTGTGCGTTTGAAATATGGTCAACTCCTCTTATAATATGTGTAATATCGTAGTCAAAATCATCTACTACTGTTGCAAAATTATATAAAGGAAAACCATTACTTCTGATTAATCCCATAGTGTATCCATCCATTTGTATAGAAATACTACCATCACTTTCTAAGGTACCTATCAATCTAGCAATTTCATTGTATCTGTCTAATCTGTCAGATTGTTGAAACGTTAAATCATGTTGTAACTTAAAATCACTCATTTGAGTGTGGATATAATCTATTAAAGATTGGTCTCCTCTTTCTTGGTCTGTATCATCTATTCTTAAGATAAATTCACCGTCATTTGCTTTTGCAAATAAATAATTTAATAAAGCAGTTCTCAATGTACCGATGTGAAAAAAGCCTGTCGGCGAGGGTGCTACTCTAGTTCTTACTTTAGTACTCATATATTAAATAATGTTAGTCTTTTAAAAATGGGGAGATGTCGTTCTCCCCGAACGGAACTATGCCACTGCTCTAGCAGTAGCGAAGTTCATTTTTACAACGTTTCCGTTTACTTATGAATTAACTCTCGTTAGTACCTCTGTTTACAGTCGAAACCAGTCATCCCCATTTTTATCAGACCATGCTCTGATGAACTTCTAGGGAATTTAACTGACAATCACTCATGTGATAACGTAGTGGAGATGGAGGGATTCGAACCCTCGTCCTGCAAAGTTGCTTACTAAGTCAACAAGTCAATCTGTGGTGCCAATAGGGTTCGAACCTATGCTTTCATGACCGTCGTCACAGCTCTACCTACTGAGCTATGGCACCTACCATTATTATTTATTATTTTGATAAATAAGGTATTCTTTTATTTGTTCTATATCTGATTTTGAAAGTACTGCTCCTGAATTAAGAGTTATCGAAGTCATACTTCTATTTTTATCAGATATAAACCATTCTAAAGGCAACTCTGCACAACCATAAGATATATGGCTATTTTTATGATACTTGCCTTCATATTTATTTATTATAGGTAATTTTGGTTCTTTGAAATAAACTTCATCAAACCATTTATCTAATATCTTGGATTTTTCTAATATCTTCAAAGTTTGTGTCATTGTGGAATCTATTACGTCTTCCGCATTAAAATCTCCATATACATAAAACACTAATTGATTAATGACATCAACGTATTTGAAATACTCTTTTTTTAGTTTATAACCTATTATTTTTTGTCCACAAATGTCATTTATAATCAACTCTTTTATTCTGACTTTTGGTAAAGACGTAAATGCTTCTCTTACCCACATTCCTTTATATGAAGAACTGGTGTCACATCTATAATATCCGCTTGATAAAATAGGTTTAGAATTAAGCTGATTACATTCTTGAAAGAATGATTGTAAGTATACTTTATCTTCAGGATGGTTAATCAAAGCAATCTTACCATCTAACCAATCTTGTTTAGTATATTTTTTATTACTCATTATCATACTTTTTAATTCTGTTAATGTTATTTTTTTATAACCTTTACTTATATATGAGCTTACAACCTTTTTGTTATCTATATAAGGGTAATGTAAATAATCACGAATTTGTCCTCTTTCTATGCAAACTCCTTTACCTTTATAAATCTTATTATATAATTCTGAAAATAGTTTATTAACTTCTTCAAAATTTGAAATATTACGTTCTACACAGTATTTATTCATTTGAGTGTGGAGTTAATGTTTTAGTGGTCTCGGTGGGGCTCGAACCCACGACTTCCTGATTATGAGTCAGGTACTCTAACCGACTGAGTTACAAGACCTTATAAGCACAGATAACTGTGCTTATTTGTTTATTTGATGTATTCGTGTTGCTCTTCTAAGAATGCGATAGTATCCTTATGATCTTTAAGAGCTTTTTCAGCAGCAGTTAAATTATTTTTTGCAGCAACTAAACTTTGAACATACTGATTTCTATTAGAAATAGTTCGAGCGTTGTTGATTCTAGCATTATCTAATGCTTCTTGAGCTGATTCTACTGCGTCTTCCAATGCAATTGTATCACCTGTAAGACTAGCGATATGTGCTTTGAAAGCAGAATCTGCTTGTTTTTGAATTTTTTTAGCTACGGTTGACGCATCTTCTCCTTTTAATTTTGCTTCTACTGCTTGTACGAAATTTTTTGAATTTTTCATTTTTTTTTGATTTTAAAGTTAATATTAATTTAATTTTGTTTTTACTGATTCTATACTTTTTGGTAATGGTAATATTTTACTATCTTCTACATTTAAAATATAAACAGGTGTCAATTCTACTACACTAGAAACAAATTCTGTTTCTTCTGATGCAGTCATAACATATTTGACTGTATCTGTTGAAGAGACACTTTTATCCTTCAAAACGTATTTTTTGAACTGTTCAAAAGTAATTTCAGTATAGTCATTATCTTCATATCCAATCCATGTAGATCTTTGATAATTTCCATTTTTAAAATGTGGTGTATGTTCATAGGAATATTTGTCTTCAATTTTCCAATGATTATCTTTTAAATCTACTACAAATTTATTAAGAACATCCTTTTCTTCATTTGTTTTTGGTTTAGTATACCATTTTTCAGGTAAAACAAATTCTGATTTTTGTTTTCTTTTTTCAGGAAATTTTACATAATATACATTTTCAAGAAAATCTTCAAATGATACTTCTATAGCGTTATTTATGAAAGCATGAGTACCACAACCGTGTATTCCTTTACAAGATAGTACACCGTCATAACCTATATAAGGATATGTTTCCCACCACTTAGGACTCTCCTTACTAATATGACCTGCATAATCTAATAGTTCTGGTTGTTTATTGTTTTTTACAAACCAATATTTAGGAAAGTCTTTAGTCTCTTTCATGTCTTCTGGTAAAAATTGTTCGATTTCTGAATAAGAAACTTCTGTAATTTGCTGTGCACTATTTATATCAAAACTACCTGTTTCATTATAAGAATCACAGTGCCTGATCCAAGGTTTCATTTTCATAGAAGTATTAATAATGCTATCAAATTTACCATAATGAAAAGAGCCATGATTTTTTTGATACCATTTATACCATTTTCCTTTTTCAAATTTAGGAGTTGTAATTTTATCTGGATGATTTTCAGGTAAATATTGTTGAATATCTTCTACTGATAACTCTTTAATATCAGTGATTGAATCAAAATCAAAACAGTTTGCATTTACCCATCTACCACCATTAATATCATAATGACCTTCCTTTAAACTTACTTTACCTGGCTTATAATACCCAATAAATTTAAAAACATGCTTAAATTTAAGACTCAAAGTAACTTCATACCATACATTATCTTTAAGTTTTAAATCTTTTTTAAACCTATCAGGATGTCCTTTAAGAAGATATTTTCTAACTTCTTCTAAAGGTACTTCTTCATCTGTAACATACTCATTATCATAACTATTAATTTGATATTCATGTTCATTATCAGAAGGATAAATGTACTCTGAATAATGGATAATATCTTCACTATCTCTATCACTTCTTAAATAATACCCTTTTCCCTTTTTATAATGATACCACTTATCTTTTTTAAATCGAAGAACTTTTTCTTCTTTTTCTTTTAATACATAACTATTTTCATTAAAATACCAGCCTTCATACACGAATGATTGTTTGCTATCACATTTACTATTATATTTATCAGGAATATCTTTCCCGAGATATTCATCCATTTCTCCTTCATCATTCCATTTATTTGGAGTTTCTAATTTATAATTCCATAATCCCTCCGCTTTAAATTCCTCTTCGGTTTTAAATCTATATTTAGCCATTGTATTATTGTTTATATTAATAATTAATTTTAAAATTGGCTAAGAATTTTTCTATAATATCCTAGCCAATTTACATGATTGACTTTATAAAAGTTTTAGCACCCTCTTGTCTTATATTGACTTGCACGGTATCCACATTTCTGTTTCGTGTCTTTGGAAGTTTATAAGAGTAGGGTCACGTAGTTAAGTACTAAGATTTCAACGTATAGGTTCTTCCTATCATAGTTCTTTCTGTTACACATCGTTTAACTACTTGCTGAGAAGTACATTTCTGTACCTGCGTCCTCACGGATAGCAGCTCATTTGTGTTGTGAGATAGCTGATAAGCACTTGTCATATCTATTCTCTAAAAAGGGAAATTAATCACCTTATTTTATAACTATTCCTTTCTCAAGGGAACAACACATCTAGGATTACTCCAAAAATTAGTGGAGTGTACCTCTCCCATTTGCTTTAATTTTTTGCACTAAAATTTATCCTGTCAATTCAGGATTAGTATCTTTATGTAATCAATGTCTAAATTTGATTTAAAGTAGGCTAGCCCCACTACGTTTTCTCTTGATTACAAAGGTTCAATGTTTAGCCTTATTATTATAAACTGTGTGGCTCTTCAGTTATCTGCTCTTTTACTGAGATTTAAGTTGTTGGTGCAGACTTCACACCACATACATAGTTTATTGAGTGTGGAGTATTAACATCCACAATTGTTTTCTTCTATCACTGTAGAAGATTCTACAAAAGTAGTTTTTTTGTATATAAAAGGAACTATAGATTTTTCTTTAATATATTTAAACCTTCTATATACGTCTACTTTTGGTATCATTTTGAAATCATCATCTTCTACTACTTTATACTTTTTGAAAGCATCTTCCGTATCGATGTTAGTTTCTAATTCTTTTTCTACGATTACTGTTTCTTGTGGAGAGATATTCCAAGCAAGGGTTGAAAAACCTAAAACAATAAATAATATTAGCAATGCTATTTTTTTCATAACTTTATATTTTTCCTTGTCCTTCTCTTAATACGTCTTTAATATTTATATCATTTAAATATTCTTTTGATTTAAATATCCCGTTATAAAAAACTGTTATTACTATTAACAATACTACATTGATAATAAGGTAAAAAAACATAATTCCAATACTTAATACCTCAAAACCTGTTGCTATAAAAGCTGCAAACATTATTACATTGAATATTGTAAATAGTATACTTAATCCAGGCACTATATTACGCTCATTGTAGGTTTCTACTGAAAATGCTTCTGTAATTGGTGCAAAAAATCCGTATTCAAAATCTGAACCATATACTTCTACAAATTTATCAGTGTCCCATCCGCCATTTTCTGCTGGTAAATAATAAACATTATGTTTTACATTATCTACCTTTCTATTTTTTTCGTTAAAGTATTTTTTAGGAGCTAGTATTTTAAAATTACTAGAATACATTCTCAAATCAATTCCGTTTTTATCAGCAAAATCTTTAATTGCAGTTAAAACTTCTTTAGATAAATCAGCTTTATAATGAGATACTTCTCTTAAAACCATGTTTGAAGATAGTATATAATGAGCTAAATCTTTTCTATCTATTACTCTTCCTCCGTATTTTTTTGAAAGAGCGTTAATTTCTATATTCTCTCTATGAATACTTTCAGCCTCTTTTTCTAATACAGTTGAATGTCTTAAGTCTGACTTTACAGCATTTATTGGGTCATATCCAATCGACAGCGACTCTAATTTTTTAGCAGCTTGTTCTGCTAAAACTCTTTTTTTATCTACGTTTTTATAAAGGCTTCCTGACATTTTTACAAACTTTTATAGATGTTAGTTATTTCGATTAAAACTCTTGCTTCAGGAGCGATAAGTAGAAGTACAATATTGTAAATATAAGGTACTATTTTTACTACTGTATAAACAAAGGCAGAATATATTAGAATAGTAGGTAGTGAATTATACAACATGTTTAGAACTTTTCTATAATTATTCCTATGTTCTACCATCATCCTCTCATATTCTGTGAATTTTTCACTAGTACTTAGGCTGTCAAACAAAGTATTATTTTTACTTACAAATTTGTTTAACCTGCTGTAAAGTATATAAGATACTAATAAGAACACCAACCAAAGCATAATTGGATAAGAATCTTTTACAATTAAGTATCTTACAAACGCTTCGTACATGGAGGTAGTGGTTGTTTTTGCAAATTCCCACAATTGCCCTAGTTTTTCGTCAAATGTAGGTTGATGTTTTGTAATGAATTGATCTACGTTTGTCACGGCTTTTGTTTCTACTTTAGATAGAAATGTTGAATCTGTTTGTGCAAAAGATATTGTTGAAAGTAACAATGTGAATACTACTAATAATAGTTTTTTCATAATTTTATTTATTTAAAAAGGTTAAGTAATCATTTATTTTTAAAGCAAGTTCGATAAATATTAAATCCTTTCCTACACCCACCCACTCTTGGAAAGGATAAATTTATTTATATCAGTAACATGGTACCGAAAGCGGGAATTTCATATACTATATATCATTTCAAGTATACTAGTAGCCTCGGTGGGGCTCGAACCCACGACTTCCTGATTATGAGTCAGGTACTCTAACCAACTGAGTTACAAGGCTTTGTAAGTCACATAATAAGTTAGACGTTTCTTGTATATCTGTAATACTAACTATTTGCATGACTTTTTTGTTTAAATATTAATTTACCTGCGTAATCTGGTTCATTTGGATTTTTTTATCTACCATCATAAACTATTTCACTATCATTTATACCAAAAAAGTGCATATTTCTAATAGAATTAACAATTAATTTTTCATCTTTTGTTTCTCCTTCAATAGTATAACCTATTGTTTTATTTTCTGAATCTTTTATTAATGCTATTTTCATTTCCGTTTAATTTAAAAATGCTTATAAGAACTCTGGCGACTCTTAGGCGAGAACTGTTGAGATAACTTAGCATTGCTGACATCGGATTATTACGTTATATAATATAACACATTTATTTCTAAACAATAATCTTATCAAGTTATTTTATATAATACCCCTCTGCACTCAATTGTAACAAGTATTTAATTTACTCACTCATATAGAGCTTATCATTCTCTCTTATTACAATTGCTCATCCTTGGGAACTAATCAATATATCTGACAGTTACTTTTCAGATAAGGCATTTAACCTCTATAATTAATTAGGTAGTTTCACATCTTAGCTGTTTATGACTAAACATTACTAACTGCCGAAATTTAGCACTAAGAAGTCTTTATATCTACATGAGAATGGTGCATTAAATTAGTATATAGTAAGAGAAAATAGATATAACTCTTACTATATACGTTGTATGAAATCAAATTACCTTTCAAAAAAATTTTTGAAACTTATTTTTCTATCCCAATTTTCACTTAAAAATTCAATCAAACCGACTAGAACTCCTATGAAAAGAATTACCAATCCTAAAATTGAGAAAACTTGACCATCTTCTCCCATACTTTTAAAGTTTGAGATTACTTGCCACAACCCTATTACAAATAATAAAGTTGTAATTAAATAAAATAAGTTTTTTACTTTCATAATATTTTAAATGTTGAGTGAGGAATTAATCTAATTGTTCTAATAACTCTCTGAGTATTACACCTTGTTTTGTTTCTTCTGCGCTACATAAATAATATTCATTATTTATTAATGCTATATAACAAAATGTATACCCATAATAGTTTATATAAGTATTTAAACTTTTCACGTCATCAATAGTGAAAGTAACTTCTTTGTTACTCTCCCCTAGTTCTACCGAATATACCTTAGTATTTTCGTTGTAAAATAGTTTTCTAATTATTTTCATAACGTAATTTTTAGTAGCTCGTAGGGGAATCGAACCCCTCTTGCTTGGTTGAAAACCAAGTGTCCTAACCGATAGACGAACGAGCCGTGTAAAAATAGGTTTATACTATTATAAACCTATTTTATTTTTATTTTTCTTCTGCAAAGAATTCTGTTTTGAATTCTTTTAATGCTTCGATAGTTTTATCACAGTCGTCTATTTTTTGACGAAGTTCTAAAACCTTGTTTACGTTGATGACCTTACCTTCTCTTACAACTTCTAAAGACGCTGAAAGTTCTTCTTCTGCGTCAATCTTTTGTTCTAGAGCAGAGTCAATAGCAGCATCTACAGCTCTTTCATTTTTCTTTCTAATTAAAGGAGCTTTTTCTGCTTTTAGGTTTTCTTTAGTTGCGTTGAAAATACTTGAAAATGTTTTCATAATACACGATTTTATATTTAAAGTTTAGTTATAATTATTTTACCCGATTCGTCGACTGATGTTTGTATGGTTTGTTTATTGTCATTACTTTCTTCAATACTAATTACTAGGTCTTCATTTACATACCACAGATTATTAAAATCTCTTAACTTTTGGTACTCATCATTTGTCATCAAAATATTCCAATCGTTTGAATTTTTTTTCAAAAAATCATATTCTGGGCCAATATGACCTTCATCCCCTTCTAAAAAATTTATTAATAATTCTTTACAGGGTTTGTTTCTAAAAGCTACTATTGTTCCTATAGCTTCAGAACCAGTATTCTCGTTTACAAATCTACAAGTTTTATTTAAAATATCTATAGTATACATATTTAAACTGTTTGGTCTATTTTTACAAAACTTTTTTGTCTTAATAGTTTTGTAGTCGATTGTTTAGGTTCTTCATTTTCTTTAGAAACAACATCTATTATTTTGGAATCGGGATAAATTAAATCATCTGGTTCTACCCAATAAAGTTTAGACTTACTAGCATAATTATATATTGTTTCTACGTCACTAATAATTTGTAGTTCGTTTAATATACCATAATCACTGTGTCCTCTAGGCATATCTAAACCAACTAATACCCATGTATCTGAATCATAGATAGTATCATAAGCTAAAACTTCTACTTTACCAAAGTGTGAATGCTGTGCAAATATTCTTTTCATAATATTTAAGTTTTAGTTATAATTATTTTACCTGATTCGTCTACGGTTGTTTCTATTGATAAAATTTCATTGTCTACAAATCCAATAAATAAATCACTAATAACATACCAAAATCTATTATCTTTTCTTAATAATTCAAATAGTTCTTCAAGTATATCAATTTCCCATCCTTCTCTTAACAACCATTCATAATAATCACCACTATGCCCTATATCACTAGAAGTAACATATACTAATAACTCATCATTATTATTAGGATTGAAACCTATAATTTTTCCTATTTCTCTTTCGTCAGAACCGTCGTCTAGATAAAATTCACAATATTTTCCAATTATATCTTTGTTCATAATGTTAGTCTTTTGTTATAAGTATCTTACCGTTTTCATCAACTGTTGTGATGATATTAGTAGTATTGTTTTCTACTTCAATTATATTTATAAAATAATCCTCTGAAACATACCACATTTTGCTGTCATTTCTTAATAATTTAAACTCTTTTTCTGTAATATAAAAGTTATACCCATCTTGTTGAATACCTTCATAATCACCAGCACCGCTATGACCCCTATTACCATTTATGGTATATACTAAATAATGATTTTTTGAATCTCTTTTAGCTAATACATAACCCTCAACTATACTACTATCATATTCTTTATATCTACATTTCTGTAAATTATTTAAATCTAAATCTTTCATTGTCTTTGATATTTTACTTTTGTTAAAATATTTCTTAAAGGATTTATAGCTTTTTTCTCTAATTTTTCTCTAATACATTTGTCACATATGGCTATTTCATGTTCTATAAAATCATAGTCACTTCCATATCCTCCTACTACAGTACCATAATTTTGAGGAATATCATCTTTTTCAAATTCTACATCACAACAAATACATTTTAAATTATTATATTCTACTTCGTAATGAAAATTTGTTAAATCTTCTTTTAATACAAGATATAGTTGCCATTCTTTTGAATATTCTAATATCCTCTCAACAGTACTAACAATTTCTAACTCACTTAATAAATCATCACTAAAAAATCCATCAATTGGTTGCCCTTGAAAATCAGGTGTCAATAATCCAATCAATACCATTTCTTCATTAAGTCCATTGGTATAATATGCTAAAACTTCTACTTTACCAAAACCATCTATATCTGATTGTGCGAATAATTTTTTCATAATTATTAAGTTTAATTAATTTGTAACCTGTAGAGGAGTCGAACCTCTGTCTCGGACGGTGTTAACTAATCTATAAGCATTAACACGTGCCTTATCCTTACCACTAGACGAACAGGTCGGTTTTGGCACCATTTAAGGTGCCACATTAAGTGTTTGTTTAAGATGGCATTAACTTACAAATACTTAATTTACGACATCGGTGAGAATGTCATTAAAGTGTTTCAAATGTTTACCTACCTTAGTCGGTTCACCTATTTCTATACCTGCATAATCAATTTTCGGCGGTACGAATGGTTTAGTGATAACTTCTACTTTAATGTCAGGAATTTGTAGAGGTTTTTCTAGTGAGATACTTGATACAATTTTTGTAGGTATATGAATTGATTCACGTAATGTTTTTAAAAATCCCATTTTAATAGTTTTAATGGTTTAACTGTTTTATATACTTTACACCATTTGCAACTTGATTACTATTTCCCAAACCGTCTTTAAAATATAAATTGTCGTCGATTAAAAAATAAGTATAAGCTCTCTTAGATAAAGTATCTACTTTATTATTATCAAAATGTACTTCTAATACTATATTGTTTGTTGAGTGTGAACAATTAATTAATGTTACAATAACAATTAATAATAGCAATGATATTTTTTTCATTTTGTTATGATTTACTAGGTTGTCCAAACAATACTCCATTTCTATTTCTTTTAGGAAATTTAGATAAAAATTCTTTTGTTAGTTGGCAAGACGGAATTAATCTTTCTTTACCATCGCTACATAAAAACTTACCTATTCCTGAATCGTTAGTCCATTCTACTAACGAAACTACTTTGTATTTTGCAAAACCTTTTTTACTTTCTACAAATAAACCGTCATATACAAAATTTTCTATAGAATCAAATGTAGGGAATTCTACATTATGATTTACTCCACCGAATACTTTTTCCATGTTAATCCAAATTTGTTACTACAGTGTTATCACTGGTTATTTTTAAAAATGTTTCAAAACCATTTGGTGCAAAGTCAGTATGTATATAATCAAGTTTAACTGAGCATACTTTTAAACCTCCGTATTCACAGAACTTTTTTGTGAATTTATTTGATGGTTTTGGTAAACCTAATGATTCATCAGTAGTAGCAATGATTTTCATACACTTGTGTAATTTACAATCACTATCTATACATATATGAATATTGTTAGGATTTAATTGCTCTGGAAATGACATACAAAAATCTCCTTCTTTAACCTCCTCATTAGATAATAAATAAAGATGTTGGTATTCTTTATAATCATCATTTTTTTCCGCATTATATCTTAGGTTGTATAAAACCTTATTTACATCAGAATATACCTTTAATACACTTGTTTTTGTATTTGTAGGTAGCATTAATATATCTACTAGCTTTTCCATGTTACTTAACTAATTGTTTTTTTGACGTAATTATACTCAAAGTCAGACCAATAATATCCTAATGATAATAATGTTACTAAAGCGTCTACTATTTTAAACAAACTTTTAACTAAGAAATATTTATTTCTATTGTCTGTTTTTTTAATATGTTTCATAAGAATTAAAAAAGGATAAACTTCAACTGCCTTTGTACTTTGTAATGGCTTCCATTGGTCTTACGGAGTTTATCCTTTAAATTATTTATATGTTTTACAATTATATATTCAATAATTTTTCTGCTTCTGTTCTATTAGGAACATCAGGTAAATTACCAAACACATTTTTTAAAAATGATTTTGATTCATTAGTTTGAATAGATACAAGACATCCATTATTATTTAAATAGATATATTGTAGTTCTGAAGAGTATGCAATTACTTTCATAGTTAGTTTTATTTGGGAAAATTGTTTAAGTTTTTTAAAACCGCAAAGTAAAATAGGTATTTATTAATTATAACTATACCCATAACTACATTCTAACCTATCATCACTAATAAGCATAAACTTACTAAAGAATGTACCCTTAGTAGGTGCTAATATATATAACGTGGCAATATATAAACATTTAATAATTATAATGTTATTTAAGAGTTATATTTTTTCTCGTATTCAATCCAACGATTTATAATATCCAATACAGGTGCTTTAGCAGTATCACTGTAATATAGAATACTTACAAGGTATCTAATTGTTTTCAATAAGATAAGTGTATTATTTTGCATGATTGTTGATTGGGGTTAAATAGTGTATAATATTAAAGCGTTGTTGAGTGAGGAAAGTCCTTGTTTAAAAATTTGTTTGGGGGATAAATTCCTTCTACCACACACTGTATCAACGTGTTACATTTTTTAAAAAATAATTTTTCAAATACAATTTTAAAATTTTAATACGTTATTATACACCCAAAAACTACTTAATTACACACTGATTAATTATTAAATTCATAATGAATCCCACAATTAATTACATTTTAAATAATAGGTATTACTAAAAATGCCAAAATGCACTAGGGTTGAGACCAAAAAATCCCAACCCCACGCATTTTTCATTGCGAATTTCGCAATTTGGATATAATCACCATACAAATTACTCTCTTTGAATTAATAGTATAGCGGTTAATCTAACCACCGCAATTGAAACCAGTACGATTAACACTAGCTTTACAAGTATTAATAAATGAAACATAATTACATAGCATAATAATACTCCTATTGTTAAAGGTATTAGTACAAGTATGAATGATACTATTAGGTCTATGATGTCTAGTTTTTTTATTTCTTTTATATTAAACCTTTGTTATTATACCGCCATAAATGTTATGCAAAAAGGGAGCGCAATACGCCCCCTAAATGCTAACACATTAACAATTACAATAACAATGATACAATTTATTTTTTAACGGTCTCCTCTATGTTATGTTTCTCATAAAGGTCTCTTAATTTTGTAAGGTGTTTATCCAGTTTTTCTCTAGTCATACCCTCTTCTTTTGGGTGTACTATTTCTAGCATAGAACTAGATACCTCTTGCTTTCTTCCGTTAATAACAATAATCTTTTTTACTGTTACGGATTTTTTTACGTATGTTTCAGCGTTTGCCTTTTTTTCTTGCGCTTTTATTAGCTGATGGAAAAAGTTATAATACTCCTCAAAACTTTTTTCAGTCAATTCTGACATGTGTTCCGAGATGTATTTTTGTTTTGCTTCTCTACTGAATGGCTTCATTGTATTGTTATTTAATGTTAATAATCAAAAAAATAAGCGCACTGGTTGTAAACCTTTGTGTGCGCTTTCAAGTGTATCCATAATTTTTTGGTGATAACAAAATCACCTATTGTACTTAATACCCACCTTTCCCTCAGCTGGGAAGTAAGATTGTTAACGGGGCGACAACCTACCTGTTAATTCAGGTTTCGCAAAAAAGGCGTACAAAAAATGTACACCTACTGCATTGGTTCCCTCAGTCAGTATAAACTTACTAAGGGTAAAAATTTTTTATATTGAGCATTATTTTTAGGAAAGTATAGGCATAAAAAAAGACGCATTAAGCGTCTAATGATTGGATTCTTTTTTGAAACGTTTTACCGTTTTTATATTTTTCAAATTTTCTCCATTCTATAAAACCATATTTATTACAATACGCCTCATAGATTGAATTAAACGTAGCCCTCTCTGCCAAAATACCATCACTGTGGTTTTTAGCTATTGCTACTTCTTTTTTGTGGATTTTTCGTGCCGTACCATTTTTAGGCATACGCACTTTTTTAGTTAGGGTTTTTTCACTAGATACAAAAAGCCCAGTTTTCTCCCTATCAGAATCTATGTTTTTAGATTTTGTAAGTTGGTGGTGTCTAAACACACCAAGCCCCGCTCCGAGTTTTACCTCTACTCTATGTCGTTTTTTGCCCAACGACATCTGTTCTTTTATAAGGTGCGTCCTGAGACGCACCTCTAAAAATTTATTCTCCACTTACCTCAATTTCTTTGGTTGCAGGTTTGTCAAATATTAACGCACCTTTGTCATCAAAAATTAGGGCAGAAGAAGCCTGTTTAATATCAGCGTCTTCGTATTTATCCAAAAAGGCAGATACACTAATCCATTGTAGTAAACTACTTCCTTGAGGCACTAATTTATCCATCAATGCTTTTTTCTCTTCTCTCTTAAGGTCATGCTTTTTACCTAGCATACCCTTTCTATTTGTACCGCCAACTCTTAACACTGCACCATTAACAAGCGTATTAAGATTGCTTACAAATTTACCACCTACAAAATCAAATTTGTACTCACCTATTGTAAGAACACACTTTGCTCCTGCAATATTCATACCTTTGTAGTAGGTAGTAAGGTCATTCACTTCGCGTCTGAACGCATCATACCCAGAAGTTTGAAGTTCGTTAGCTTCTACTTCGTCAGAATACACTGTTACAGACTCCCCACCGATAACGGCAGTTATTGATATTTTCACTTTTTTAGCGTTTACAGTTTTTTGCATTAACGCATCAATCCCCGATACAAAAGTATCTACTGATTTTTTGTCCATAATAAAATTATTTGTTAGTTAGTTATTGTATATATTTCGGGTTGTGTTTATAATACTTACATTTTTGGACATGATTATTCCAGTAAGTATTGACAACCCTTAATTTTTTTACTAGGTTAAAGTTCCTAGATATTTTTTGGACATAGTTATCCCATGAATATACCTATTTTTTCCCAATAATGCCAATGAACGTATTTTCTTTGTAGTTTTTTTACATATCCATTTCTCAAAAACCACTTTGCAAAGATATATATTTTTACCAGTATAAAACAAACTTTTTTAATAGATTTTGTCTATATGGTTTGATAGATAATATCTATCTTTGCGCTTCTACTCTTGTAACGTTACCGTTACGTTTAGAGTATTGCAGAAAGTGTGCCAAACTTTCAAAAACTTGTAATTTAGAATAAATCTAAATAAGGTATTAAAATAATATGAATAATTTTAAAATATATAAAAATTTATGAGATACGCAAATTAAAAAACATGATTTTTGTCATGTAATTAGTAAGCCAGTATCAAAAACCTTTGTAAAGTACGATAAACAAAGGTTTTTTATCAAAAATCAATTATTTTTTATAAGTTGATACTTACATACATATTTAAAAAGATAGTGCCTAAAATAAGCTAAAAAATAGGTTTTTAACATTCAAATAAACATTTGTTTAAATTAATTTAGAATTATTCTAAATAATTCACAATAAAAACAATGTATTGCATAGCAATTTAATAAAAAATATTTGCAATTATTAATAATTTAATAATTTACATATATTTTTAAATATTTGACAAAAACAAGTAAAAAAGCTGAAATAAATATGTATTGCATAACAGTCTAGAACTGGCTTAAAATTAAACAAATGTTTAAAATTGAGATACACAAATAAAAAACTAAATTTAACAAATATTTAACTTATAGACGTTATCTATTGAAAACTGGCTTTTGATAGATAGGGGGTATGGAAAAAATTTTGAAATCTGGGGGGCGTTTTTTATATAGTAGGTAGTCACTCCCTATCTAAATCGTATTTTGAAAAACTCAAAGCGTATTTTGAAAAACTCAAAGCGTATTTTGAAAATTACAAACATGTTTTGAGGAGGGGGTAAAATAAAACCCCTACCTGAATAAGTAGGGGGTGTTTATTAAGTACTAGGTATATATTCATCTAACTGTTTGTATATCTCTCTAGTTATATAACCTGTTAGGTATGTATAAGCCTCTTCTGATTTATCAGAGTATTTAAGTCCTATATATTTAGCTATGTTAAATACAGCGTGAAGTATTTCATGTGATAGTACAGATATGAATTCATGGTAGTCTTCAGTGTCTGACATGTATATTACTTTTAAAGGGTCATTGTGTGTATAGTATCCTTGTAGTGATATATCATGTTGGTTCCATAGTTCGTCTAGTTTATACCTTAGATCTTCTTTTACTAATTCTTCCAATTGTTTTTTTAATGCGGGGATGTCGTCTCCTACCATTACAACTAAATCAATATCGTAAATAGGTATATCCACCGAAAACACTTTATTTAATCCTAAATATTTATTCTTCATTTACTTCTAGTTTATTTAAAATATATACTCTGTACTCAGGTAATCTATCTTTTATTGCCCAACAATCATTTACATCGTAAATACGTGTTGCGGAGTTTATGTAATAAGGTATTTCTTCCGCTTTTTCTAAATACCCGATTATCTCATATCCATACGCCTCGTGATCTTTATGGGCTATTTCTGAGATCCATAATTTTTCTATTAAATATATTTGCTTCATAATTTTATAATTTTATTTTAAAATAAAGATAATTGTTTTCCTAGTTTAGGATTTCCATTATCAAAAGGTGTTGTTATTTTATAACATTCGTTTATATAATATTCGTAATTAACACCATAATCTTCTGGTTTTAATTCTTCATAGTTTTGAAATAGTTTAGCGTTATATCCCTTATTCACAGATTCTACTCTGCCGTCGTCATACATCTTCATCATTGTAGCTTTATCCTTGGTAATGAAATATCTAATTACTTTTTCATTAATTTTTATATCTTCCATTCCTTTTAAAATAACATAACGCTGATTCCATTTTACCTTTCTACCTATACAGAAGTCATATATTCCGTAATAAGGTACTTCGTATTTTTGCTTTTTCTCATTCCATTCAGATCCTTTTTCCGTAGTGGTTAAATGATTTTCTATTGTTTCTCTAATAGGTATTCCTTCAAAAAAGTATTTTCTTAATGCTATTTGTACTATACGTTGAGATTTATTTTTATGATGGTCTGGATTAACAATATATGATGCTCCTTTATCTTTTATTTTACCATCTGTATACTGAGCCATGTAATTATTTACATTATTAATTACCATTTTTTTATACTCGGCATATTCTAATTCAAGACTAGTGAGTTTTTCCCATCTCTTACATGTATCTTCTACTTCGTTTCTTTTAGATTTTTTAACTTTAATTGTTACACCGTCTGTGTTTGCTTGAATAATAGTGACACTATCAATAAATGATAATCTTTCACATAACATTGCAATTAATAATTGACCATTAATACAAATCTGGTTCATTACTTTTTTATCATATAAGAAAGAATATTCGTCTCCAAATTTTCCATAAGATCCATTTAAGATAATTTTATACGATAGATTCTCAACACTTCCTTTAGGATATTTTTTTCTTTCTAAGAATAGATTTTTATAAACGCGAGAAAACGCGTCTCCTAAATGTTCAGGTCTAAAATTATTTACAATTGCTAAATTTGGATAGAATGACGTTACGTCAATATCGAGTATATCATATTCAGAATCTGCTTCGAATATTTTATTTTCCCAACTGGCATGTATTCCACCTTCTCCAAATACGAACTCTATTCCAGCAAACATTACACTGTTTTCCAAACCACCTGTCATAGATGAATTATACCAATCCAATATTTTTTGAAATTCAGATGTTTTAAAATTAATATAAGGTAGTATTAAGTCTTTTACAGGAAGCGGAGCTCTATGAGTTCTCATTTTTCTAAGTTCCTTAATATCAATACCCATTGATTCTGACATGAAATGTAAAAACAATTGTTCTCCTACGCTAGAATCTGGTTTATTCAACAATCTAAGTTTAGGATATTGCTTGTCTTGAGAAATTCTAAGTTTTATTAAATCTCTGCATTCCTCTGCGAACTTTCTTGTAGCATTAACGTCGTTCTTACAGTATTCAATAACTTCATCAAATTGACTTGATTTTAAAGGTCTGTCAAATTTATAAGGTAGATCTTGTACTTTTGGATGGTTAATACTAAATTCAATCCACTTCAAACTTGTCATTTTGTTTTTATTGTTATAATGGTTTATTAAAAACAAATCAATTTGTTTTACCTCAAAATTCCATTCAGCATATGGTGGAAAACCACCATCATAAGTTGATGATATTACTTTTTGAGCAAAAAGAAAAATTAAACTTACGAGTTCAGATCCTTGTTTTTTTATAAATAATTCTTTATTGGATACTAAATAATGTAGAATTTGAGCGTCAAATCTAACATTATTAAAACCTATAGCATATTTTATATTTTTATCAGTGTAAAATTCTAAAAGTTTTTCATAATCATTTTTTCTAGCACTTATTTCAAAAACAGTTTCTTTACCTTCAGTATTAAAAACACCGCAGAATAGATTAGGGTATGTTTCTAAATCGTATATATAATTTTTCATATATTTATTACTCTTAGTTTTAATTTATATTTTTTTGCGAGGTTTATCATGTTCTTTGTACCAGTAGATTTACCGTCCCAAAATATTATACAAGCGTCTGCTTCTTTAGCCATGGTCTCATTTCTGTGCATTCCTGCTAATTTCCAATATTTATCACCGTTTTTAGTAATACCTATTTGGTTTTGCGGTTTATTTTGGATGTCATCCCACGGAGCAGGACACTCCATGAGATAATATCCTTTGTTTTTAGCGTACTTCTCACCTAAAAGGTCGGTACCCTTAGCACAACCTGAGATAATCCAAATTTCGTCAGATATTGAGGTCAAAATCTTATTACATTTTTCTTCTAAAAGGTTATAATTTGAAAAAGATCTACTTCCTGCTATTATAACTTTAAATGATTTTTTTACTTTTGACATTTTATAATTCAATATTATTATCAATGAAATACCTCCAAATAAATCCATTTGAAGATTTACTTTTTCCTAATGCACAGTTAGATATACCTTTACCGTAAAAAGATTCTGCTTCTTTAACTGATTTCCATTCTTTTATAAATTTTCCTTGTTTGGTGTATTGAAATACTTTTTTGGATTTTTTATTATCTATTTTTATCCCTTTATTCCAAGGATCTTTTTTAATTTTATTCCTTAAATTAAAAATATCTGTAATAGAATATGTCCATCTATATCCAAATGCAGAAAATCTTTTATTAGTACAACACGCAGAAATAGTAGATACAAACGTTTCATTTTTTCCAATAAATCTACATGCCGAAGATAAAGAATCAAATTCTTTTAGAACTGTTAATGTTTTTTTATCTAACATGTAAACTTTTTCTTGCTTACTTTTCCAAGTTGTTTCTGGAGGTTTTATATCATTTTGAATAGCATATTGTCTAAGTTTTTCTTTAGTTTTTTCAGATACAATATGTCCTATTGAATTTCCTGCATTAGATAATATATTATATAAAGGTTGTAATGTATCTAAATAATATTGTTCTCTATTTAATAAATCATCTTTATTACATTTTTCAATAATTATAAAATCAAAATTTTCAATTCCATATTTATTTACAGCTCTTTGTAAAATAATTGAATGATGAATTTGTTTTTCTAAATCTTTAAAATGTCTAGATTTTCTATTACTTAAATTAACACTGCTACCTACATAAATATCTTTAGTTATTTTATTTTCTATTTTATATATACCACTTTTCATAGTTTTATATTATTGTATTATAGTACAAAATTATAATGATTCTTCAATTATTTGTCTATAAGATTTAAAACTTTTATAGTTTCTAAACCACCCTTTTTCCTGTCCTTTAAATGAACTATTATATTCTTCTTCTGTAACACATAAACAACAATGTTCCATTGGTGAAGAGTGAGGTGGGTCATAACCAATTAGCTTATCATGTAACTCAATCCACTTCTCTATAGACTTAATAGGCTCGTTTCCTACTACAGTATAAGATGTATGTGCGGACATTGCAGTCGAGACCTTAATTAAAATATCTTTTACCGCTGAATGTGGTTCAATACCATTTTTATAATATTCACTTTTGACCGATTCTGGTATATCAAGCTTTCTGATTTCATCCTCAAAAGGAATATGCCATTCACCTGCTTTAAGTTGCTTAGGTGTAGATTCGTTTACAGCATCATAAATCTTTTCAGCCAAATCCATTATATGAATTTCTGCGTGACCTTCATTGTTTTGTAACCAATCCAAATCACTCCAATTTTTTAATTCACCATTTGAAAGACCGTATTCTAAAGCTTCTTTCTTACTTTTATACGTACCTTGATGGATTTTATACTGAGGGCATCTCAAATTAAAAAAATTATTCCAACCTTCTCTACTACCTGTAATTAACATAGTAGTCCACATAAATGGTTCAAGAAGTCTGTTAGCTAGTTGTTTAGTAGCTTTAAATCCATAGTTATATTTAATTCCTAAGTCTAATTCAAAAGTGCCTGAACTAATAGCTTTTGCACTTCTTACAGCTTCATCCCTACTATATAACCATATTTTTTCTAATGCTTCTAATTGTTCTTTATCAGTAATATATTCATATCCTTGCATTCCAGTATGTTCTTTCTGCCAAGCAATAGGAATAAAAGGATTGTTTTGAACACTTTCAACCATTTTTTTAAATGGAATTGCTCTACTCGAAGAAGTATTTTTACTTAACATTCTATGTGTATTAATTTCGGCTAATATAATTCTAGGAAATGTAGCCAATACTGTAATAAGTTCATCTCCTTGTGGTGACAAACTATGTGCTGTTATATTTACTTTATTTTTCATACTGCAAACATACGAAAAATTTTTGACATATGCAAATAAAAAAGACACATTTCCGAAAAATGTGTCTTACCTTTATTAAAAATGTTAAAATTTATGCTTGTTGCCCCAGAGGGAATCGAACCCACGACCTTTTCATTATGAGTGAACTACTCTAACCGCTGAGTTATGAGGCAATAGTTGAATCCCTATCAAGAGTTGAACTTGAATAAATGGTTTAGAAGACCATCGCTTTATCCATTAAGCTATAGGGACAAGATAGTAAACAGAGGTCAACAGTGGTATTAACCGTACAGCCCTTACTGTTCTAGACTGCCCTCGGAGAACTCTGTATATCGGTTACTCTTACTGGATATTTCTCGGCAAGCCATTACGCTCTATACCTTTTATACTTGTTTACTTTGTACCGATAGCAGGATTCGAGCCTACAACCTTCTCCTGATGAGGGAGTTGTTCTACCAATTGAACTATATCGGTGTTAAAGGGAGGACTTTTCGCCTAAGGTTACCACACCCTCCTCCCACGGCATCTCTGTGTGTTATTTTATTATTTTAAAGCAAATAAGGCATTCTCATCGCCAGAAAGCTAAGTTTCACCGAGAAACTCTAACCGTCATATACTACTTTGTTTACATTTAATGTGCGAAAACAATCTCTATATGTGGAACAAAACCAACACAGGTATTTTAAAGATGTAGTCTATGCGGGAATCGAACCCGCCTCGCAAGAGTGAAAATCTTGTATCCTAACCGATAGACGAATAGACCAATTAAAAAGTAAACGTTTAACCCTCGTGTACAGGTGTTAATTTACTTGTGTCACCATTAGTGACAGACACGATTGGATATATTTATCCTAGGTTTGTATATCCCAAAATTAGTTTATTACAAAATAATTTGCACCTAAATCCCATTTAGTTGTTTCAAACATATACATGATTTCAGAAGGAGTTTTATCTTCAATACTTTCTCTTGTTAAATTAACATGTAATACTGATTTATTTTTTATCTCCTTCATATCCTTAATAGAATTTGAATGAATATTAGATATTCTTTCTTCTAAGAAGAAATATGAAACACTTCCTGCTTTTTCGGAAATAATTTTTTCAATATTTCTTAAAACACTTTTGTCAGTTATTTTACTACTGTTCTTCGTAAAATGACTATTTTTATTCTTATTGAATTTTTTCATAGTGCAAACATACGAAAAAATTTTGACATATGCAAATAAATAATGTTAAAATTTGTTAAAATTTTTAATTTTGTGTGTTAAGGGGATTTGAACCCTGTCTAAATGTTTCACAGACATTCGTGCTACCATTACACTATTAACACCATGTTGAGCAGGTAGTGGGATTCGAACCCACGGTAATTCTAGATTGGAAGTCTAGCGCAATCGACCACTATGCGACACCTGCATGTATAATCAATACTACACCATGACATTATCATCTGCTTTTTGACTGGTTGTCTAAACGGTTGTCCTCTTGTGCAACAGGTGTAATGTAGTACCCACCGCAAATCAAAAGCCCTAATTGATTATAAATTAACTTGATAGGCAGCCCATCCTATCACGGCACAATTTACCTAATTCGGTTGTTTTAAGGGTTTCAGAATGTTACCATTCTGCTCCGCGTGCTTACCCAAACGTGAAAGGCTTAGTACTACTAGGTTGATTCGAACAACCATACTCTACGGTATCAGCGTA